CAAAAGAAGCACCTGAAAGCGCCAAAGAAGCACCTGAAAGCGCCAAAGAAGCACCTGAAAGCGCCAAAGAAGCACCTGAAAGCGCCAAAGAAGCACCTGAAAGCGCAAAAGAAGCACCTGAAAGCGCCAAAGAAGCACCTGAAAGCGCCAAAGAAGCACCTGAAAGCGCCAAAGAAGCACCTGAAAGCGCCAAAGAAGCACCTGAAAGCGCAAAAGAAGCACCTGAAAGTAAAAATACAGATGATGAACCAGGTGATAAAGATAAATTAAATGATGAATTAAAAAAGGGTGGTGTAAGAGGCACTAGAGGCGTAAGAGGAGGCCGAGGTAGGGGAGGAGGTGGGAGAGGCGCCGGTAGTAAACGCAACAATAATAAATTAAATAAGGATGATATAAATCTTAATAATATATTTAGTAATATTTTCAAAAAAATAAAATTATAAATATGACTGATAATATAATATATTATCTCTAAAACTGTATATAATATAGAAACCTATTAATATTCCAATTAATATTAATATTATAAACATGAATGAGTTAGATATTAAATAATATAGTATATATATTATTAAAAATAAAAGCGGATAATATCCATTAGCATTTTCTATTAATGAAAAAACAATACTCATTATATTCTATATTTTACAAACAATATTTTATATAATCAAACTTTTCAAGTGTCCAACACGAATATCAGTATTAATCATTATTTGATATCCTGCTTTAATTATATTTTTAGAAAATGCTACATCTTCGCTAGATATATCGCGAATTGTTTTGCCATCATCTGTTTCAATTATATGTAATTCAGAATCAAAATAAGGATATCTCATTTTATCAAAAACTTCTTTTTTAACAGCCATGAATCCCATTCCTGTATAAGCAACTGGATAATATTTAAAAGAGGTCTCTTTTTTCCATACTTCTATTTCTTCGGGAGTACTAAACTTAAATGTACCATTTTCTTTGAAATAATTTATATCCCAGTCTTTAACAAAAGCATAATTTACTAAATCAGACATTCTATACATACCCGCAACAACCGGATGATGTTCTGTAGAATCTATTAAATCGATAACTTGTTCGGGCGTAAATATAATATCGCTATCAATTGTTATCCATACGTCAAAATCTTGATTATCAAATGGTTTTTGGTTATCGCCGCGCAGCGTATCAAGTCCCAATGTCTTCATTCTAACAAATGAAACAAATGAACCCGTCGCAGGAGAAATTAATATATCATATTTGCGCATATCCATAACTTTGCTAATAGTAGAAGTCCATGAAATTAAAAATTTTGAACTAAAATTATCACCGGGCAATGCGAATATAATACGTTTTAAATTAACTTCGCTAGCACCAGGAACCGGAGCGGCACCAGGTTCAGGAACACCAGGAACCGGAGCGGCACCAGGTTCAGGAACACCAGGAACCGGAGTGGCACCAGGTTCAGGAGCACCAGGAACCGGAGTGGCACCAGGTTCAGGAACACCAGGAACCGGAGCGGCACCAGGTTCAGGAACGCCAGGAACAACAGATACAGGTTCTGGGGAGGCACCGAGAACCGGGGTGGCTACAGGTTCAGGAACAGCAGGAACAGTACCTGTTTCTACTGCGGTATCAGTATTTGTTATAGGGGTTTCAGCAATAGGAGTTATTTCTTCGTTCATCATCATATTTTATTATTTAAAATTATTTCTTATATCATTTTACTGACGTTTATAAATGTATATAAAATATATTTGTATATTATAATATAGTATACGTATAAATGTCTAACGATAATGATAATTATAATTATAAAGATATAATTTATAATATCGAATTAGATTCTAGTTCTCGTAGATGCACGCAACCATCTAAAATTAAAAAACAGTTGAAACCTCATCAATTGGCGTGCTTACATAAAGCGATTATGATGGAAAATCATAGAAAAATTAGATATGCGAGTGGCGAAGAAATAGAATCTAATATTGGGATATTGGGAGATATTGTAGGATACGGTAAAACATTAACGGCATTATCAATTGTTGCTCATAATAATGTAGATAATATTTTAATTAATAACGAAAAAATAATTAGTCATCATAGCACGAAAGCATATAATTATTTTAAGTTAAGTGCTAAAAATAAAAATATAGAGAGTTTAAATAACATAATTAATTCCACATTGATTATAGTTCCTCGCGGCCCTGTATATGTTCAATGGGAAAGAACTTTGCGCGAAAGCACTAATTTAAAATATCTAGCGATTGAAAATCTAAATTTTATTAACAAACATATGCCAAAATATGAAGCGAATAGCGATTTTAAAGAAATTATAAAGTATTTCAATCAATATGACGTCGTACTTATTAAAAATACTACATTATCTGTATTATTTAAATATTATGACCCTTACTATTTATCATTATACAAAGATCTACGACATAGTTCTTATATTTATAATTGGAAACGTGTTATTATTGACGAATGTCATGATATTATTAATAAAATAGAAACACTTTCATATACATATCTATGGTTGATTAGCGGAACATATTTAAATATATGCGACCGTCTCTATTCTTCGTCAAATTCTCTACATCATAATATTAAGGAGTTTATAAAAGAAGATTATTTAAACTTTATGTTAGTTAAATGTAATAAAGAATTTGTTAAAGAAAGTTTTAATGTGCCTCCTATTTGTGAGAAATTTTATTTATGTAAAATGTCTAAATATTTGAAAGTAATTAAAAATTATATTAATCAAACAGTACTCGAAAAAATCAATGCGAATGATATATCTGGCGCTATTAAAGAACTGGGTGGTAAAAATGAGACAGAAACTGGTATTGCGAATCTAATATGTGCGGATATGAATAAGGCGATACAGAACAAATATAAAGAAAAAGATTATATTAATCTTCTAGATATTCCTGACGAACTAAAAGCAAATAAATTGAAGGCGATTGAGCAAGAACTTATTAATTTAAACGAAAAACTCAAAGATCTTACCGAAAGAATATCTGAAATTGAAAATAAAACTTGCGCGATTTGTTTAGATAATATCACGCATCCTATAATTTTAGATTGTACGCACATATTTTGCGGAAGTTGTATAATTAGTCTATTAAATAATAAAAGTATGTGTGGCGATAATATCAAGAGATGCCCTAATTGTCGCAAAGAAATAACAAGTACCGACAATTTGACAGCGATTGTTCCAGAAAAAAAGGAAGAACCTGTAAAATTATCTAATAAAGATTGTATTGGAAAAGGTATATTAAGCAAAGAGGATACCTTGATTGAATTGATATTAAATAACAAAACTGGCAAATTCATAGTATTCAGTCGCGTAGATGCTGCATTCTCCAAAATAACAGAAATATTAACAACTAATAATATTACTCACGCATGCCTAAAAGGCAATACAAACCAAATGATGAATATTCTAAATAATTTTAAATACGGAAATACAAGCGTTATTTTATTAACAACACAATATGCCGGTTCTGGTATTGATATTAGCGTTGCGACAGATGTAATCATATTACACTCAATGGATGCCGATAAACAACAGGCGATAGGAAGAGCACAGCGCGTTGGTAGAATTACGCCATTAAAAGTTCATAATCTATGCTATGAACACGAATTAAATGAAAATGAAAACCTCGTTATTACTAATTAGACATCATTCTGCGTAGCAAATATAATAAAAATTGACATTAGTATATATAAAATTTATAATATATATAACAGATATAACATAGTATATAATATACTTTTAAACAATTTGTAAAATGACCGATGATAGAAATGCACAGAGTGTCACGAATATAACTGGTATAACTGGAGGGAATATAAATAATATTAATAAGAGAATACCAAGATATAAAATAGGGGATGATAATATAATTAAAATGTCTAATGAAAAACAAAGATATTATTTGAATATTGCCGCAAAAATTGCCTCAAAATCTCCAGTTTATACACACAAACACGGAGCAGTAATAGTACATAAAGATATTGTAATATCTTCTGGATATAATTTTTATATAAATGGCAATAGCATGCACGCTGAAAAAGCAGCGATATCAAAAATAAACAAGAAGTTCAAGGGTCTTCTTAATGAATGCGATATTTATGTAGTTAGAATAGGTCCAAGTAGTTTAGATAATCCTCTAAAATATTCGCGCCCTTGTTTAGATTGTGAGAGCACTATTATGAAATACAATATTAAAAATGTGTATTATTCAACATCTTGCGATTATGATATACTTAATGGAACTATTCATAATAAATGCAAATGCTTTTTATAAATCATAATATTCTTATAGCGTAAGTGATACTTTCGGGATAATTCTTTTAATATTTTTTCTTACAAATGTTTCGCGTTCATCTTCAAATATTTTTTTTAGCAATTCTTCGCCCGATAAATCATTATATTTAATTATTTTTGTTTTAATATCATTCATTTTGATAGGCACCTTACATTCTTTAACATTTGTTTTAATACGTCCGTGTTGTGTATTTAGATCATTGTATTTATAATTAAACATAAACTCCTCAATCTTATTATTTAGTACGCGCTGATAATTTTTACGTTCTTTCATAGCGATATTTAGTTTTCTAATTTGGTCATCATATTTAAACCAGTCATTTACTAGATTTTTGAAAGTTTCTAATTCTTCTGGTGTAGGTTCGTTATTCTTATTATTAATTATATCATCTACAATATTTAAATTTTCCATTATATATTATATTCGCCGATTATCCTTAAATTATTTTTATACCTTTTGTTTATTCATTTTAACGAATTTTTTCATATCCTTTAATTCTCTACGTCCGCTATATTCACTATGCTTTTTACCTCTGCTATATTTAATTATTGTAGGAAACCCCATAATATTTTTCTTATATTTTGCGCGAAGATATTTAAAGTTATTATATTCGACATTTACTATTATTACGCTGTTATTATTTTTAATACTATTACATAATTTATTCCATATAGGTTTTAATTGAATACAATAACCACACATGTCAGAATAGTATAATATAACAACATTATCATGCGTTAAAATATTTTTATTGATATCCTTCTTATTCTCTATGTTTAAATTGTAGAACATCTAATTCAAATCCTCTATTTATATATATTATTATTTTATCTATCTTAATATAAATAGAATTATGAATAATTATTACGAAGTATCTGAAGTATCTGGGACGAATAACAAAGAATATAATATGAAAGAATTGAGTTCGCAAATATCTTGCGATAATATGTATTTATTATCAAAAAATTATACAGATAATCAACGATTTTTATTTGACGCAAATATTAATATGGAATTATGTAATAGTCATTATTATTATAATGATAATCTAGATAATATAAAACGAATGGAAAATAATATATTATCAGGAATGTCTATTGGAAAAAAAAGTTGTATTTATAAAAAACCTGGATATAATAAAGGTGATTGGGAATTTCAATATGGTGCTAGCGATACTTTACAAAGTCAATTAAATTCTTTTGATCTTTTTAATTATCAATCTAAAGCGAAAACAAGTAAAAAAATAAAAGAAGACTGTCCTATTAGTAAGATGAGAGAAAATTTCAAATCATTAGGTGAATGCGAAAAAGGCCCTTTTTCAACATATGTTAATACTTTTACAACTGATTATGATAACTGCGTATGATATAATACGTCGGATATTATATACACAGGATAATATAAAAATTGATTGTCGTTTATTTGTCTAGTTAATAATAAGTACAAGTAATGTATTCAATTGAAGCAAATACCGAAAATATTCTTAAGGTTAGTTTGTCTAATCATAAAAGATTATATAATACGACTATGAATGTTATTGCTAAAATGACTTTAAATAATGATTCGACAAATGTAGATTATTTTAAGTTGAAAAACATTATATCTATTTATGTAAATCAAGAGATTAAATTAATGAATGCGTCTGATATGAATAGTATAATAATTGATTATGGATTTGATAATGCTATTAATAATTATAAAAAGCATTATAAAATATTGGATAGTATAAATGTTAGCATGTTGGTATATAATATATTATGTAATAATTATGTCATAACTATAAATGTTGAAAAAAAGGAAGCGATAAATCTGCTAAAAAGTTATATTATTACTAAAAATAATAGGAAAAAATATATTAAGAAATTGAATATAAAGCGCGAAAGCGAATATTTAATTGATAAAATTAATAAAGAGATAAAATGCGATGATGCTAAATTAATCCTAAATAGCATTATTACAAAGTTTGTGAATAGAACTATGAAATCTCTTGATAAAGCATAGTATAATTCATAGTATCTCGATAATCTTCTATGAACATTCTAATTATCTTATATTTTTCACTACTTATTTTTTTACCCATGTCAGTACTTATATTATTCATCAAAATATTTGTACGATTTTCTATGTTTTCTATTATACTAGATATATCACTTTGTCTCCTAACAATTCCATATGTGAAATATCTTGATATTCCAATTGCTCCGAGAGAATCTATGCGGTCCGCGTCGCGAACACAATCTAGTTCAATCGATTTAATACGATTTTCATTCGCCAATTCTATAGATAAACTTACATTACACGCCGTATTTATAATATTTTCCAATAACATTTTATCATTTATTAAATTACTAAAGAAACCTCTTAATATATTTTCTTGCGTATCTTCGCTATTATTATTATATTTACTATCATTAACATCGTGTGTTAGTGCCGCCAACTGAATTATAAATATTTGGTCGTCATCAAGATTTTCCGCAATCGCTAACCTTGTCGCCATATTTTTAACTCTTATAGCGTGCTCAATACTATGAGAATCATCATATCGTTTCATATAATCCTTTGCGAATTCTTCTGTAATAATAATAATTTCTTCTTTAGTTAGAAAATCCATCACGTACGCAAGTAATCTTTAAAGATATATTATTAGACTTAAATAATATATCGTTATCACTTTTTATATAATTATGTATTATATATTATTTATTTACTTAATTCATCTAATTCTTGTTCATTTACTTCTGGCAATTTTGAACTAAATCTTGTCAAATGCGCATATATTTTTTTATTTGTATTTTCAATTTTTCTCAATTCTTCATCTGATAAAACTTCTTGATTTATCGGCGACTGTGGCGACTGTGGAGATACAGGAGACCTCGGCGACTCTGGAGACCGCGAAGACCTTGGAGACCGCGAAGACCTTGGAGACCGCGAAGACCTTGGAGATACAACGGGTTGAGATTTATTTAACCCAGATATGGCAGATGATGAAGGTTGTATTTTGTTGGACGCTCTTTTCATGTTTTTCTCATTTTCGGCAAATTTAAATTTTTTTAATTGGTCATTAATCTTATTTATCTTTTGTATTATTTTATCTTTTTGTATTACCAAATAGTCGGTGTTTTGTCGCTGATAATTTTTATTAAATTCATTAACTTCTTCTTCGAAATTTTTAAGTTTTGTTATGCTTTCTTCATTTTTTTCTATAAAATAGTTATGTTTATCTGTTAAATAATTACGTTTAGCAATCGGCATATTATTAAATAAATTATTATTAGTTAAAAGCAGTCTATATTTTTTTCTGAATGCTAGTAATTTACTATAATCTCTCGTGTTTATTTTACCAAGAAGAGCCAATTTTCTTATATTATAGTTTCTTCTCTTTTCATTATCATTACTCGTTTTAATTAAATTATTAATTTTATCTAATTCATTATTCAAATTTTCTAATTCGGATTCTAAATATTTATTTTTATGTAAAACTCTTTTATATAATTTTGCTACAGGTGCCGCTATAGATGAACTAAAAAAATTAGAAATTCGTTTTGAAACTGTAATCCGCGAACCACTATATGTACCTCCAGTACCTCCAGTACTTCTTACATTGCACGTATTTATATCATTGGATGCCGATTTAGATAATACAAATATAATATATAGGATAAAGCATACGAAAGAATATATTATAATAATAACTCGCAAATAAAAATACCAATTATATTCTATAACATTGTCCGTTTTATAAATATCCTTTTTTTTAATGAAAAAATATATTATGAATATTAAGAATAAAAATTCAAATACTAGAAATAAATATATATATTGAACCACATCTTTTCGCAAAATTCTAAAAAAGTATATTATATTCGCTATACCTACTATCAAACAAATGTATGTTAATAATTCATCATTTGTTATTAGTTTATCTATAGAATTATCCATCTATAATATATAAATATATAAATATATATCATCATATATGGATAAAAAATTATATATTATAATTGATGTGCGCGAAGACCTATTGTATAATGATATATTTGATAGAGATTTAGATATTTACAAAGATAAAATAGAAATTATCAAAGAATCTTTAGATATTGGTGATATTCATATTAAATATAATGAAATTTTATATATTTTCGAAAGAAAAACAGTTAGAGATTTGGTTTCATCTATACACGACGGCAGATATAGGGAACAGAAAGCGCGTATGTTATCTATATATGATAAATATCAACTGTCCTATATTATAGAAGAAGACGATGTTATATCATCTAAAATTTATTCAAATAAATCAATAATTCAAGGCGCCTATATAAATACAATGTTTCGCGATAATATCAGAGTTCTTTTTACTAAAAAGATTTGCGAAACAGCAACATTATTATTATCAATAGCGGTAAAAATAATAGAAAATCCCAAAAAGTTCATTTCTACAAAAACTAATGAAAATTCTGCGGATATCTGCTACACAGATTATGTTAAACTGAAAAAAAAGAAGATAGATAATATCGACGTCGACACTTGTTATATAATGCAGTTATCACAAATACCTCACATTTCAAATATTATAGCGAAGAATATCGCAAAGATATATCCTTCAATGCCTTATCTAATCACGCAATTAATAGATAATGAAAATAAAAATAAGGAATTATGTAAAATAGATGGGGTAGGCAAAGAAAAGGCTGCCGTAATAATCAAGTATTTATTTGGAGACAAATGAAAACTGCTTATATTCCGCTATAATATCTCTAAATATTCTAATATTATTAATAATTTTTAACTCTCCTATATTTTGATTATTGAATATATCATCTAATATGTTAGTTTCTTTGGATTTTTCCTTTTCCTTATAATATACAACGGCAGTATTATATTCTGTTATAAATTTCTTATTATTAACAGTAATTGCGTATTTTTTATTTTTGTCATAGTTTATAATTTTGCTTATAATATTTATAATCTCCTTATTCTTATCCTTACAATTATTTTTTTGGTATTTCCATAATTTATATGTTCCATCGCTAATATATGCCTCCGCTATAATAACCCCCGTTTTTATATTTTTAGTAATTTTAATATCTGCTTTAAATGTCCCTTCCTCAATACTTTTATCAGATTTCTTCAATTTCTCCTTCTCCGTACTAATTATCTCCTCGCGACCTTCTGCGTTATTAGCGTTATTCGCGTTATTCGCGTTATCAATAGCATAACTAGGATTCGCATTAGTAGTCGCTATAGAAGCACGCGACGCTTTGGAAACTTTTCTAACTTTAGGTTCGCTTAAGACATTAATATATTTATCAAATAATAATTCTTTAACTGCCAATAATTTTAGATTATCTAATCGATTTTTTCTGCGAATATTATCTTGATACATCGGTTTAGATAATAAATCTCTATCAACATTCTGCCAATATTCATCATCTTTATCATAACCCGGCAGTTGATCAATACATAGAGCATATAATTGTATAATAGGTTTCATTATTTGATTAGTTATATAATGGAGATAATCAGGTGTCAAATTATTTTCCACAATATATTCTGGATTTTCTATTCTATCGCCTTGAAGTGAATTTGGATTATTCGTTTTAATATATACAAACGGGATACGTTCATTTACACAAGGGCGATTTCCGGGATCACGTGCCCCAATTCTATCCGCCAAAACCTTATGGGCTATTTTTGAAGGATCTTTATAAGATGCCTTAATACTTTTTGTAATAACTAATTCTTGTATAGATGTTTTGCCCTCTACTAGGTCTTTCAATTCTTCATTAAGAAACTCGATAGATGCCGCCAAATCTTGTTTTTTTAATATGATATCTATAACTCCTCCATATACTTTTTTAACAATATGAGCATTGTCGCGCCGTTTCAACACAATTCCCATAGATTTTTGCTTATAACTATTAACATCCGTTTCATATAAATTACCAACATATCTCTTTTTACTTAATAATATGAATGGATATAGTGATTTTTCATAATTCAGTTTTTGCGGTTTAGGCATTATTTTAGCAATCTCTTTCTCTACTATTTTTCCCATTTTAATAGCGTAAGGCAGAGCGTCTTTTCCTAATACTATATTTCCTTCCTCGTCTTTCAACGGAAATTTACAGAATATCGAATCTGTATCACCATATATTACATCGGCACCATAATTATCCTCGACAAATTTCTTTGCCAACATAATCATTTCTCTTCCTGTAGCAGTAGTACATGCCGCTATTTCTTTCAAATATATAGATGATGTCCTTGCGCCAATTTGGCCATAAAGAGAGTTCGCTGTGATTTTATAAGCAATCTGTCGAGAATCCAATACATCCTGTTCAAAACTATTGTAAGTATCTTCGATAGATACAACAGAATCTTTCGGAATGTTATAATTTTCCCCAGTATCTATATTAAATATATTATAGATATCTCCTTTATCACTACAAAATCCGGTATAAGTATTTTTGTCATCTTTTACTGTCTTGTATTCTATTTTTTTCCTCGTATTTTTTCTTTCAATTAAAAGCATGTCTAAAATATCGGCGATGATACCTTTGCGACCGTCTTTATATTGTACAAATGTACATTCTTTCTCTCCAACTTTTTTCTTCTTATCTCCTTTACCTTCATATATATCATAATATATATTTTTATATTCAATATTAGGATCAGATACCCTATATTTTTCGTCCATCAAATAACAATCGTGAGATAAATTATTAGAAATCATAGATGATGGGTATAAAGAACCGTAATCAAATACTACAATAGGGTCATTTAAATATATCGCTTCTTTCGGGTCCAATACTACAGCACCTTCATATCCATCTTCAATATCTATAACATCGTTATCATAGGATTTAATAGTAGGAATTAGTGTATTTTTTTCCATACATTGTTTTGCGATTAGAGAGAAGATTTTGATACCTTGCCCCCTGCGAAATAGGAAATTAAGAGGTACTAAACAAACATTCCCCATACCAATATTATTCTCTATAATTTTTAATTTATGAATAAGACGATTAACTAAACAGCAATCTTGAATACAATATTTGGCAATTTCACATCTATCTTTAGAATCGCCCTTAAATTTATTGAATATTTCTTGAGGTTTTAAATCATTCTTATTATCACCCAAAAATATTGACGCAACATTATCCAATTTATAACTGTCCAACTTTTGTTCTCGTTGCATAACTTTAAGCAGGTCAATTAATACAACGCCGTCCATATCAATATATTTAAGGATATTGTCTCCGAGGGCGGATGAAGATAATTTTTGCTCAACAAGAGATGTTTTGCGAGTTATTAATCTTCCCCAACCTATACTATAATCTTCTAAAATACCCAGTTCTTTCGCTCTATCCCAAATATAGGGCATATCAAAACCAAATATATTATAACCAGTAACAATATCCGAATTTAATTCATTCATCAATTCCTTCCATTTTATCAACAACTCTTTTTCAGTATTACACGAGATAACATCGCAATCTTCAATTAAATCGCATGTATCCAATGTGATAATATTTTTATATACTATTTTTTCTGAACCGTAAATATGGACCGTCGTACCTATTTGAATAATCTTATCTCCCTCCAAAGGTACCAATAAATTATCTAAAATTTTAGCCAACTTCGTTTCTTCTTCATTCAATTGGGCGATAGTCATATTACCCTCATTTTCATCTTCTGCTTCTTCGGTATTTTCTTCGTCGCCGCCAGAAGATTTAACAGATGCCGATATTTTATCCAAAATAGATATTATATCATTCATTTTATCTTTCAAAAGCGTCGGAATATTATCAATATAATTACTACTTATTTTTTTCTTTGTATATACGCGATTAATTTTTAAATCAGTCGCCTCATCTATTACGATATCCTTTTTATAAATATTTTTCAACCAGTATATTATAAAATCGCTAGTATATTCATAACCTGCTTTTGCGACTAATGCCAAATCTTGCGCGACCTTACTATAATTCTTTATCGCCACGGGAAAATCACCATGACTACTAGTACATTCAATATCAAAAGATGTAATCAGAATAGGAGCAATTTTATTAATATCTAGTGGAATTACGTTCTTACCATCAACACTAATATTATAATTACATCTCCCCGAATCTTCGGCGATATTATATTTTTCAATTCTAACCCATCCACATGGTTTAATATTTTGAATGTGGATATATTTGAGAAACGGGTCAATATTGCTTTCATACGCTTTAAATCCTTGCTTTTCTAGAGATTTAAAATAATATTTGAGATTATTATATAATTTCAATGATTTTACAGATACTTTAATAAACCGAAATAGTTTATTGTTAGTAAATCCCCAAAAGTCTTTTCTTTCTACTACTGAAATATTAGAGAAATGAGACAACATATTATGAGGAATGATTTTTTTATCGTATTTGTTCCCTTTGAACTGTGCAGTATATTTATCATTTAGCATAGTATTTTTAAGTTTTGATACATTCGCCTCAAAAAGATTGTCGCTATAACTTTCCCAACTTTCAGGAGGTTTGATATAGAAGAATGGTTTAAAGCAATTAACGGTAGTTGATATAGTAGCGCCATTATTACAAATACCATAAAGTATCATTGAATATATTTCGTCGAAATCTTTTTCCTTATTTCTGTCATTTTCGGGAATATAGATATCTGTAATTTGAAATTCAATGGGTTTATTGTCTAGAGGTTCGTAATCTTTTCTTGGTTTATCCATTATAACTAGATAATATCAATTATTTAAATATAAATTATAGGTAATCAATTTTTAATTTATAATAAGTAATAGAAGAATGGAAATAAATATAGATGGATTAATTATTATAATTGTGACATTAATAGGAATTTATTATATTTATAATTATTATGCTAATTATGGATTAATAACAGTTAAAAGTAAGATAGATAATAAGGAATATGTTGTACAAATTAAGGAAGATGCGCAAGAAGCAGCGAATTTAATCGCTAAAATAAGGGAAAGATTAATAACATTAATGGAACATTTGGAAAAATCATTTGGTATAAATGATAATCGCGTAAGATTACTAAAAAAGAACTTTAGACCAGACAGATTAAAAGAGGGCATTGATACGCCAGGATATACGAGTTATTCTGTAAATAAGGGCGAACAGATTGTTTTATGTCTTCGCAATAATGATAAATTAGTTGATATAAATACTATGTTTTTTGTTGTATTACACGAATTTGCTCATTTATCCACAGAAAGCATAGGACACACTGAAGAATTTTGGGACAATTTTAAATGGATATTGGAAGAATCTATAAATATAGGCATTTATGTAAAACAGGATTTTAAAGTTAAAAATGTAGAATATTGCGGTATGACAATAACATCCTCGCCATTAGAATAAATTAAGGTCAGGCGAAGGATTCGAGATTCGAGATATAGATAATATATAAGATAAATATATAATATCTATATTATAATATAATGAATCAATTGGTGGTATATAATAAAGATAGTAATCAGTTTGAAGTATTCTTATATATAATATTTATATTTATGATGATTAGTAAGTATTATAATGATAATATCAATATTGATATATTGCGGAGAAAAATAAATCAATATACAAATTGGAATATATATTTGATATTTTTAAATTACTTATTAATTAACTATTTTGGTATTAATAATCTATTAATAACCAAATTTATCGCCAATAATTCTTTAAATATATTTATAATATTTCATAGTTTTATGTTATATGATAGCAGAATATTATTTCAAATTGTAGATAGTAGCAAGCCATTTATTCTTAATAAAATTATAAAATGTGTTTCTGATAAAAAATTATTACAAACTGAATATATGATATGTAATATAGTATTTCACGTGCTTCCCGTGTATTTTTATAGGGATACTATTATACATTATAAATCTTATGACGACACTAAAAATATGTATTTATATACTATAATATTTAAGTTTATGTGGACGCTAAATATTTTCGGAAACTATAATTTTATGTCTATTTATATACCATCTTTTGAATTTTCTAATATTAAGTTAATAAATGGTATAGTCGTATGGGATTATATTTTAGATAATACTATGATGAATCTATCTAAATCGCGGTTTCATGGTATTATATAAAGAATAAGGGTAATATTATTAATTATAATATGATACCTAAAATAATACATCAAACTTGGAGCGATGACCCTGTGCCGCGAATAATTAATTATATACGCGATGAAAATGCGAAACTATTAAAATCTCTAGGGTACGAAATCATTTTATGGACTGATAAGATGATATTAAAATTAATAAATGACGAATATCCTGATTTTTATAAAATATATAATTCAGCACGCACTGGCGTACAGCGGGGGGATATCGCGAGGATTCTGATAATATATCACTACGGTGGTATATATATAGATTTAGATGTATTAGTTTTACGAGATTTCTCGGAACTCCTAGATATGACTAGAGATACGTTTTATATTAGTTATGAACCTGCGGAACAAACAAAATTAATATATAACAGTGATAGATATATATGTAATGCATTTTTTGCGGCAAATAAAAACAACAATTTTTTACATAAACTTTTGCGCAATATACCAGAATATATAAATAGACATGGTTATGATTTATTCTCTAAATTTGATATATTTGGGGGATTTTATATATTGACAAATATAAATAATTATGATAAAGATAAGAAAGACAATGATATATTTATAATAGAAGACAGGGAATTGATATATCCTATAAATGATTTGAAATTAGAAAATATTCCTTCGGCAAACAAAGATTGGCGCGCGGTTAGAACTGGTAAATATACTATAAATCCTATAATGATTCATTATTGGATACACGGAGATTTTGAATCTAAAAATCTTCTCAAATTATTTAAACCAGATGCCAATTATGATATACATAATAATATGTATATATTTTTTAAAATACTATATCCTAATGTAGAAAAAATTGATAATCTCTCTTAATAGTAAGAAGTTTATGTTATTAATAATCCTGCTATTATTGTTTCAAATGAGTTATGTTAGAACGTTCACAAAAATGCAGTACTCAAATATTATTAAAGATACAATATTAAATGATCCGAAAATGCCAATGATTTATACTAATAAATATTTGAAAAAGAGTTTAGCGAATACTGTAGCGAATTGTAATTACAACAAACAATTTGTTTCTGCGGAGCATATATACCCGCAATGTTTATTAAATATTAAACAGTCTAATGATATGCATAATATTATAAAAACTATTAATACATTAAATGCGAATAGGTCGAATTATAAATTTCACGAAGATTATGATATTAAAAATAAGAACTGGCTAGAACTAGAATGTAATAATTATGTGAATCATAAGGATAAAATATTCGTGCCGAATAATGATTCGCGCGGTATTATATCAAGAGCGATTCTTTACATGTATAAAGAATATAATTGTAATCCAAATAAAATAATAGACGTAGAAATTTTGAAGAAATGGTATTATAACTTTTCGCCGTCAATAGAAGAAAGATATCATAACGATATTATTAAAAGGATACAAAATAAGAATAATATATTTATATCGAATTATAATAAAAAGAATAAGGGTATTAAAAAACTACTAGATACATTATAAAATTATGTATTACTGTAATGTAATACTGTGATATCATTAAGATTTATTATGGGATGGGATGGACATATAATAAAAAATGATATTAATATAAATTATCTTATTTTTATAATGAATCTTTTAAATGAAGAGCAAAAATATGCGTTAAAATGTGTTAGCGAGGGGAACAATATATTATTAACTGGTTCTGCGGGAACTGGAAAATCTTATACAATCAAATATATTATAGAATATTTGAATAATGCGAATAAAAAATATGCGATTACGGCATCTACGGGAACTGCTGCTGTTATTATAGGAGGTCAGACATTACATTCGTTTTTAGGACTTGGATTAGGAACAGGTACTGTTAAGGAAATATTAAATAATATTTTGAAGAATAAGAAAAAACACGAGAGTATCTTAAATCTCGAAGTATTAATCATTGATGAAATTTCGATGATTGATAAGGACTTGTTTGAAAAAATATCTCTTATATTAAGTATTATAAAATCAAATGATGTATATTTTGGTAATATTCAGATAATTTTAGTAGGAGACTTTTGTCAATTGGCGCCCGTAAAAGGCAAATACTGCTTCTTGGCGGATATATGGAATAAGATGAATATTAAAATTGTATTATTGGAAAAACTAATAAGACATGACGAAGATTTGTTATTTCAGCAAATCTTAAAAATTGTTAGGAAAGGCAGATGTACTGATAATATTATAAAGGTTTTGAATAAATTAAAAGATACAGAATTTGAAAATGGAATTATACCTACAAAATTATATCCTATAAATGTTAATGTTGATAAAATTAATAATATAGAAATAGAGAAATTGAAGGCGTGCGGAAATATATCTAAAACTTATACAGCGATATCAAGTTCTGATAAAGAAAAGGAGGTAGGCAAATTCACTATAGAATTGACATTAAATGCGCAGATTATTATTATAAGAAATATAAATGTTGAAGAATCTCTTGTTAATGGTACGCGAGGAATTATTAAACATCTCGGAAATGATTTTGTAGTAATTAATGATATTAATGGAAATATTCATACTATCAAGTATTTTACGGACACTTTTAATAATAGTATATCTTCTAAAAGTTCCTACATAATACATATGCCTATTAGAATCTGTTACGCATTATCTATACATAAATCTCAAGGAATGACAATAGACGCATTAGAATTAGATTTAGGCCCTAATATATTTACTTGCGGTCAATCATATACCGCATTATCGCGTGCTAGAAAGTTGAGTTCTATTAAAATAATTGATATAGATAAAGATTCTTTTAGAACTAATATAGATGTTAAAAATTTTTATAAAGATTGTAATAAATAATCTTAATAATTATTAGATATAAAAATGAAAGAAGCGTTTGTTTCACAAAATGAAAACGATGATATAGTAAAAGATGTATTTACAATATTCGGTTATTCAATAGTAAGTATAATTATTGTATTATCATTATTATGGGGATACAATACAAATACAAATCTTTTTGTAGCGATTTATGCTTTAATTGTAATTTTATATAATGTTATTATTATTTCTATTGTTGTAATGAATAAAAATATATATGATTCTTCTAGTTATACTATAATATTTGGAACAACTATATATTCTATATTTTTAACTTTCTTTGTAGGTGTTTATTTCGCATATAAATATTTCATGACTTCTTCAAAAGAACCAAAACTTATTCAGACTGTTAATAATTCTTATAATTATTAAATATTATATGTACCCGGTGTATGATATGATATAGAGTATTATAAATAAAGATGCTGTTTTAATGTATATATCTAATGATAAAATATTTTCTTGTAAATATTCTGGTATTTTATCGTATATATTATTAATTATTCCGCTAAAATAAATTAGAAATACTATTATCACTATTATAAGATTTTTTTTTATTAATTCAATATCTATATATAACATATAGTCGTTTTTATTTTGCGAATATGAAATGTGCGATGGATGTTGAGTGTAGGGATGTGAAGGATATGATATTTGCGAAGGATGCGAAGATGGTTGTGTGGGATATTGCGAATTAGGAGGATATTGTAAATGAGGAGGTAATGGAGGATGTTGTAGATACGATGGGCTATTTGGAGAATTTATGGGACCCAAATTGATATTATCATTTATAGTATTTTGCGAATTTACGTTCATATCTTTATTATTTTTAGATATTAATATTTCATCTCTAAATTCATTAAGAACATCTTGTACTACCGGGTCATTTATATCATTATTTTCGCCACTAACGCTCATTTGATATTATTATGATAATCTAATATTATATTATATTTAGATATTGAATATAATTACGCAACATAATTATATTATATATAATTATATTCAACATAATTATATTATAATTATAATGTTGCTAAATCCGGATTATTTAGATTATTTGCTTATAACTAATAATATAAAAATAAGGAAGTGTTTTCATATAGGTGCTCATAAGTGCGAAGAGGCGCCTATATATAATAAATTGGGGTTATCAGATGATGATATAATATGGATAGAGGGAAATAATGATATGGTGGAGATTTCTAAAAATAATAATATTAAGAATATATATAATTATATTATATCAGATAAAGATAATTGCGATATAATATTATATAAGGCGACCGATACATCTTCATCATCTATATTAGATATGTATAAACACAGCGAGGTTTATCCGACAATATCATATGTAAATAGCGTAAAATCCAAGAGTATTACAATAGATACTTTTTTAAATTTATATAATATAAATAAGGTGGAATATGATTTCTTGAATATCGCCATTCAAGGAGCGGAATTACTCGCACTAAAAGGCGCTCTTAATTATTTGAAATATGTTAAAGTAATATATATAAAAATACATGAAATGGAATTGTATAAAGGTTGTGCGAATGTAAAAGAACTAGATGATTTTTTAGGACATTATAATTTTAGGAGAATTATTACTATTATGACAGATAAGGGTTGGGGGGACGCATTATATATTGCGTCTTAAGGTTTTCGATAGGTACTCGATAGGTACTCGATAGGTACTCGATAGGTACTCGATAGATTATCGCGATGTTCTCACGTTTTTGACGCCTCTTTAGCGACATTCGCTTCTTTTGCTGCTTTTACTGCTTTTGCGTGTTTAGATTCTTTAATTTTATTACATCTTCCTGTAATCGCATTTCTTATTTCACCTTCTTTACATTTTTTAACACATTTTCCTGTTTTTGGATTAATTTCCTCACCTTCAGGGCATTCTTTAGTATCTTTATTAAGTTTAGGTAATTTATTAGGAGGTTTTGGAGGAACCATAGAAATTTCTTTAGGTTCGGTAGCAGTCGGTGCGCTTGGAGCACTCGGAGCACTTGGTTGAAGTTTGGGTTCATTTAGTATTTTAGGAAGTTTTTTGGGTTTTGTAGGAGGTTTAGGAACCATAGGTTCTATAACATTTTCATTAGGAACAGAGGGTTGTATAACAATGGGTTCGGTGGGTTCGGTAGGTTCAGTAGGTACTATAGGTGGATTGGTGGGCGCGGATGGTTCTTTGGTAGATTGTACAGGTTTAGGAACTTTCTTGGGTACTGTAGGAAGTTTAGGAGCCTTTATTACCTTGCGTTCTTTAATATCTTTAGGATATTTTTTAGGTTCTTTTGGAGGCACAGGTTTTAATAGAGCAGGTTCTACGTCATTATTAACATTATCCAATGATACCAATGATATATTTTCATATGTATAGATATCAGGTATATCTTCGGCTTCGTATTTATGTTCCAAATATTTACGAACAGCACCTTTAGTTTTATCTTTTTCTATTTCTCTCATTAATTCTGCTTTTACAGATAAATAGTTTTCATAACTTATATGCGCCAATTTTCTTTTATTTTCATAAAGTTCTTCATATTTGTTTTTTTTTTGAAAAGTAATATCTTGCTGATTATTAATATTATCAAGATATATCTTAATATCCGCTTTTAAACTATTTATATCATTTGTATTATTGTTTGCGATATTTAATATTTTTTTTTCAATATTTCTTAATATATCCATTTAATAATATTGAGGATAAAAATAATTAAGGTAATATAATGTCTTCAAACATTCCCCTATAAAATGTTTGAAGACTTTCATCGGGTTTCAATTGTTCTTCATATGTACTTCTAGGTACGTATTTTACTACTACCTTCTCCTTGCTACAAGTGTGCTTTTTACTATAATACCCTTGAACTATTAATATAGTACCTATAAAAAGTAAAAATATAGCGATTGCTTTCATTTCTTAATTATATAATATAGTTTATTTTTAAGTATTTCTTTCACTCCAAGCATCAACTTTCTCAATTTCTTCTTTAACCGCATCCAATTCTACAACATCGTTATTTTCATTACTCGCTTCTACATTATCGCCAACGGGCGCAGCATTTGAAGCGAATGTCTGTTTTCTATTCTCGAATACAATATCGCGATTATCCATATTCTTCTTATATTCTTTCATGAGAGTATTCAATTGCGTTTCCGAATATTCTTGATTTTCAAGAGATTCCGGATTTGGAGACCAAGGACACCAGCATCCAACTTGCGCAATATAGATATTGAATTTATTGTCTATTTTTTTCAAAAATTCACTACGGATTTTTGCCTCTTCAATAGTATCAAATGTCCCTCGTACTTTAATACCGCGCATAGAAGTAATGAAATTATTTTCTTTATGATAATTCGCCTCCAATTCATCGTTATTTACTGATTTATAAAAAGAGTATTGTTCGTTCATCTCTTTAGGGTCAAAGAGGTATGAATGATTATCTACGATAGTATCAACCATATCTTTTTGCTCGGGATTTTTTTCTTTAATTCCATCGAGGAGTTTTTTCATATCATCGGAGAACTTTTGTATAAATTTATTAAAAATATATGCTTCCTTATTTACAATAACATCTTCGGGACTCAAAAAAGACAATAGAACGAAGTTTTGGCCACGGATAGGTTTATCTTCATCCAAATAATCAACTTCCTTTGTAGAAACCACAGTATTATCTTGAGCGCTGGTCATCTTATTTATATTCTATCTTATATTATAAATATATATTTAAAATCTTATATATTTTTGTAAAAAAATATCTTATAATAATAAATGTCTATCAAGAAATACGATGATTTTAACTTATTATTATATAATATATTAAAATATGCCGTCCAAGCCCTTATAATAGCATTCGTGGCATTATTAATACAAAATAATCGCTTCGATGTCGCCAAATTACTAACACTCACTATATTAGTTGCCCTAATATTATATGTATTAGATTTATTATCAAATAGATTTTCTATTTATCAAAATGATAGCAAAATAGGGCTTAAAAATAGCAATCAATTTATGTTAATATAAAATAGCCCTTGATTTATTTTTAATATTTATATAATTTCATTAGGAACATGAAATAATATTATATACATTGAAACAAGTATTATATATGTTAAAAATATTGATTGAACTAGTATAAATAATTCCTCGTATATTAGAGTATTCCGAGGCATATTATAGTGATATAAATAGCGCGAAATATCATTTTTTAAGTATATCTATATATATCTATATCCTTAATCTATCTAGAAAATGTTAAAAATATTGATTTGAAATTTGAGTACATAACTTTTTTTATTTAGAAATTTCTAGAAAACTTTTGGAATATTAGAAAATAAAAAGTTATGTACTCAAATTATAAAAAGCAAATTTTAGAAAAATCTGGTTTAGATATAAGATATAGCAAGAGTATATAAGAAAAACCCGGTATAGCGAAATATTATTATTAGAAATATAGAAATTATACTACAATCGATTTCTGTATTTGAATAAATTCGAGCGCTTTATTATAGTACTCTTCGTTTAATTCAATACCAATAAATCTCCTATTATTTTTTATTGCCGCTATTCCAGTGCTACCTACACCCATACAATTATCCAAAACAGTTTCTCCTTCATTTGTATATGATTTTATTAACCATTCTAGCAGATCTACTGGTTTTTGTGTTGGATGCGCAGGTCTTTCAACACGGTTAAACTTAAGGACAGTTGTAGGAAGTCTTCTACCATCACTAACAGATACATTTTCTTTATGAGTTCCATAATTACTCTGTCTATCTACGGCACTTTGCGTATTCCAACGTTCGTATGGACTGCTATACCAATATAAAATATTGTATGTAGGCTGTTTTTTGTAAAATATACAAATATCCTCATTTGTTTTCATAGGTTTTCTTTTAGCATTTAGGAAATCGCTAAATTTATTTTTCTCCCATACTAAACAATATCTAAAATGTTTCATATTACTTGATATGAGCGCCGTAGTGAAAGGTTGGCAACTAAATAGTATAATTGCCCCATTATCCTTTATAATCCTATTATATTGTTCCCATAATTTATCAAACGGGATTATAATATCCCATTTATTTTTCGTGACTCCGTAAGGTAAATCGCATAGTATTAAATCTACAGATTTAGTTTCTATCTTTAACATCACATCAAGACAATCTCCGCAGACTAGACATATCTTCTCTTTTTCTAGATATTCTCTTGTTATTAAATCTTCCGTATTGGCATTAGTATCCACGGGTATATCTTTGATATAAGATATCAGTTTGCCCTTATTTTTATTCGAATATCTAGTTATTTTATGTTCCTTACAATAAGATATTAGTTCCTTTAAATTCATTTTTTCAAAATCTATATAATTAATACACGCATCATTTACTGTTTCCATATAAAATGTATTTATATTATCACTATTATTTATATAATATATGATAATATTTTTCAAAAATTACTTAATTGCTTTGCTACTTGATATTATTTATTATAAGTCCCTTATAAAATATCCACTATAAAGATGGTATTATTTCATAATTCAAATCAACACATATCTTTTTCCATATTTGGTCTTGAACATAAAGTTTTTCCCTACTTTTTAACAACGGGAAATACTTCAAATATTCGTTTAATCCAAGTATTTGAAAAAATTTATAAAGTACATAACTATATGATAAGAAATTCTTTCTATCTTTAGGGCAATGTTTCAAAAACGGCGCTTGAATGCTTCTAAACATATTACAGAGTTTATCTTCTAATTCGGGACTAAATTGCGGTGTGGGTATTCCATTAATTCTATTTATAATATAATTAATATGTTCATAATATTTATTAATTCGCAATCTTTTAAGAATATCCCTCATTTTTAAATAAGTTATTTTTTTCAAATCTATTATTTTCTCTTTCTTAATTTCCGTTAAAATTTTTTCAAATATTTCATCCGGTATATCTGTACTTTCTTTTCCTTGTACTTGATTACACCATTCTCTAAAATGATTTATTCGTTTATAACAGAAATGCGAAGTATCCTTCGTATTCTGTTTTAATATTGGTCTATTCTGCTCAACTAACAATAGTTCTTGATATCCGCAATAACCGCATACTATTATGGCATCATGTTGAAGACATGTCATATTATTTTTACATATTTTACATATCTCTATATTTTCGTCTTCTACTGTTCTTACATATTTGTTATTGATTATCGCCATATATTTATCTACTAAAGTACTTTTATCATATACCTTACAGTTGTTATTATCTTCTTTATCGTCGCATTTGTATTCTTCGGGTTTTTCGCTTTCTATATTTTCGCATTTATCGCTATCTTTAGATATATTTTCTAATACTATTTTTTTATTATCTATATTATTTAGAGCCTCTAATACATTTATTGTATTACAAAATATAGTAATATTTCGCTTTTTTTTAGAATCTTTTTTATATATCTTCGGTTTATTACAAGCCTCCTTGATAAAATTAATATTTTGATTAATATCAGATTGTTTATTTACCGTATCATAATATTGAAATAATATATCACTGGTATTTTTATAATATTCAATTTCGTCTAAATTATTTAGTTCATTCAATTTTGTTTTAATATCTATAATCTGTTCATTCAACTCAATATTACTTAACCACAATCTACTATTAAGTTCTTTATCTGACGTATTATTAATTTGTTTCAATATTTCGGTTTTCCTTTCTTCGCAATTATTTAATTTATCAATATAGTATATTTTTTCCTTATCACTTTTTTCAAAATCTTTTATCATATTGTTATGCATAGCATCTAAAGTCACCGTTTCATTTATATCAGTGTTTATCTTTTTTTTTGATGACTTCTCTTTAAACATCATTATATTTGAATTATAAATATTAAGGTTTATATAATAAAATTTATTTTTGTGTCATATAATCTATATTTTTTTCTCCTCTAATAGTATAAAGAATATAGCGTAAATGGGTGGTGGTCTTCTTCAATTAGTAGCTTATGGTGCTCAGGATGTTTATTTAACCGGTAATCCTCAAATTACCTTTTTCAAAGTGGTTTATCGTCGTCATACTAACTTTGCCATCGAAGCAATTCAACAAACTTTTAACGGCAATGCCGGATACGGAAACACAGTAACCTGCCAAATATCGCGCAATGGCGATTTAATAAATCGTATGTATTTACAAGTTGATGTCCCTAAAAGAAAATCTACCGCCGCTTCCACGGGAAGTACCTATCAAAATTACCTAGGTCTACGATTAATTAAATCAGTTGTAATTGAAATCGGTGGGCAACAAATAGATAAACACTATTCTGATTGGTTATATATTTGGAATGAATTATCTCTTCCTATGGGCAAACGCTATGCCTATAATACTATGGTAGGCGCTGATAAAGATATATTAAATTACAGTACCGATAGCACTACTTTATATATTCCTTTCGAATTCTGGTTTTGCCGCAATGTAGGTCTCGCTCTACCTTTAATCGCACTCCAATATCACGAGGTAAAAGTTAAAATAGATTTTGAAACTAAAGAGAAATGTGTATCTCATATTGCCGATTTTGACGAAGTTAAAAATATATCTTTATGGGCGGATTATATATTCTTGGATACTGATGAACGCCGAAGATTCGCTCAATTATCTCACGAATACTTAATTGAACAATTACAATTTACTGGTTCTGAAACTCTTGTAGCCGGCACTAACCGCATCAAACTAAATTTCAACCATCCTTGTAAAGAATTAATATGGGTAGCAAAACCTGTTCGCACTACCAATAATACCAGATGGTACGATTATAACTATGCCGATGAAGCGGATAACTCAACTGCTTCATCTTTGGCCGTAGGTGGTACTTCTGAATTTGGTGGTCAATATACTTCTAACTATTTAGTTATTTCTGATGTTAATCCTCCTGTATATAAAAATCCTTTCAAAAATGCTATACTTCAATTAAATGGCAATGACCGTTTTGCCGTAAGAGAAGGTGAATATTTCAATCACGTTCAACCTTTCCAACATCACACTAATGCCCCCATATTTAATTCTATCAATGTATATTCTTTCGCACTAAAACCCGAAGATCATCAACCAAGCGGTACTCTAAATATGTCCCGCATTGATACCGCAACTTTGATGGTTACTACTGTACCCGAAAATGGAAACAATTTGAAATACGAAGGTATTAATATATATGCTGTAAATTACAATGTTTTACGTATATTATCTGGAATGGGCGGTCTTGCGTATTCCAATTAAAAAATAGCAATTATAATAAATTGTGTTATATATTTCCCTTTTTTTTTTCTCCTCTAATAGTATAAAGAATATAGCGTAAATGGGTGGTGGTCTTCTTCAATTAGTAGCTTATGGTGCTCAGGATGTTTATTTAACCGGTAATCCTCAAATTACCTTTTTCAAAGTAGTTTATCGTCGTCATACTAACTTCGCGATTGAAGCCATTCAACAAACTTTTAACGGTTCTCCAACTTTTGGCAATCGCGTAACCTGCCAAATATCACGAAATGGCGATTTAATACATCGTATGTATTTAGCGGTTGTCAATTATTCATCTAATGCTGATGTATGTCCTTATTTTGGTCTTCGTTTAATAAATTACGTAGAAATTGAAATAGGTGGTCAAAAGATAGATAAGCATTATTCTCACTGGATGTATGTGTGGAACGAACTTTCCTTGCCTGTATCAAAGAAAGAAGCCTACAAAAAAATGGTTGGCGCTAATAATAAACTTCTCCCTTTAACTAACGCAAATCTATATATTCCGTTAGAGTTTTGGTTCTGTCGCAATGTAGGTCTCGCACTTCCCTTAATCGCATTACAATATCACGAAGTAAAAATAAACATATTATTTGAAACTAGAGAAAACTGCAAAGGTAATGCCACTGATATTGCTGAATTATCTTCAACTACTTTATGGGTTGATTATATATTCTTGGATACTGATGAACGTAGAAGATTCGCTCAATTATCCCACGAATATTTAATAGAACAATTACAATTTACTGGTACTGAAAGCATAAATGATAATTCTACTAGCATAAAACCAAAACTTTCATTCAATCACCCTTGTAAAGAATTAGTATGGTTCTGTGCTTCAAATCATCATGCTTCTACTAGACAAACAATCAATAACAATTGGGTTAATTATTCAACTGGTGTAAATTCTTATGGTGCTAATAACAGTGAACTATATATAGAGACAAGTGCTATAACTTCAACTAACCCAATTAAAAATGCTAAACTTGTATTAAATGGCAATGATCGCTTCGCAGCAAGACCAGGTTCTTATTTTAATTTAATACAACCTTATCAACATCATGAAAATATACCATCAAATCCGGGCATTAATGTATATTCATTCGCTCTTAAACCCGAAGAACATCAACCCAGCGGCACTCTTAATATGTCTCGCATTGATACCGCGGTATTTAATTTAGATTTACAGAATACCTATACTGGAAATGCTTTTTCCAAAAATCTTCATGTATACGCGGTTAATTATAACGTTCTTCGCATATTATCGGGTATGGGCGGTTTGGCATATTCAAATTAATTTATATTATTTATATATAAATAATATGTTGTTAAATTGCTACAAAGTTCCTTTTTTTTTTCTCCTCTAATAGTATAAAGAATATAGCGTAAATGGGTGGTGGTCTTCTTCAATTAGTAGCTTATGGTGCTCAGGATGTTTATTTAACCGGTAATCCTCAAATTACCTTTTTCAAAGTAGTTTATCGTCGTCATACTAACTTCGCTATCGAAGCAATTCAACAAACTGCTTCCGGAAGCAATTCCCTAGGTTCTCGTGCTACTTATCAAATTACTCGCAATGGTGATTTAATACATAGAGTATATTTTTACGGAAAATTAAAAAACACTTCAACGGATAGACATTTAGCGTTAGTTCCTAACGTTGGACAAAAATTATTAAAAACCGTTGAATTAGAAATCGGTGGTCAACGTATAGATAAGCATTATTCAGAATGGCTTTACATATGGAATGAACTTTCCTTACCATATGGCAAACGCGAAGGATATTATAAAATGATTGGTGCTAATAAAGAAAATTGCTGTTCTGAATTAGCAGAAGCAACTTCTTACGAATTATATGTTCCTTTAGAATTTTGGTTCTGCCGCAATGTAGGTCTCGCACTTCCCTTAATCGCCTTACAATATCACGAAGTAAAAATAAATATTGAATATGAATCTGCTGATAACTTATGCGACACAAATGAATCTAACTATTGTCAAGAACAAGATAAACCAGATGGCGTACCGAATAGTACTACTACTCTTTTCTCTGCTACAAAATCAGTATTAACTTTAGATGAACCAACATTATGGGTTGATTATATATTCTTAGATACTGATGAACGCCGAAGATTTGCTCAATTATCTCACGAATATTTAATAGAACAATTACAATTTACCGGTACCGACACTATAACCACTTCGGGAACTAATTCTGATTCCATGAAAAGTCTAAGAATGAATTTCAATCACCCTTGTAAAGAACTTGTATGGACTATTAGAAAATCCGATGTATCGTCTGTATATTGGAATAACTTTTCAACTTCAACTAGAGATACTAATGCCACTGGTACAGGTAATACTTATAATAACTATGTAACCTCGACTAATCCCGTAATGCAAGCAAAAATAATGCTTAACGGAAATGATCGTTTTGCTACAAGACAAGGCGAATATTTCTCATTAGTCCAACCCTATCAACATCACGAAAACACTCCCGATATGTACCACAAGGGCATTAACGTATATTCATTCGCTCTTAAACCCGAAGAACATCAACCAAGTGGCACTCTCAATATGTCTCGTATTGATACCGCAGTTCTATCGTTGTCATCTAAAATTACTGGAACTATATTTATATTTGCGGTAAATTACAATGTCTTGAGAATATTATCTGGTATGGGTGGTCTTGCCTATTCCAATTAAATATGATATCTATGATATTGACGATAGCCATAGTACAATTTTTTCGTTTTTTAATTTATAATTATTATCAATAGATAATATTATATTATATAATTTTTTCGATATTTGTATTGATGTCTTATGGATATCGTTATTTGACCAATTATTTTTATTTTTTTCATTAAAATGATATGAAATAATATCTTCCAAATAAGGCAAGCATCCTTTATTCATTGAATTGGTATATTTATACGCATTTATTTTATATCTCATATACAAACTTTCTTTATCTGTAAGACTTTTGTAGTAGTTTGTAAAACTTTTCTTAATCTTATTTAGTGTTTTCTTATAATCATTATTAATCTCATAACTAACTTTTTTAATTAAATAATATTTCAACATATCACAATTATACTTATTTCTTTTATCTCCGACTATACTTTTAAAATTTGTCTCATTTTTAACAAAGATGTTAGACGACTTATTTATCTCGCTCAACTTTTTGAGTTCGCAATAGCCTTGCAAATACCTAACAATATTTAGAATATAATCTTTGTCGGTAAAATTACTAATTGCTGGTAGCATATTAGAGTTTTATATATTTTAGAAAACTAAAAAATAAATCATTTTTTATATTATTATATTATATTATAAAAATATATAATATATAATAAATTATCATAATATAGTAATTATAATATAACTTATTTGTCGGTGATAATAATATCATTTAGATAAGGCGCTAGGATTTCATTCACGATAAACTCTGGTTTAAATTCGTCATAATTCATAAATATTTTTAGGAGTTGCTCTGAAAATCCTGATACAATAGCAGTCCCTTCTGTATCACAATTAACAGGGAAAACGTTGTCGCTATCTGAATTAAGATTCCAGAATATAAATTTAGGCGCCTTATAATTATTAGTTTCATACAATTTAACAATACTTTGATACACAGTATCTATATCATTAGATCTATCAGCATTATTAAATTGCATATCTGTAAATACGAATAGTTTTGTAGGCATATTATCTTGTGAAACATTATATTTAATAGCATATTTAATAATCTCTTCATTACATTTTAGAAAGTCAGTGCTAAATCCAAAATCAATATTTAGCAAATTTGTAATACATTCATGAAGTGTAGGAATTTCTAATTTATAGTTATCTTCATTTTTTCCTACTTCAATAGGTTCGCCTGATTTACCGGATTTTTTTGAACTAATCAAATCTACCAGTTGCGGTTCTTCGCTAAATGTAATAATTTTATTAGCGAAATTACCCTTACAGCACAAAGAAGTAATAATACCTAGTGCTATAGCGACTTGTGCCGGAATACTTCCATTTCTAGCGTTAAACATTGACCCAGAAATATCAACGATTGATATCGCATTATCGAAGTTTCCAGATTTTCTAACATTCTCAACAATAGTTCTCCATTGCATTTCCGTAGTTTGGCAAAGTTCCTTATTTTTAAATTTATCTAACTCTTTAATATAAACGCCTGACAATTCGTGAGGAAGAATACCAGTAACATTAATTTTCTTAACATTGTTTTTAACATCCTCCAAATATTTTTTATATCTTTCTTCGTCATGCTTAATAAACGCCTTCTTTAATCTATTTGATGCTACTCCGGGAACATTCTCGTATTTAATAGACTCCCACTCGTTATCACACATCTTTGCTTCAACAATATCTATCTTCTTTCTCAATGGGACCAAATACTCTTTTCTATATTTTTCCATCTTACTCATATCTTTACTACCATAGATAAAGGACGCGACCTTCTTGGCATATTGTCTTCTCTTATCATACTTATCATTTTCACTCGGCGCCCATTTCGCGCATAGAGATACTGGATTATTATTTTCCAAATTAATCTTATCTTCAATTAATTTTTCAGCAATCATATTCATTTCAATTCTCTGCTCAATATTTTTCAACTTATAGCATATATAATGTAGGTCTTTCCAGCGTCCATATTTTTCAATATATACCTTGATGTTATTTATATATGTGCTAAATTTATTTTTTCTCAACCAGAGCATAGCGTCGTTTGCGATTTTCTTCTCTTTTTTACCATTCAATCTGTCACGACCATTGAAAATAATAGCAACTGTTTTTTGCGGATCTTCTTTCCAGCATTTTTCAATATAGTCATTGCTCACACTAACATCCAAATCTCTAACAAATAGCATGAAATAATCAACAATAGAACTTCCGGATGTTTTAAGAGCGTTTCCATTATTTGCTGTCTTGGAAATAGCACATGTGGTTTTAGGAGCGCTCATCGTATATAGAACTATATGTTATTATATTATAGTTCGTAATATATATTTATATCAATTTTTAATATTTTATAATAATTATTATAATTTGAAAAAATAATTTATATCTCGATATATAGATTACAAATCTATCAAGCAGTCGCAGCAAGTTTGCTAGCGGAAGGCGGGAAATGATGAGAAATCAGTTTTTGTAGAATGAAATAGTTGATGTCTTCTTTATCGCCAACATTTAGGATTTTCTTTAGTTTCTCATCGGGAAGAATGAATCGCTTATTCTCGGGTTTATTGAGATTGTGCTCTTTAACATAAGAGTTGATAAAGCGGGTGATGTCAGTTCGTGATTTCTCGGTTCCGTGAGGAACTCCAATGAAATCGCAAAGTTCGTCGGAAATCTTGTTGGGTTTCGCAAAACCAGAAGGCGAGTTTTTAGCATTTTGGCGCTTTTTTTGTGCCTTCTCGATAATCTTCTGTTGTTTCTCATAATCTTTACTCAATACTTTGAGGAGATTTTGAACTTCCTTAAAATTGGCGAATAGAGTATTTACTTTTTCGATAATAACAGAAACAGCATTATCTTTAACTTGGGATGCCTCGGTAGTAGCATCTCCCGATTGCGCTACTTCTTCGGGTTTTGCTTTAGGAACAGTTAGAGAAACAGGAGTGGCGGGAACTGCCGGAGTCGCAGTAGTTGCGGTGGTCGCTAGAGTTGATTTAACTACCGGTTGTTTTTTAGCAACCAATTTAGTTTCAGTCGCCGGGGAAGGAGGTACTTGAGTCGCTTTCTTTGATGCCATTATATTCACTTTATGAATACATATATAATTATATGTTTATATCATTTTTCAACATCATATTTATAATTTATTTACAATAAATAAACATATGAAAATAAAAAGAGTAGGAACCTATTTGACTGGTTTTAAATATTATAATTATAAAAACGGAGATGAAATAACAGACGAAAACAAGATTAGTGATATTAAAAAACTAAAAATACCTCCCTGCTATAATAATGTTGTAATAATTAACAATAAAAAAATACTAGGGTATGGTTATGATAGTAAGGGCAGAAAACAGGTTATATATAATTCAAAATATATAGAAGAGCAAAACAAAAAGAAATATGACAAAATAGAGCGTTATGATAAATTTTTTATAAAGATAAAAAAGCACATATCTAAGGATTTAAAATCCGATGATGAGAAAAATAAAATCATAGCGATTATAATAACATTGATATTGACTTGCGGATTTAGAATAGGTAATAAAATATATGAGCAGCAAAATAAATCTTATGGAATAACAACGCTAAATTATTCCCATATTAAACTATTTGTAGAAAATGGTAATAATTGCGTATTATTTGATTTTGTAGGAAAGAAAGGAGTGCGGAATACGGCGATTTGTAAAAATAAACACGTGTATGATTATTTATCAAGAAAAGTTAATAATGTAAATTCTAAAAACAATAATTATATTTTTGAATTCAATAATAAGCGCATAAGTTCAGACGATGTCAATAATTATTTAATGGATAAACTGAAGGTTAATATAACTACGAAGGATTTGCGTACTTGGAATGCCAACAATTTATTTAACAAATTTTTACATAAATGTAAAAATGAGAAAAACCCTATTAAAAGAGCGATAGAACTAACATCGCAGGAATTACATAACACATCTAATGTATGTAAAAAAAGTTATATTGACCCTAAAATAATCGAGAGAGCCTCTAGACAACTTGCCTTATAGGTAATATATAGTATATAGTATAATAATAAAAATTGACTTTTTTATTATTATATAATAATAAGATAAATATTATAAAATAATATGGATATCGAGATTATTAATAAGAATATAGAGGATATGCTTGTTGATAGAGGAGATGATGTTTTATCTTTTAAAGAGATGCTTTTATCTCTAAATAAAGAAGATTTTGAAACAGATAAACACGTTATTAATGTTCAAACGTCAAAAACGAGCATCTTGTATGCTCTTTCTAAAAATTTGAGGAAAACAATAATAAACGAATTAAAAGAAAAGTTAAAAGAAAGTGATAATATTAGCGAATTTACTAATAAATACGGAGGTAAAAATAATATAATTATAGTATTCAATAATGAATCAATATCAACCGCTGTAAAATCCCAACTTAATAAATATGATAAAATATTTCAAAAAAACGGAGGTCATCTTCAGTATTTTAGTTCGCAACAGTTGATGTTTAATCCAACAAAACACGAATATGTTCCTAAACATACAAAACTCACCGAAGATGAAGTTAAAGAGTTTATGAAAGAATATTTGGCGCGCAGTAAAATGCATATGCACGTTATATTACAGAATGATCCTATCGCTAAATGGATAGGATTGAAACATGGTGATATAGTCAGGATAGACAGATATAACGAAAATAGCGGCGAATCTTTTTCATATAGATCTTGTATTTAAATAAATATATTATATCTATAAAATAATAGAGTATTATAAAATTAATTAATGACAAGTAGTATTGAAGATACTGATTTACATCACTATAGTGAATTAAGAGATGCTATAAATGATATTAGATATAAGATATTTAAAGGAGATAATAGTGGCAGCGCAAATACATTTGCAACTAATTTTAATTCATTATTTCCAGTAAATATTAACACTATTACTTATGGTATCGACAGTAATACTGTTAAATTAGTTACTGGCGCAAGTACTAATGGACTAACTACAGGACCTGTAGATACAGATTTTAAGAATTTATTACATAATTCATTATATCCTTATTTACATCAAACATATCACGCGGGTGATAGTACTACAACAATACAAAATACTCATATTCCTTCAAGTGCTGTAAGTAAAGACCATCTATGTTTTTTTAAATTTGATAATGCGACTCCTACAAATATTTTACCAGACGAATACGCTATAAATAACATATTGTATTCAATTTATAATATGGAAATATTTATTAAAATAATTGAGGCACTTAAAGATTGTTATAAAAATTATAGTACATTTTTTAAAGATTATTACACGACATCTACTAAAATATTTATCGTAGAAAGAAAACTAAAAAAAAATCATGATATATATACGCCAAGAGGCATATTTATAAATACGCAAGATATAAATCCATCTACGCCTGTTAATGGTATATATTTATATATAGGTGATTTAAATAATCTTTTTGGATCTGAAAATATTACAACGGTTAAATGTGTGGTTTCTAGTAGTAATACTATCAACGCGTCAGAAGTATCAAAGGTAGTTAATGGAGAATCTAACAGTTCTGATGATAAAGTATATATATTTTCTGATAATGATAAATTAGTTGTAAGTAATCAAGGAAATACAGAATACTATTTTAATTATTTAAAAATATATAGTGATGTATTAGCACAAACAACAGTCGTCTCACTAACAGGCGCTGCTTATACAGATCCAAAAAATTTGTGTTATACATATGTAATCCGTAGAATTTTTAATTTTATTAGTATTATTAAATATACTAAACCGGGAACAGATTTTTCTACTACAATTAATTATTTACATATATATTTATTATGTCTTAAATCAACATTATTATCATCTGTAAGAGCGGCAAATATATTTTTTAATAATAAATATGTTTTAAATGCCATTGCTATATCTTATGAAAATAATTTCTTATACAATTATTCAAATGAAAACGGTCCAAGTGGTTGCAGTAAGTTAGAATTTAATAATTTTATAAAAAACAAAGGTAGTGTAGATATTAGTACTTCAGAAACTTGTTCTGGTACATATAAATTACCTATTAATACCAGTAATCCTAAAGAATATAAATTTTTGTTATATAGAAAAAATGAACGAGAAGTATTAGATAATGCTGAAGTTTTTAAGAAATATGACAAATATTTACATGACGAAATTGAAAATACTAGCAGTCCAGTAATAGATTCGGCTTCTTCTGAATTGGGAATTCAATATTACACATTATTTAAAGATTACTATAAAATAGACGGGGATTATATAATATACAGCGATAAGGGAGATGGTCATATAGAGACAGATAGTATATTATATAATACAATTAGTAATAAAACAGAATATGAATCAATAAAAAACATGTTCATATTAAATAAAACAAGGGATTTTAATAAAACGTATAGAATAAAGGTAGGTGATGATGATGGCGGTTATAAAGTACTAAATTTCACAACATATAATAATACTTTGGGTAAAATATGTGTTAAAATAATTCTTCAAAAAAATAATAATGTATATGATCCTTCAAATAAATTAATAGATAATATAGATAATAAACAGAGATTTTATAATGTATATATAACTAAAATAACAGGAGAGGATTTACACGATGATTATCAAAATATAATTTCTTACACTAATAGTGCCCAACAGAATATTAATATGTATAAATCAAAAATTAAGAATGCAACTACGTTATATGAATTATATAAATCAAAAAATAATTTATTATTTAATCAAATGATTTCTTATATAATTATAATTATTATTGTTATAGTTGTTTTAATAATAGTTAATATCGCCGGTGTTGAAAAATCTCTTATAAAATCTATATCTTTAGCATGTCTTGGTGTTATAATCGTATTAATAATGAGTTATTATATTATGAATACTTTATATATAGAAGAAGGATTTCAAAATAGTTATTATCAAGGATTTGAATTGTGTCCATTATCACACAAATGTGTATCTGTTAAGGAAACACTATATAATAAGAAGAAGGAAAATGATACAAATATTTTAACACAAAAGAAAGATTATGTAGTTTCATATTTAAATAATAATGCCGCAAATTTAATTATTTTAACTAATTTAATAAAACCAAATATCGTCAATGATTCATTAAAAGATACTGGTAATCTATTGTTAATGTTATCTAAAAATACCTATAATGAAAAAAAACATATAAATGATGTTATCATTAATAAAAAGCATGACGGCGATATGAATATAGATGTTGTTAGATATGACAATAAAAATTATGATATGTATATAGTATGTATCCTAATATTAGGATTAATAATAATAAGTACCTACACAATAAATTTATATACTGATGATAAATATTTGGACTTATTATTATTAATAGTTATGATAATGGTTATATGTCTATTCACATACTTTATATTATATACAAATAGAATAGTTAGAACAGTCTCTTCGAATTATTATTGGGGTAGCGAATATAAAGACGAATACATATAAATTTATAAAAAATACTTATGAATAATATATATAAATGTATATATATATATTATATTATTAAATTTAACTTATGAAAAAGGATTCTAATAATCCTAAAGAAGACACCGAGGATACGGGGGATACCGAGGATACGGGGGATACCGAGGATACGGGGGATACCGAGGAGACGGAAGAGACCGAGGAGACGGAAGAGACCGAGGAGACGGAAGAGACCGATGAGACGGAAGAGACCGAGGAGACTGAAGAATATAATGAAGTTATTAATATTAACAATACAGATAATAACTTTAATAAATATCAAGACGAATATGATAATAATCAAATGATATATCTTATTTTAAATAATGGTCAATATGGTCAATCTAATAATTTTGCTAATAATCTCGATACTAATACTTATAATGGTAAAAATAAAAATAAATGTAAAAATAAGAACTGTGTTGGGGTAAAATTAAATAAACATCCTATTCATAAAAAAACTTCTAAATTCTATACAAAATATAATGTTATAGAAAAAAAATATTTTGATATACTACCCGAAGAAGATAAAGTAAAAATTTTAGAAAATGAAGATATAATAGAAAACACTACAATTACATATGATGTTCCGATGCGTTTTAAAATATTAAATTCTGATATAAATATCCGAACAAAAAAGAGCATAATATGGAAACTCGAGAGTTTAAATAAGATGAGTAATAATTCTTCGGAATATTATAAATTAAATTGCTGGATATCATCATTAAACAATATACCTTTTAATAAATTTTATGAAATACCTATTAAGATTAGCGACGGCAATGAAAAAATATGCGATTTTTTAAATAATATTAAGGCGCGCATGGATGATACGATATTCGGTCATAAGGATGCTAAAGAGCAAATTATTAGAGTATTGGCGCAACTAATATCATTTCCAAGGGCTACCGGGTATATTATAGGAATTCAGGGCAGCGCAGGTGTGGGTAAAACTAAACTTATTAAAGAGGGAATTTGTAATGCGTTAAATTATCCAAATGCTTTTATATCATTGAGCGGCACTGATGATTCGTCGTTTTTAAAAGGACATTCTTATACATATGAAGGGTCGTCTTATGGAAAAATATGCGAATCTCTAATGAAAACCGGAATAATGAATCCTCTATTTTTATTTGATGAATTAGATAAAGTATCAAATACATATAAAGGACAAGAAATAATTAATACTTTAATACACATAACGGATCCTGTTCAAAATGATAAATTTAATGACAGATATTTTGAGGAAATAGATATGGATATATCACGTTCAATGATTATATTTACATACAATGACGATTCTTTGATAAATCCTATTTTAAGAGACAGAATGATAGTAATAAATGTAAATGGATATGACAATGATGAGAAAATTATATTAGCGACAGATTATATAATTCCAGAAATATTAAAACAGTATAATTTGAATAAAGGAGATATATTATTTAACAATGAATTGTTAAGACATATTATTAATAATATAGATAAGGAAGATGGTGTTCGCAATTTAAAACGGGCAATAAACAATATAGTATCTTGGATTAATATGATGATATATGTACCTATAGATCTTATTAAAATTAGCATTCCATATACAGTATCTATACAGTTTTATGATACCTATTGTAAAAAAAATAATACTAATATATCAACTGCGAAATATAATTCTATATACTTATAATTACAAATTTAATATTTTTTATGCTCTTATTTAATAGTATTGAATTATAAATATGAGCAAAAACACCTTTATATTTTTTGGTTGTTGGAATAACATAAATTGTGAAAAAGATTACATATATCGCGATATAGTATTAAATACTATTAAAACATTTGAAAATGAAATTACAGATTTGTTTATAGCAGGAGATAACTGGTATAATACTTTAATAAACAAAAAATTAAAAACATCTGAATTACAGCAAGTACCTGAATTACCTGGAGTACCTGAATTACCTGGAGTACCTGGAGTACCGCAAGCGCCCGGCGATGGTAGTGATAAGGAAAAGAAAAAGTCTAAAGAGAAAAAAGATTCTGGATTTAAATATTATTTAATAGATACATTGGTTTCAGGATATCATATACTATATGGAATGAATAAGAATATTTATATTTGCGTAGGCAATCACGATGAATCTAGTATATATAAAGATGAAAAAAAAGATTGTATGATTAAAACACAAAAATATTATATGAATAAGATTAAAAATGAGATAGATAAGGCGAATGATAATATAGATAGTCTGCTATTAGAAGAAAATATTCCAAATCTCAATGATATTATTAAGAACGTATCTTTAGACGAAATAACTACTGTAGATAATAAAAATACTAAAATGAAATTATATTCGAACGAAATAATTGGTATTGAAGAAAAAGATAATTATGTAGTATTTATAATAAATACTAACATTTTATCTGACTCTTATTTGGAAAGTTTAAATCAAGAATTATCTAAATATACTACCGAAAAATCCAAGAATTTAAAGAAAATATTTGTAATGGGTCATATACCATTATTCTTTGATAAACATAAAAAAGAAAAAGATGATGTAATATCTAGCGCAAATGACGCCAAGGATACCAAGGATGCCAAGGATACCAAGGATACCAAGGATGCCGCAGGTTCATCTAAAAAAAGTGTTAAAAGAGATATAACAGATATTAAAAAAGGCAGATTCAATAACTCTTATGATTTAATAGATAAGATATATATAATATTGACTAGATATAATTGTACGTATATATGCGCAGATTGTCATAATTTTAATGTAATGAAAATAGAATGTGACGGAAAGTGTTTGATACAAATTACTTCAGGAACTGGAGGGGCAGACCCAGACAAAATAATAGATATATATGATGCGCCAAAGAAATCAGTATTTGTAAGTGATAAATATAGACCGCATTCTTTAGTATCTCAAAAATCTTCTGAAAGAATCAAGATAACCTATAATATTACTTATTATTCAATAAATTCTTATGGATATAGTACAGTTTCTGTATTTGACGACAATATAGCACTATCTTATAATAAACTAATTGAAGTCGATGGAGAACAATATGTTGATGATAAATATAGATACGTAATTAGTAATAATAATATCACATATCTTGGAAAAGAAACATCAAAAGATAAAGATAAAATAAATGATATATTAAAAATCTCTGCTGCGAAGAAAGAATTATATTGCGGACGTTTAGAGCAAAATACAAAGAAGAATATCGATGAAATTGATATAGATAATATAATTAAGTCGCAAGATAAAAAACGCGTCTGTTATAAGAAAATTAAGGAGTAATATAAAATGATAAAATATTCGCATATAATAAATATGATATACTACTATATTTTATTTATATCAATATTGATTTTGGTTATTTTAACAGTATATTATATTGTTCATGTATATAATTCGCTAATATTCGACGATGTAAATAACCATTTATATTATATGACAAGGGACGAAACGTCTTTATTCCTAGAATATGACGAAGATGCGTACGTCGCTAACTTATCTTCTATAGATTTATATGCTCGAAAAGCAATAACTAAAAGCGAATATTTAGATGTTATAAAAAATAGTGCCGCGTCTTTTACATATAGTGATAGAGAAATACTAGATAAATGTACAAAAATAGCGGACGAATTATTGAGAAAAGTTAAAATAGATTCTATTAGCAAGGAAAAGAATTTAAATTATTCAAAATATATTAATTATAAAGATATCGCAACAATTAAATGGGTTATATCAAAAACTTCGGCAGAAGATAGTGAAGATAAAATATATAGATACGAGGAAGGACTGCCGCACACTAGAAAAAATATTATATTTTTATCTACGAAAGTTATAAATTATTCAGAAGATGAATTAATAAAAATTTTAATACACGAAAAAATTCATATTTACCAAAGATATAATGAAAAGTTATTCAAAAATATAATTAATAACATGGGATATACAGAGATATCAAATATAAATGAGATATCCGCAGATACTCTCAAATATATACGCGCAAATCCCGACCTTGATAAGAAAGTATATAAAAATATAACTGACGGGAGTCTAATGTTATGTTTATATAATAGCGATAGACCCAACGGTATTAATGACGTAGTTATAAAAGATTATTCGTTGGAACATCCATATGAAAAAATAGCGTACGAAATATCAGAGTATATTCATAATATGAGCAAGATAGAAATATATAAACAGATATAATTAGCGCATATTACATATTACATATTACATATTACATATTACATATTACATATTACATATTACATATTACATATTACATATATAAACTATATAATATTATGTTATTATAATATAATATGGAAGAAGTATTTAAGCAAGCGCCGGAGGGTATAAGTTATGAAGAGGTAGAGAAGATTTTCAATGATAATAATAAAGATGTATTGAAAACACTCATAGAATTATGGAAAATACCTCGAGAAAATATTAAAAATATTAGTGAAGAAAGTAGCAAATGGACTGATATAAGGAATACGTGCGACGACTTTGATAAAGAAATGAAAAAAGTATTGGATGCCGCTAAAAATAATAAGTAATGTGTGATATCTAGCAAATTATTCTAAAGATAATAAATTGCGAATATGATTAATTTCCATATCATAATTATCGGAAGGTGTTTCTAATATAATTGTAGGCAGTGTCATATTTTTAACATTATTGCGATTATTGTTATTATTAGACAAAGATGATATAAAATTATTCATATCATTTATAGATATTTTTCCATCCAATAAAACAGAATGCCTATCTTTCAATTCTCCTTTTTTTACAAGACTGTTATTTAAATGTATTACAGTAATGTCCTTGCTATTTTTTTTAAATAAAATATCGTAGGCTTCCGCTAATTCATATCCTAGCGCCCACGTATGTGCTGTATCAAAGCATATTCCTAGATTTTTTTTATCTTCTTTCGAGAAACTATTAAAGAATTGGATAAATTCATTCAAATCTTTTAACAATTCTGTTCCTTGACCGGCGGGCGTTTCAATAATTAATTTGGTTTTCAAATTGTTATTTCGCATAACTTTCAATATATACTCAATAGCAATTTTCATATTATTTAGTCCCTGTTCATAAGATAGTGAAACGTATTTTCCAACATGTAATACGACACCTTCGGCACCCATCATAGATGCCAGCGTTAGTTGATTAATAAGTAATTTAATCCATATACATTCTTCTAAAGGCATTATTCTTTTACCTTCACTAGGGTCTTTAGATATATTTATAGTATATGGCGCGTGTATAACAAGATTAAAATTATTTTCATTCAAATAGTTTTTAATATCTCGCGATTTATTTATATAACTGTCTAGATTCGTAATAGTATTACTTCTAGGATTTGAAATAAATATTTGAAGAGCATTCCCTCCATTTTTCTTTATATTATTCATAGTTTCTATAATTCCCCCGCTTTCATCGCGTTTAATATGCGCGCCAATATAATAATTCGATTTCATTATATTATTATTGTAAGATATTGCGATATATTATAATAATATATTTAAAAAAATAAAAATCAATTTTTAACAATATCTAAAATATCTACTTATTACATATTACTCATTATTACTCATTATTACTCATTATTACTCATTATTACTCATTATTACTCATTATTACTCATCAATAATCGTCTGAATAATATTCCGAATCATCTTCGCTAATATAATCACAATAGTAATCATCATAATCGTCGCTATTGTAATTGCTAGAATTATGTTCATCATCTTCATAATTATCATAATAACTATAATCAATATAATTATCATCATTTTCAATCGCGCGCTTTCGCTCTTCTGAATTATTTTGTTCGCGATAGTATTCGTATTTCTTATTAATGGTATTATAGTGAGTATTAATATCGCAATTTTCATATTCCGTCTTTTCTTTTAGTTCATTTGCGATATATTCGCGTCGCGCCATAGTAAAGAAACTTTTAGGAGGATTTAGTTTATTACTAAAATCATCCACGATAAAATTTTTATATTGTGTAATCAATTTACTCTTATCATAGTTCTTATTATTTCCGTAAAAGTCAATATAATAATTTACAACCGCTTCCATTCTATATTTCTTGATATCATCTACATTATATTTTCTTACAATAAGATGCTTAACATAACCATCAAACAATTCTTTGATATTATAAATAGTTAATGATTCGTTTGCGAGCGTATTCTTGTTAATCATAATAGTAGCAAAGTCGTTAAATGAATAATCCGTCATATTATATATCCTTAATAACTTAAACTTAAACTTAAAACACGCACAGATGTTAAATATTATATTATATTACTTATATATCAATTTTTATTTTATTATGATTGTGACAATATTTTTGCGATTATTTTATTTATAGTTTCATTTGTTTTATCTGTATCAACATTATCCGAATGTCTATACTCAATGTATAATGTTTTAATCTCTTTATTATCCGCCTGCGCGGCTCCCTCGCCCATACTATTACAGATATCAGTTCGCATAATTAAAGATATTCTATTAGATATTTTATATTCTTTGATAATATATTCGGAAATATTATCTATCTCATTTGTACAAGGAAATGTATAATTCGGTTGTTTATCATTCTTTGAACATATTACTAAAATATCTTCCAGTTTATCCAGTTTTTTCTTAATTTTACTAGAAACATATTGGTTATCATTTGATAATTCATACGTATATATCCTTTCCTTATGATAATAGGTTTTGTATTTTTCAACTCTGCTCTTCTTATAATAATTGTCTATAAATGATTCCAATTTATTCTTAATAGATACATCTATTACATTATCTCGTCCTATTTCATGTATATTTAATTTATTTATAAAATATATTTCTATCAAATTAATATCGCTTTGGGTTGATACCATTTTATCTGGTGTATTATTTGTATTTGTATTTGAAACATACTTATTAATATCTATGAACATATCAAAATATATATACTGATTATTAATATATATATCATTTTTTAGATTTATATATAAAAAATTGATTATTCTATATATTTATATATTAAAACCTTATTATGAATAATGATTTTAAAATCTATAAATTAAAAGAAGAAATAGATAAATATAGTGCTATTAATAATAATCCTGATATTTCCAATAATCACTATAATAAACATAAAATACGCGATGATTTTCGTAGTATGCTTATAAACAATTTGTTCATTTCAGAATTAGAAGCGACCGATTTAGAAATAGGCATTTTCAATTGTACAATTGATTACTGTAATACCAATAAGATTCAACTAACCTGGAAGTGTTCTTTATTTGTCGATACCTATATTAATATATCTAGAAGCATCTACTCTAATCTTAAATCTAATAGTTATATTGGAAACATTAATTTATATAAAAGGATGGTTGAAAATAAAGAGTTTGTTCCTCATATGCTTCCGTATATGCAATGTCATAATATATTTCCAGAGAGATGGAAGGATATTATTGATAAAAATAATTTGCGCCTCAAAGAAGCCTATGAATTTAACATTGTCGCCATGTCTGATATGATTACATGTATGAGATGTAAAAGCAAGAAGGTTAGTTATTATGAACTTCAGACGCGTTCTGGCGATGAAGCATCGACGCTGTTTATGGAATGTCTTATTTGCGGAAAGAAATGGAAACAGTAATCTAATTATACATTTTCTACTATTCTATATTCAAAACATTCTCTTAATATATAAAACGCAATACCAATATATATTTTTGATTCGTCGTTATCTACAATTTCTCTAATAATATTATAGTATTTTTTATTTAATATAAAATGTTGGATAGCATTCTGTATTCCATATTTATATATTATTTCTTCTATATCTTTTTTTTCATAAAATGGCAGATGTATATGATTATAGATGTACTTTTCGGTATTACATATTAATGCCCTTCTGTCTGTTAAGGTAATATATTTAATTTTGCTAAATATATCTGACGCGATAATATTATCAGGTTTTGTCAAAATTATCTTGTATTTATATATTTTTTCTGATGTATCTGTATCTATATATGTATCCGACATTTATTAATAATAATCCTTATATTTTTATATAATATTGTCTAGTGTAATAAGTAATATAGATATACAACCAAATAGAATACCTAATACGCCTTGATAATTTATATTGAAATATTTATTGTAATATATAGTAAATAGCAGTAATAATATAATTTCAAATACTGCGAATGTTCTAAAATATGCTGGGTTCGGAGATATCTTAATTATATAATAACCCAAAAGAGATACAAAGAATAGCAATATGGAATATATATAGTATTTCGGATTGCTTATTATATCTACTATATTTTTATCATTAATATAAAAATATATGAAATATATTAAACTTATAAGACCTACTAATATATTGATAATTATTGGAAATAAATATTTAGGAGTATCGTCGTATTTTATATATAATATAAACCCGGCTATTATTGTACTCCTTAAAATCGACAAATATACCCATTCCATTTATTATTCTTATATATAAAAATTTTATTGTATGTTATAACGGACGCTAAACCAGATTATTTCTAAAAATCAAAAATAAAATTTGAGTACATAACTTTTTATTTTCTAATATTTCAAAAGTTTTCTAGAAATTTCTAAATAAAAAAAGTTATGTACTCAAATTCTAAAATCAAAAAAAGAAAATATCTTGGTTCCCCCCATCTATTACGTGTAAAATAATGATATAAATGTACTATAATATAATAAATAAAAATAAAAATTGACTGCGTGTTTATTATAATTAATTACCACAATGTCTGACAACATGACTACTGCTAACGCCGCCCCTGTTTCCAAGGTTACCAATAATATCCAAGTATCTTATAATGCCTATGATGAAAATGTCGTTTATACGACTGATAAAATGAACGTCAGTTTCAACATTTCATTCGGCAAGGGAAAGGATAGTCTTGTCTATACAAACGAAAGAGACCTTAAGGAATTTACTACGGAGTATATGGTGGAAACTGTGGAGAATGATAGTTCCAAGCATTATTATGTTGCAGCTCAAGAAGGTCCTCTTCAAGTTAAGATTGAAAATCTAGATATTTATTCGCGCTATAATAATAATAATTGCGATTATGCGCTTGGATTTGCGGTAGATTTTGAAGAACCTGAATATCTCGAGGAAAGTAATTACACGCCATTTAATATTGATAGAGATGGTGTTATGTGGTCTATCCCAGTTGAAGAATTGTGGAAAGGTAGTAGCCCCAGCGTATTTTATCAAAATGCTAAAGCGAAATATCAATGGACTACTTCGCGTGCCAAGTGTATGGGAGAAGAACTTGCCGAAGATGAAAAAGAAGTTGGGGTCGAAAAAACTAGCGAATCGACTGGTTTGATGTATTTGTCGTTTATGATTCTTAGCAAAGAAAAAGAGGTTGTTCAAGAACGCGAAATTACGCGCAGTTGTAATATGCGTAGTGGTGGCGTTTCGCGTAGTATTACTCGCAGTATTATCCCTGATACTGTAGCGGGAAGAGTAGGATATGGGCATGCTGCGACGTCTTCTTCTGTCGCAAGTACCTTTAAGTATGCTAAACATACTTCGCGAGTAGTAATTCCAGTCCGTATTAGAATTTCAAAGGATTCGGCAATTGGAGATATGAATTGTTCGAAGACTCTTAAGGGTGCTGAAGTTAATATGGAAAGGAAGAAAGTTGTTGTCGCCCCTTTCCTTCCTTAAATCCCCTCCTAGTTTATCCATACATCCATACATCCATACATCCATACATAAAATTATAAACAGATTTGTATTATATATTTTTATATTTTTGTTATTAGTTATAGAGAGATATTAAGAGTTATCGAGAGATATTAGGATAATCGCCATACATCCTAACATAATTCCTAAAATACTTTGATATGATATTTTTACATTTTTTTCGTAGTATATTGCGAATAGTAATATGAATATAATTTCAAGAGCGACGAATACTCTAAAATATGCTGGGTTAGGACACGTTTTTATAATGTAATATCCTAAGAGTATAACTAGAAATAATATGAAAGAATATATATAATATTTTGGTTTAATAATTTCTGTCTTTAGATAATAATATTTGTAAAAAGAGAATATATAGAGAACGCTTAATATACCTACTATTACATTCGCTATAATTGGGAAAATATCGCTAGGCGTTTCGTCATATCTCAAAAACAATATTAAACCTGCTACTATTACACTGTGAATGATAGAAAGTACTATCCATTCCATAATTTAATCCTATTTATTATGTATATAAAAATAGAATATCGCAAAGTTTAATATATATACACATAAATTATTGGAAATAGATAGAAAGATAACATTAAAAATAATAAGAAATCATTTGTAATATTTTCCATAATTTAATATTTACTTATGTCTAATATAAAAATTGATTTAAGATTTATGAAGATAATTATATAAAGAACTTATGTCAATCGCTAATAAAATCAGTATTAAGGATAAGTTGGATATTACTTATAATATCTTGAATATCCTTATGAAAAACAATAAGACCATTGTTAGTAAAAGCGTTTATAATAAAAATAAGGGTTTTGATGAAGTAATTCGTAAAAATACTCGCAGTCCGCAATTCTTTTGTACTAATTTCTGCGGAGGCAGTATCAATGATTGTACATGCCTTCATAGGTCGCATTAAATTCGAATAAATTCGAATAAATTCGAATAAATTCAAATAAATTAAAATAAATTAAATATTCAATTTTTTATGAACAGTTTCTATAGCGCCTTCAACCCACGCTTGACGCTCGCTATATGTTTCTCCTAATATATAGATATCTTTGGGGATAAATATATCGTCTATTTTATATTGTATATTTTTTGTATTTACTCCGACATTCCACATATGATCACCAGATTCCCAAAAATGCATAGTAATCCATTCAGGTTCTTTAATATTTTTTTCAGGAAACATTTCATTCAATATTTTCGTTAAATATTTTTTGACATCTTTTTCAGTCTTAAAAGCATTCCAAAAATCGGCATTATATCTATCACTATAACTGATTTGTATTAAACCGCTATTATAATCAATAGGAATAATAAACTGTAGTTTGTTTTGCGTAAGTATCTTTGGCATATCCTTAAACCAGACATCTTTATATTGCGCAAATATTCTTAATAAATGTCCATCACTAACAGTATTAAATAGATAATCGTATTTTTTAAAATAATTTATTTTCATATAATCGCTTCTTTTAAGGGTTAAATATAATTTCGAATAGTTATAGATATTACCATTAACTTTTATAGTTTTCTTATTATCTTTAATATCTTCTAAAATTGAAGAAAATTTAACAGAAACGCCGGCATCTACTATATATTTATATAACACATCGCATAATATTTGTATTCCGTCGCGCAGTACAAAAAAATCATTGTTACTAATATCAAAATCTTTTCTTAATGTTAGAAGCCCATTATAAGCATTCATGTCATACATTTCACCGAGATAACCGAGAGATACTTTGAGCAACTCTACTTCATTCGCGCTCAATATTAGAGAAAAATAGTTATGTAAATTATATAGATTCGGGTCATATTTGTTGCCTTTATTTTTTTCAATAGCATATCCCCATAATTCTTTTAAACTTTTGAATTTAGAATTATAATGCTTTAGCAGCCGCTGTTCATTCATTAAGCGACCTTCTATAAAATAATTAGTGTTTTTACTAATCGTTATCATCTGGTCTTGAAGATTAAAATCCTTTATTAGTTTCATTACATATTTATGTTTCTTTCCTAATCTTCCGGCGCCAACTGAATATCTAAACCCTTTATGTTCATTTGTATAAATACGACCACCAATTCTCTGCGAACCTTCGAATATAACAATATCCGCAGACGGTACCTCATTTAATAATAATTTATACGCTAGATATAATCCTGTAATACCTGACCCAATTATAGTATGCTTCATTCTTTGTATTATTGTATTATAATATTATTGTATTATAATAATATTATTTTATTGTATTATAATAATATTATTTTATTGTATTATAATAATATTATTTTATTGTATAATGATGATTTATCTCAATAATCTATATATCTTTCTATAACAACCCTTATTATATCAACACTGGTATTAAGATATATCTTGGAAACCAAATAATAACTTTTTTTGATTTTAAAATTTGAGTACATAACTTTTTTATTTAGAAATTTCTAGAAAACTTTTGAAATAATAGAAAATAAAAAGTTATGTACTCAAATTTTATTTTTAATTTTTAGAAATAATCTGGTTTAACTATCGAGAATATACTAGACATACTACGTTTTTCCGCATTTTTCTCTCATATTCTTCGGTAATTTCTCGAACTTTTGTTTCGCGGATATCATCGTATTCATATGTTTTACCATTCCTTTTTAATAGCGCGGTATAATGCCCCGATTCTACAGTATCCCCCTTGTGTAATATAATAGACCTCAATTTTAACGCCTTCTTATCTCCTTCTATTTTTATAGTATTAGGATAAATAATTTTAGTAGTTAATTTATTATCATCTCCTATATTTCTATATATTTCTACTAGCAGTACTCCATTTGTCTTCAATATATTATACTTCTTTTCATAGTGTGTTACAAGTTGCCCCTTCGAATTTTTAAAATAATTCTTCTTATCAAAATCATATATATCAACGCGATATGGTATTATTGAAGATATATCGAATTTGCTTTTACCCATTAAATATAAAGATGATACGTCATATATCATATTTCGCTTATACTTATTATTTCCATCCATAACATTTACATTGTTTTTAAAATCAAATATCTTATCTAAATATGTTATTAATTCAAATACGTCTATTTGTTGAGTAATCCAATTTTCCCTATTATTAAAGAAAATCTTATTGTTTTCATTAATTTTAATAAGTTCTCTATAATATTTTTCTAAATATTTTCTTATCATATTACATTGTTTATTTTCTATATCATCATTATTATTAATATATTTATATATATAATATAATTCTTCTTGAATTCGCGAAGCATATTTGTGTTCTAGTTTATTTTTAAAAAACATATTATATATTACTCTATTCTTAAAATGAAATAATGCGACCAATAAACTATCTATATAACAACTGTTATTATCATTGCTAATATCTAGTTGATTTTTATCCTTCATTAAATTTTTACCAATTGCCCCCTTAATATTTACACACCTATTAGTCTTCGGATTTAATATTTTATCTTTAGGACATTCCTTCATATTAGTAATTATCTATTATAATAATATATATTATTACAATTATATAAATAGTATTTAGTATATATATCTTAAATTAATATCATAATGTTTTATAAAAATGAAGAAGGTTATATTAATCTATTAAAAGATACTTTAAACGGCGAATATAAAATAACTAGGAATGGTAATGTATTTTCGCGTTTTGGTTGTATGATTAAGTTTGATAATATTTCATCATCATTTCCATTGATTACTACTAAAAAAGTATTTTTTAGAGGCATCGTAGAAGAATTGCTCTGGTTTTTAAGAGGTTCTACGGACGCCAATGAACTTAAGGATAAAAATGTTAATATTTGGAACGGCAATTCGTCGCGCAAATATTTGGATAGTGTCGGTCTAATAGATTTTGAAGAAGGCGAATTGGGACCCGTGTATGGTTGGCAGTGGCGCATGTTTGGTAAAAAATATATATCTAAAAAATCTAGAGAGTCTAGAGAATCTAGAGAAGAAAATAATATAGCAGTTGATCAAATTAAATATGTTATTACAGAATTACTTAAAGAAAATAGTCGTCGCGCGGTGTTATCTGCGTGGAATCCTGTAGATTTAAATATTATGGCGCTGCCCCCGTGTCATATTCTCTATATCTTTAATAAATCTAAAGATGGTCTATGTTGTCATCTTACTATGAGAAGTTCTGATTTATTCTTAGGTCTTCCTTTTAACATCGCAAGTACTGCTCTATTAACGCAAATACTTGCGCACGTATTACATATGAACTCTTCGGAAGTATGCTTGTCTTTGTGCGATGCTCATATCTATGATGAACACGTGGAACAGGTAAAAAAACAAGTTGATTTAGAAATATACGAGAGTCCTCGTGTTATAATTGAAAAGGCAGCGCCTGCTATTGAAACGTCTTTGGATGACAAAATAAAATGGATAGAATCTCTGAAATATAGCGATTTCACCCTAATAAATTACAAATCATATGACAAACTCCCGGCAATTATGAAATAAGCACATATATAAAAAAATGATTATTATTTTTATACACCTATATATAATAAATGTTAGAATATATTTATATTCAACAAAATAATGATTGGGATTATGAGAAAAAATATAAGTTTGGATACACATCTAATCCATTACAAAGAATCAAGAATAGTCACGAACAGCATTCTCATAAATCTAAATATATAGCATTATATGTAATAGATAAAACAGATAAATATTCTCTACATTATACAGAATATGATAAGATAATCTATAAATCGCATTTAAAACTTTTGAAATCTAAATATAATCATGATTTTCCCAATTTACAAAATATTAATAAATATATAGTAAATAATGGAGGTTCGCGAGAGTTTATATTTCAAGATGGGCTAGACATATTTAACAAAATATTATTGGAAGAGTTTCCTATATTAGGTTTAAATGTAAAAAACATAGATATCGAAAAAATAAATACAGAGATATCTCTATTTTACAAAAATATTAGACAAATTCACAATGATGATATTACAGATATTGAGGATACAACAGATATCGCAGAAATTGTAGATACTTATGAATATAATAGGGATGCGATTAATAAAATTAATATTGTAGGAGTTAATAAATTGCGCCCATACCAAGAATATATTATTATTAAAATGGGCGAAGAGTTAATTAAAAACAATAGATGTTATTTGGTTTTACCAACTGGTGGCGGAAAAACAATCATAGTATATAATTTATTTAATATGTTAAAACCGAAGATAATATTAATATTTTCACCGCGATTTATTATAAATAAACAGAATATTTCCAATAAATATTTAAATATACTTAATATTAAATATAAATTAGCAACAGATATATCGGATAATATAACAGAACCTACAATTATTGTATCATGTATTCAATCCTTAAATAAGATATGTGAAAATATTAAAAAGTATCAAATTAAAGATATTGTTGTATGGTTTGACGAAGCACATTGGTCTCTTGAAAATTGGATATATAATAATGATATCGAAAACAATAGATGTTTTATATTAAATGATAATATTCACATATCAAACCGCATATTTTCTTCCGCGTCACCTAATATGAATTGTATTACTGAACACAATAAAATATTTGGTAATATCATATCTAATATAACATGTAGTGAATTAATAAATGAAAATTATTTAAGTAATATTAAACCCTACATATTTAATACTGATAAAAATAGCCCCGATATACTTCAATATTATTTGAAAGGTTTTAAGGAACATAATAAAAAATATGGTTTTAGTTTTCATCATTCGCAAGAAAATGCTAAAAGTTTATTTAAACTTCATTATAAATTTTATAAAGAAAAAAAAACAAATATTAAACCATTCTTATTGATATCGCAAAACTTTAAAGATGACTCTATAATTTTAGAATATACTTACGAAAATGTTAATACATTTGAGAATACTGAATATAGTATCGCTTATGTCGTCGATCAATATAGTATGGGGTATGATTTTGAAAAGATTGATATAGTTTATATGAGTGATCCCAAAAGGTCTTACAAAGATATTATTCAATCTATTGGAAGAGGTATGAGACCAGATAAAAAAGGAGAAGATGGGAAAAATTTAAATAAAATATTACACTGTTATATGCCCGTTTATATTGAGGCTTTTAATAAAGAATCTGATTATAAAAACATAGTGGATGTTTTGAGATATCTAATATATAATATAGGATTATCATTTTCTGATATTAAATTTATTAATAAGTCGGTGGATACAAGAGATAATGCAAAAGATTGCGGTGGATATAGTGTTGTAAAAAAATACGATGGTTGCGAAGATATTAGTGCGATTTTATTAGAACTTTTAAAGCAAGATCATAGCGATAAGTGGAATACAAATAAGATTACAAAGCACTTAAATAAGTACAATATTCACTCAAAAATAGATTATGATAAATATAGATGCGATAATGAACATCTGGACCTGCCTTCAATTGATAGTTTATTTAAAGATTTAAAAGATTTTTCGTGGTATAATACATATTCAAAAGAATCTTGCCCTTATTACAATCGGCAAGAGTGTATAAATGTTATTAAAGAGATTAATGATAAAAACTATCATATTTTATGTGATATGTACGATGATGAAGAAAAAATAAAATATATAAATAATATTGATAATAAAATACCTAATACTAATTTATGGAGATTTTACGGCGGAGCAATTACAGACTTCGCTATTAGTTATTAAATAGACTGATTGCTATCTTCTTCAACATTTCAATATGTTGATTCTCTTGTTCTATCTTATCTAGAAAATTCTTTTTATGCTCTTCTGTAATATTCTCATATATTCCAATAATCTCCTCCTGTCTTTCAAGAGAAGGGATTGGGATTTTAATTTCCATTAATTCTTTCATATCAATATTTCCATTATTAGTGCAATATTTTGCTAATCCTTGTATTTTATTTTGAATTGATTTTAGATAATAAGATAAATATTTAAAGTTATTATTTGTTTTAGGTAATAATTGAAATACTGCTATATTTGCGGCACATTTACCATTAACTTCAAACACTTTCCCTATACCATAATTCTCACTAATTGGTTTAGATGAACTTCCACCTGATTTAATGATAAGTAAATATTCTTTACCATCAAAATCAAATGTATTATGCGTTCCGCTTGGATTATTACAAGATGCTTTGTAAAATGGGTATTCTCCTGTATTTGTAATATCTTTTGAATTTGTTTTACCATTACCATTTAATTTAAATAATTCACCAAGAGTTTTAATTTCACTCTCTTTAAATATATCGTTCAATTGTTTTAGATAAAATTTTTTCTTAAATAATTCACCTTCATATTTTAACTGCTTTACTCTCAATTTTATCGTATCAATACTATTACTAATTTCATCCATATCTTTTATAATCTCTTCCTGTCTTTCAAGTGATGGGATTGGGATTTTAATTTGTTCTAATGATTTCTTGTTTAATGAACCATTACCAAGCATTCCCGAACCAAGTTTTGAAAAGTCATTAATAGTCAAATAGTAATATAAATATTTATTATTTAATAAATCATTATTTTTACTTAATATTCCTGCGATTGCTTCATTTGTATATAATGGATTACCTACAATTGCGGTTTTACCAATACTTAATTTAAATGAGAACAATATTGTATCTTTTGCAAATAATTTTACACTGCTATTTTGAACTCCCAAATCAGTTATTTTTTCTTTTGTATCATAAATATAACCTCCATTTAATTCTCTTACTGAAACCCATAGATTATTTCCATTTTCATAATATTCATTTTTACTTCTTGAAGGTGTTCCTCCAATATCAAACTTACAAACCTCACCAAGAGTCTTTATAACGACTCCTTCGCCGTATTGGATTTGCTCTGTTTTTGTATAACTTGATATTTTAAAATTGTAATTATTATTCTTAATATTTTTGATAGGAACAATCATATTACTTTTAATACTTTCGCATTCTTTTGTAGTGATTTCCATAAATTCGATATTTTTGGTAGAACCTTCTTTTTTAAATATTATAACGGCAGTTTCAATACTGGTATGAGAAAATGTTTTTGGCGGAACATAAATGATTTTTAATATATTTACAGATTCACACATATATTTCCTTAATTTTATAAATGATTTACTATCAAATAACTCTCCGTACGGAAGAATAATCGCACATACTCCTCCTTCTTTCAACATATATATACAATGTTGAATAAATAAACCTGTACCATTATTATTATCAGATATAGGATATATATCTTTAAATCTAGTAGTATCGTCTTTTTTAAAGTAATCAAATCTTTTTTGCAAAGCTTTATAATTCATACTAGTTCCAAATGGTGGATTCGTAAATATAATATCAAATTTATTTGTAATCAAATAAGGGTTTTCGCATAAACTATCACATTTAATTATATTACTATTAAAGTTATTTGTTGTTAGAAATATAGAACATTCTCCAAACTTAATAGTATCTTTTTCTACTTCGCATCCATATATATTATTTGGAATAATGTTTCCATTACTATATGCGCGCGTAAGTAATCCCCCGGTTCCCATACAACAATCATATATCGTGGGGTTTTCATAACTCTTGATAATATCATTAAATCCACAACCGTGAAATATAATATTAATTAAATGTCTGGGTGAGAAAAACTGCCCCAATTCTTTAGAACCCTTACCTCCTCCATATTCGCGAAATGCTTCGTGGACATCTCCGTAAGATGTAGCGAATGCATCTACAAATTCTTCATTAATCTCTATTTTACAAATAACATCAATAAGTTTCATAAATGAAGCTTCGTCATTAAAACTGAATCTACAATCTTCTTCGTTATATATAGAATTTTTGAATATTTTAATAGCAAAACTCATAATAAACATTCTCCACTCGTTCAATGGATTATCGGTTTTAAGAAACTCTTTTATATTTTTACAATATCCCATATATTTATCATATCTTTCTTGAGACATTTCACCATCATTAAGAAACTTTTTACATATTTTAAATAATTCACTATTTTCGTCGGCAAATTGAGATTTAAATATATGAATAGTTAAAATCTTCATAATATCATTTTGCGCTTTTACACCTACAATAGCATTACCATACAATATATTATGACACATTTTAATAACTTGCTGTAAGTTATCTTTAATATTCTTATACTTATCGTCAATTACAACATTTTTTTTGCTTATAGTCCATATAATTTCATTAACTATTACATTTAATTTTTCATCATAAGCATCTTCTTCTTGTGATACTATAATCTCATTAATATCACCTAATGCTTCTCTCATAGTATTTTCGTATTTTCTAATATTTTTAATAAGTGTTTTCTCTATATATACTTTATTCCGCTTACTCATATACGGAATATTAATACTTTTACAATGCTCAATTAACTCTTCGAGAGTATAATTTTTATAATCAGCCATATTGATATTATTATATTAAATCAAATAATCAATTTTTATATTTGACGCTCCGCCTTCCATTTTTTAAATTTATCACTAAATGTACATGCGAACTTGAGAACCGTCATGGCATTCTTATCTCTAAAAGCAGTTCGCAATATTTTACTATCATTCATGGTTTGTACTAGAGCGATACCAATAGATTTATCATTCACATTTTCTGTCTCATAGATATTATATATATCAGGTTCAAGAGTTTTCATCAAGAACAATATTTTTTCGTTATCATTACAAGTATTCGCGTGTGTTTCTTTAGTATCTACAATATCTACTTCTTTTACCTTATCAAGTATATTTAGAGAATTCGCTGGATTCGCGGGATTAATTTCATTATTATTATCATTAATAATTTCTATATTATGATTTTCAATAGTTTTAAATTCAGTAATATCCTTCGTTTTTCTTACTACGTCGATAACATTCGTTTCATCAAAATTATAAAGTTTAGGTTTGTATTTTAAGTCGCACGGCCATATATATATGCCTCTGCAAGTATAATTTAGACTATTGGACAATTTATGTAATTCTTCGATAGATTCTTTATACATATTGAAATAACATTTTACTTTAAAATTACATACATCTATAGTACTATCTGGAGTATATTGTGTTTCTAGCAGATTATAAATAATATTGAGTCTTTCAGGTAGAGTTTTATTATTAAGATATTTTCCTTCATAACATATAATATCATTAATTAAGAATGTCCATGTATTATCCTTACATTTAACCATTTCACCATCAATAAGAGTATTTTTAAATAATTTTTTATCAAAAAGTCCTCTGCCAAAAATAATGCGCGGTCTTTGATATCCTGGATGTATCTTTTTATCTATATAATACATCGTCTCAATATCGTTATATAGGGTAAAATAAAGATAGTATCTATTACCATTTGAACGCAAATTCATGAGATGATTAGTAGTTACTACATTAACATTACTATTATCTAGATTATGATGATGTCTCTGTAATATCTTAATTTTATACAATGTACTCAAATCGCTCAATATATCATCTTTGTGTTCATTGCTCTTAATATTTAAAGCGATTCTGTTAGAAAAACTAATTATCCCTTGCATTTGTTTTAAATATTAATATTGATATATTTATATATCATTTTTTCTAATAATAATTCTTTTTATTCTTCAATATAATATATTTTATATGCATCTATATTATAGAAAAGTATGGAAAAGTTACTATATGACCCTATAAATTTAGAAAATATTCCAATTAATGAATACCTTGATAATGACGCTAATAACACTGTTATTATTTTAAATAAGAAGGCGTATGGTATTAACAAGGCGCTGTTTATGTTTAATAACGAAATGAAAAGATGTATTATAGCGAATAATGCTTTGCTTAAGAAGGCTACTTATGATAACCCAGAAACCTTCTATGATATAGGGTATTTCATTGGTAAAAAAGTTATTGTCGCCCTTAATACATTAAACGATGCTTTGAATAAACACAGAATTATAGAACTAACTTCGAAGACCACAGGAGATACTTATATAAATAAAGAGTTATTGGAATTAACAACAATAGGCATACTAAAACCACCATCTAAAAAATCAGTAGGAAAAGTTAATTTTAAATACGCATACGAAGACGTATATTTTGAGAAATTAATATCCGATTTTTTACGTCAATATAGTATGAGATTGTATTATTATTTAAATAAATGTTTATTAAATCCGGACTTATATAATAAATTATATAATAATGATGATGAACTATTAAAAACTAATTCATCATTATTATTTAATAATATGTATAATAATAATACACTATTAAACAATGGATTAATTTCATTATTAAAAAAAGATTTAAAAATTAAAAAGAAAAAAGTCTTTAAGAATATAGATTTTAAAAATGCTATAGATGATGTAATTACTAATATAGACAAGGTATTTATTGAAGCGGCGCCTCGATACGAAAAAAAATATATTCATACAGTTTTTTATAGAGGAATGGCGGGAAAATATCTTAATACAAACGGAGGTTATTTAGAAAATGTAGGTGATACCGCGTTGATTCTTAATTATACATCTGTTTCTTCTAATTATTTTGCTGCTAAACAATTTGCTCAATATGTAGCAAATCCTAGTATATATAAAATATATCTGGAAGAAGGATTGCCTTTTATAAATATGGTATCTACAACAAAGTATAAACATGAAAAAGAATACTTGTTGCCTCGTAATATAATTTTTGAAGTTATAAGTAAAAATGGAAACGAATATACTCTATTGGCGAAACCCTTTAAAAAAGACCAGTTTGCTATAAAAACTGGCTGTATTCCATTTGACTTTTATGATATCGTGCCTGCTACTCCAGCGACGCTATCCACGTCTCTATCTTCTAAACAATCTGTGCCAAAAGTTAAAAAGTCAAATGCGGATTCTGGGAAAAGCAAGAATATTATTAAACCTATTAAAAAGAGATGCCCTAAAGGAATGGTCAGAAATAAAATAACAAAAGAATGCGTTCTTAAAGCGAATGCTAAAAAGAATACTAAATTAAGGCGTTGTCCTAAAGGAACTCGTCGCAATCCTAAAACATTACTATGCGAATCTAAACTTTAAGTAATTATAAAATATCAGGTTATTTTTGTAATTTAATATATTATTATCATGATATATTATAGAATATATAGAATATATAAAATAGCGCAGATATGTTATTATACGATCCTATTAATTTAGAGAATGTATCTATCGAAGATTACCTCAAAAATGATGCTAATAACATAGTTATCATTTTAAATAAGAAGGCTTATGGTGTTAATAAGTCTCTCTTTATGTTTAATAACGAGATGAAGAGATGTATTATAGCAAATACGGCATTACTTAAGAAGGCCACATATGATAACCCAGAAACATTCTATAATATAGGGTATTTTATTGGTAAAAAGGCTATCGTTAATCAGAATACATTAAACGATGTCTTGAAAGAACACAGGATTATAGAATTAACTTCAAAAACTACAGGAGATACTTATATAAATAAGGAGTTATTGGAATTAACAACAATAGGCATAATTAAAATGTCTAAAAATTCAATAGGAAAAGTTAATTTTAAATATGCCCATGAAGACGTATATTTCGACGAATTAATGTCTTCTATTTTAAAAGAATATAGTTTGGAAATGTACTATTATATAAATAAAAGTTTATTAAATCCAGAACTATTCAATAAATTATATAATAATGATAAGCCATTAAACTACGAATTAGTTGAACTATTAAAAAAAAATTCAAAAAATATTAAAAAATTTAATAACATAGAGTTTAAAAATGCCGTAGATAAAATAGTTATTAAAATAGATAAGGGTTTTATTGAAGCGGCGCCACGATATGAAAAAACATATATTCATAAAGTTTTCTATAGAGGAATGAAGGAAAAATATATTAATACAAATGGTGATGAATTAGAAAACATAGGTGATACTGCGTTGATTCTTAATTATACATCTGTGTCGTCTGAATATGATGCTGCTAAAAATTTTGCTGTTTCTGGTTCAAAAGCAATTATTTATAAAATATATCTTGAGGAAGGATTACCTTTTATAAATATGGTATCAACAGCAGTATTTGAAGATGAAAAAGAATACTTGTTGCCCCGTAATATAATTTTTGAACTTATAAGTAAGCAAGGAAACGAATATACTCTGTTAGCGAAACCCTTTAAAAAAGACCAGTTTGCTATTAAAACTGGTTGTATTCCATTTGACTTTTATGATATCAAGTCCGCTACTCTGGCAACTCTACCGAAAACCCTATCTTCTAAACAATCTCTACCAAAAGTTAAAAAGTCAAATGCGGATTCTGGGAAAAGCAAGAATATTATTAAACCTATTAAAAAGAGATGCCCTAAAGGAATGATGCGAAATAAAATAACAAAAGAATGCGTTCCTAAAGATAATAAAAAGGCTAAAAAGGATATAAAAGATATAAAGACGACTCCTGTACCAAAGGCAAAATCAAAGGTAAAACCAAAGACTAAATTAGCACGTTGTCCTAATGGAACTCGTCGCAATCCTAAAACATTACTATGCGAATCTAAACTTTAAGTAATTATAAAATATCTGGTTATTTTTGTAATTTAATATATTATTATGATGATATATTATAGAATATATAGAATATATTAAATTGTGCAGATATGTTAGTATATGATCCTATCAATTTAGAAAATATTCCAATTAATGAGTACCTTAATAATGATGCTAATAACACAGTTGTCATATATAATAAGAAGGCTTATGGTGTTAATAAGTCTCTTTTTATGTTTAATAATGAAATGAAAAGATGTATTATAGCGAATAATGCCTTACTTAAAAAGAAGACATATGATAACCCGGAAACATTCTATAATATAGGGTATTTTATTGGTAAAAAGGCTATCGTTAATCTTAATACATTAAATGATGTCTTGAAAGAACACAGGGTTATAGTACTAACTTCAAAAACCACGGGAGATACTTATATAAATAAGGAGTTATTAGAATTAACAACAATAGGCATCCTAAAACCGCCATCTAAAAAATCAGTAGGAAAAGTTAATTTTAAACACGCATATGAAGATGTATATTTTGAGGAATTAATGTCTAAAATATTACACGAATATAGTGGTTCATTATATTCACAAATAAATTACAATTTATTAAATCCTGAACATTATAATAATGATAAACCATTAGAATATTATTATAAAGATATCAATGTTTTACAAATTTCAAATAAAGATAACCTAAAAAACATAGATTTTAAAAAGGGTTTAGATAAAGCGATTGCTAATATAGACAGGGGGTTTATTGAAGCAGCGCCGCGATACGAAAATACATACGTTCATAAAGTATTTTATAGAGGAATGAAGGAAAAATATATTAATACAAACGGTGGCGAATTAGAAAATATAGGTGATATGGCAATAATTAAGAATTATACTTCAGTATCTACTAAAAAATCTGTCGCTAAATTTTTTGCAGGTAATTTAGTCGGTAAAAAAACGCCTATTTATATAATATATCTGGAAGAAGGATTACCTTTTATCAATATGGTATCAACCGCAAAAATTAAGAAGGAAAAAGAATACTTGTTGCCCCGTAATATAATATTTGAACTTATAAGTGTTAATGGAAGGGAATATACTGTATTAGCAAAACCCTTTAAAAAAGACCAGTTCGCTATTAAAACTGGGTGTTTTCCATTAGATTTTTATGATATCGCATCTACAAAGATATCTATACCATCATCTGTGAAATCGAAATCGAAATCAAAGTCAAATCTAGATTCAGGTAAAAACAAAGATAATATTAAACCTGTTAAATTAAAGAAATGTCCTACAGGATTGGTGAGAAATAAAATAACAAATGAATGTGTTCATAAGAAGAATATCAAGACGATTCCTGTACCAAAGGCAAAACCAAAGACTAAATTAGCACGTTGCCCTAAAGGAACTCGGCGTAATCCTAAAACATTAAAATGTGAGACGAAGCAAGGCTAACTTTGAGTAAATTTAATTATAACTGTTTTTTATAATATATATATATTAATGTATTTATATAATAGAATTAGCATAAGGGAATATGTTAGTATATGACCCTATCAATTTAGAGAATATTCCAATTAATGAGTACCTTAATAATGATGCTAATAACATAGTTGTCATATATAATACGAAGGCTTATGGTGTTAATAAGTCTCTTTTTATGTTTAATAATGAAATGAAAAGATGTATTATAGCGAATAATGCCTTACTTAAAAAGAAGACTTATGATAATCCGGAAACCTTCTATAATATAGGATATTTTATTGGTAAAAAGGCCATTGTTAATCTTAATACATTAAACGATGTCTTGAAAGAACACAGGGTTATAGAATTAACTTCAAAAACCACAGGAGATACTTATATAAATAAGGAGTTATTGGAATTAACAACAATAGGCATCCTAAAACCGTCTTCTAAAAAATCCGTAGGAAAAGTTAATTTTAAATATGCCTACGAAGATGTATATTTTGATGAATTAATATCTTTAATCTTAAAACAATATAGTTTGTCAATGTATTTTTATATAAATAAATGTTTATTAAATCACAAATTATATAATAATAATAAACCGCTAAAAAAGAATTAGCCGAAATATTAATAAATGATTTTCCAAAGAGCAAGGTATTTAAGAACATAGATTTTAAAAATTATATAGATAATATAATCACTAAAATAGATAAGGGTTTTATTGAAGCAGCGCCACGATATGAAAAAACATATATTCATAAAGTTTTCTACAGAGGAATGAAAGGAAAATATATTAATATCGATGGTAATGAATTAGAAAATATAGGCGATACAGCGCTTGTCAAAACTTATATATCTGTTTCATCTGACTATGCAACCGCTAAAAACTTTGCCCCACCAGGAGGAAAAGCAGTTGTTTATATAATATATTTGGAAGAAGGATTGCCTTTTATCAATATGGTATCTACAGCAGTATTTAAAAATGAACGTGAATATTTATTACCGAGAAATATAATTTTTGAACTTATAAGTAAAAATGGAAATGAATATACTGTATTAGCTAAACCATTTAAACCAGACCAATTTACTATTAAAACAGGGTGTTTTTCGTTAGACCTTTATGATATCGCACCTGCCAAGATATCTCTATCATCACCTGCTAAATCAAAGTCAAAGACAAAGTCAAATGTAGATTCTGGTAAAAGCAAAAGCAAAAGCAAAAGCAAAAGCAAAAGCAAAAGCAAAAGCAAAAGCAAAAGCAAAAGCAAAAGCAAAAGCAAAAGCAAAAGCAAAAGCAAAAGCAAAGATAAAAACAATATTATATCTGTTAAATTAAAGAGATGCCCTAAAGGAATGGTAAGAGATAAAATAACAAAAGAGTGTGTTCCTAAAGCGAATGCTAAAGCAAATGCTAAAGCGAATGCTAAAGCGAATGCTAAAGCAAAACCAAAGACTAAATTAGCACGTTGTCCTAAAGGAACTCGGCGTAATCCTAAAACATTACTATGCGAATCTAAAGTGTAATATTCTATTGATGTAATAAAAATTGATATGAGGATTATTTAATAATATCAAATATATTTTTAGCGATGAGTATTTTTACTGAAAATTATCTACACGAATTACCTGAAGAAATTCAAATGAAAATTATTAAATTATCAAAAAAGAGAAAATGTAATATTGTATATTATACTACAAAAGAAGAGATATGTTTTATAAATCATTTGATAGATATAAATATCAATAATAAAATTCTAGATTTTGAATATACGATTAAAGGCTTTGAATACGACGTGGAAGATGAAAATAGCAAATACTTTTATGATAAATATTTGCGCCGTTATTATTTTAGAGTATTAGATGCTTTACAAGAATATATAAATGAGATAGTATCTAATTGTGCTATAGATACTATAAAAAATATGATGATTATGTTTTATAATAAACAAAATAATGAAATCGAAGAGATATTCAAAGAAAGATATCCTATACATTACGATAAAATAGAACGAAAAAAAGATTGCTATATTAGAGCATATTATGCTTTAACAATCGGTTCAGCATATTGTTATAATTGGGGTATGAAACCCTGTGAATAATAAAATCATGTTTTTTATATAAAACTATATAATATTATTTTTATATTAGTATATAATAATGTTTGATAATCTGCTATATATTTTCTCGAAAGATACTATTGAAACTAACAATAGTTCTCTTACAAATAATTTTTATGTTAGAGAAGTAAATAAACTTAATAAAATACTAGAACAGAAAAATAATGAATTAAAATTATTACAGCGCAAATATAATAAACTATTAAACCATTGTATTGATACTGAATTGGCTGCCAAATTGAACAATAAAATCAATAAACGTCGAATTGAATCAATAATCGTAAAGGATATCGAGGATATCCAAGATATCCGCATAAATATAAGTGATAATGACACAGACGAATATGAGAAAGTATAGATATAAATATATATCATTATAATATTATAATATTATATGTATGAACTTCGTGTATTAAATGATTTATATGATGATTGGTTTAGTAATAAGGATTATTGGTTTTCTAAAGATAACAAGATAGATACGTATTTATGCGATAAGTACTATAAATATATCGAAGATACATATGATATATATGAGATTTATATTAATAATGTTCGCGAGTTTGATAATAAAACCATAATTGCGTGTATTATATTACTAGACCAGATTTCAAGACATTTTAAGCGTGTTTATGATACTAATATTAATGTCATAGAATATTCAAGGAAAGCAGTAAATTTTTCTAATATATTATTATTTAAAAATAATAACGAAATTACTAGATTCACCATAGATGAATTGAGTTTTATATATCTACCTTATAGGCATTTGAAGGATATTGATAAAATTTATGAAATTATCAATATATATATATCATTGTATGAAAAGGCGAGCGCTGAAGATAAACATAAATGTCGCAGGTATCTTCATGCGACTCTTAATAATATTTATAAAGAAATAAATATATTATCTATGAAAAACAGTATTCGCATTAAAACGCGGGAAGATATCAATGAAGACATATTAGACCCGAAGTGCCTAGATAACAGGAATAATATATCTGTAATATGCCCAATTGTTCATAATAATATTTGCGAGGAAATAGAAAAACTCAAGGATAATTCTACCATAATCGTTTCATTATCTGGCGGCGTCGATAGTATGGTTGCGCTATATTTGTGTAAGTATATTAAAGATACTTATAATTCTAGGAAAATTAAAAATATCATTGCTGTTCATATAAATTATAATAATAGAGAGCATTCGGTAGACGAATTAGATTTTGTTAATTATTATTGTAATAAACTAGGAGTTAAATTATATTTTAGAACTATTAATGAAATCTCGCGCAATAATTGTTTACATAATGGATTGCGCGATTTATATGAAGATATAACTAAAAATATTAGATATGATATGTACCGACTTAATATTAAGAATGACAGTACATATGTTTTATTAGGACATAATAAAGACGATTGTTTCGAAAATGTATTAACTAATATTTCAAATAAGAGCAACTATAATAATCTATGTGGTATGGAAGTACTTAAGGAAATAGAAGGGATTATGTTTTGGCGCCCATTATTAAATGTCGAAAAAAAGCATATTATAGATTACGCAAATAGCAATAGCATTCCGTATTTATATGATAGCACTCCTAGTTGGTCTATTCGCGGGAAAATTAGAGATAATGTAAAACCGTCATTATTACATCTTAAAAACAACGAAGGAATAGAGGATAATTCAGTAATAGATTCTTTCTTTTATTTAAGAGATTATATAACAAATACGCAAGATATTTTTGAAGAACTAATTATTACCAATTTAATATCCAAAATAAATTATATAGATTCTGATTATACTCGCAAATGTATGGCTGAATATAGTAAAACAGAATTATTGTCTCTAAAATATATAGTAATCTGTAAAATATTTTTTACAAAGTTAAATATACGATATTCTCATAAGGCTATTAAAGACTTTTGCGAATACATAGGAACATATAATGAAAAGGAAATGAAAAATAGCAAATATTGTGGTCGCAAATTTCTATTAAGTAAATCGTGTTTAATTGATATAAAAAAAAATAATAATGATAATTTTGATATTGTAATAAATATAGTACAATAATATTGTAAATATAAAATATAATATTGTAATAACAGTAAAAATATGATAGGATATTATTTTATTCAAAATAAATATAAGTATGTTAGGGAATGTGAAATGACTGGTATAGATAAAGCGACTCGCAAGATAGAATCTTTAGAGACTGAAGAGAATGAAAATTTATTACATAATAATAAAAATAAACACAAACATAAAGGATTACAAGAAGTCGCTAATATATCTATAATATATAAAAAAATATTAAATTATATATTTTGATAACACACTAACGCTCTAATAATTTTAGCAATATTAACTATTATTTTTATATACACTTGCGTATAGCGGTATTTTTCTTTCAAACGGATAATATAAGGAACGAAAAGAACTTTTGATGGCTTCCATAATACTCAATCTATCATTTTTAATTTCAAATAATTTATATTTGTAAATATTATCATATCCAGTGTAATCTGTATAATATGTAGGATATGTATTATTGATAGGATAAAGAGGATAAATAGGATTAACGTGATAAATAGGGTTAAATGCGACGCTATTAACATTTGGTTTAGCGTTGGTGTTTGTATCTGCGTTAGCGCGAGGAACTAAAGTGCTAGTTGTCGCTAAATTGAAATTAGAAAATGCGATTGATACAGATAGCGTCGATAACATAATATATCTAAACATTTCCGAGATTTTATATATATATGCTCATTTTTTTATATATTTATATCTTGATGCTTTCATTTCTTGATGCTTTCATATATTCATATTATCTTTCAGATAATTTTAGGGATTTGTTATCTTTTAGCATACATATAGGAACATTAGCGACGGGCAAATCTGTTTTTTGAAGTTTTACACTATAATCATATATTTCATTATAATTATTATCAGGGTCCGTGTTATCCGCTATATCATCGACATATACTTTTTCCAAATCACTATCAAATGTATTATTTTTTATAAACGGTCTTATTATTTCTACATCAAAATTATCATTGTCCTTCTTTAAATCATTCCGAAGTTCATCGTTATATAATAATATGGTATTTTTATTTACATATTCAATATCATTTTTATTCTCTAATTTTTTATAATCTTCATTGTATAAATTAACTAATTTAGGTGGCGCGGGATTATTTCTTTTTTCTTTATTATCTTGAATATAGCGATTGTTTAGTTCATTATTATATAATTCGTCGTTTTTATTATTAGGTATTAAAAGGGTTTGATTATTATAGGTAAAATAATAATTAATATAATATACGATAGCCATTATTAATATTGATACTAAAAATACCCAGAGTATAGCCTCAAAAGAATTGTCTTCTTCTTCCATCTTATTACTATATTACATTAATATTTTTAACTAATTACTCATCGTCATTAATAAACATAATCTTCTTTTTAGTTTTACCATTTACATCACTATATCTAGCGCACCCTTTATAATTGTCATTGTCATTGCCATTGTCCTTGCCATTGTCATTGCCATTAGTGTTATTGTTGTTGTCGTTTCCTTTTTCATTGTCTTCATTGTCTTCATTATCGTTTGCGCATTCTATTTTCTCATTATCTTGATAATAAGATACTTTGTATTTATTGTTTCTATAAAATTTCAAACGAGCACTATTTTTTCTATGAAATACAGAAAATTCATCTGCGATATCAATACATAGCGGAGTATACTTCCTGTCTTCTGGTCTTTCTCGTAATATGCGCCCGATGGATTGCTGAATATCTGAAATTGGCGATGCGAATATTACAGTGTTGAGTGTGGGAACGTTAAAACCTTCTGAAGCGAGTTGAAAAGTAGCGAGAATTATTTGTTTTCCAGAAGATATATTTAGTTGCTCTTGCTTCATTCCACCAACATAATAACCGTAATCTTTATTCGCAATATTTTGCTCTATTATATAATCTTCGATAGATTTTAATTGATTTCTTCTTTCGCTTAATATAAGCACTCTCCTATCTGGTTCGTTCTTCAAGATTTCTGATAAAATATTAATTATATATTCTATCCTAGGTTTATAAGAACATATATTATTAATCATTGCCGCAATGTTCTCTTTTCCGTTCCACATTTTTTTAACCAGAGAATATTCAATGTCGGGCACATAATATTTATGTATATTAACATCAACATCCGTATATTCCTTATTTTTAATAGAATATACCGAACCGCCTATATAATATTCAAACACCTTTCTCATTCCATCTTTGCGATTTAATGTAGCGGATAATCCTAGAATTATAGGCGTATTTAGATTCTTAAACGCTCTACAAAAAACCTGCGCTCCTGTATGATGAACTTCATCGATAATTACGAATCCTATATCTTCAAATATTTTAATATCATATTCTCTCATTGCCAGGGATTGTAGTGATGCTATAATAAAATCTTTGTTTTCAACATCTACCTTTTTCTGTTTAATCATTCCAATTGATGCCGATGGTGCGAACTCCCTTACCGTTTCTATAAATTGCTGGTTTAAGAAATCTTTATGACTTATAAACATCGTCTTCTTTTTTAAAGCACACGCGATATATAAACTCATTATAGTCTTTCCAAAACCACATGGAACTGAAATAATACCTCCCATTTTTTGAGGGTTTTTGGCCGCTTCCAAAAAGTTATTAACAGGTTCCATTTGCGATTCTCGCAATCTGCCCACGAACCCTACAGATATATCCGCGCCTCCTGATACTTTTAATACTTTTGGAACCCCATAATTAACTAAACCATAATATCGCGGTATATAGATTCTTTTATCAGTCTCTCTATACAGTTCAAAAACGAGTTCTTCAGCATCATTATTATTTCCCATATCAAAATTAACACGAGGTTTCATTGTTAGGTCTTTTTTTATTTTTTCAATTTCTTCATTTTTCAAAGAGGTTTTAGATATGCTATATCCATTTATTGATAACATTATTAATAAACTAATAAACTAATATACATATAATTATATACATCATTTTTTTATATGAATTATAATAGGAACATAAAGATAAATGTATATTAACACATTTAGATTATTAGCATTTGTTATTTTATTTGCTATTATAATTATTGTTGAAATACCTTTTAAAAAATTATTTAAAGATCCTACTATACAATTGTATATCGCAATATTTTGTATTGCTATTCTAATGTTATTAGATAATATTACAGGTTTCATATTAACTATAGGAGTTCTCGTTATATATTTCCGAATTTATACAGAAGAAATTAAAAATAAAAGAGAGCGCGAAAATATGGAAAATATTAATGACAATAAAGATAAACCCAGAATATCATTACCAGACGTCCCGCGCGCATCGTCTGTGTCGTCTGCTACGACAGTGCGTTGTATAGACGCGGATTCTCGCAGCAATATAAGCACACCGAAAGATATTGTGGATGTCAGTGATATAAAGGATGTATCAAAAGAACACAATAAATGTGATAAGGATTGCGATAAATGCTCTATGGAAATGCCGAAGAAAAAAAATATATTTAATGAATTCGCCGTAGATAATTTTGTACCATATATAACCGAAGAAAATTTACTGGCGGCACAAACAAATATTATAGATGTAGATAATTATAATTTATGTATCGATAATAAAGATATTGACGTTCTTGATATTAAAAGAGGTCCTTTGTGCGATATACAAGGATTACAAGATATCCCAGATTTAGGTGATAATAAGCGACTTCGCGGATACGACGCGTACAATAGTCGCCTAGGTGATCTAACTTATGATATTTTGTAATATGTAATATGTAATATTACAGTGATATTAGACAATATTTCTTTTATTAGGAGGAACATATTTGATATCTAGAAATTTAAAGATATCTTCTTCGGAATTTATTAAATCTTTAGTATCTATAAATTTCTTATCAGTATTATTTTTAATTCCATATTCAGACAATGAATATCCTTTTTCCAAAGCGATTCTTCGCATATATATATTAAATGAATAGGATCCCGTGAAATATAATAATGCGAAGTAGTAATATGATGGGTCTGCTATCAATATATCTATTCTTCTAGCAGGTAATTCCGGAGATAATTTACATAATCCCATAAATTTGCTTTTTCCACTCGCAAGAGTTTCTATAATATAACCTCCTTTAGTAAGTTCAGATATTAAATTTTTAATATCTAAATCATCGCGATTTTTTATAAGAATATCAATATCACCCATATCCTTATTTTTTCTTCTATAACTTCCTACTAGTTCAAATTCAATATCTTTATAAACCTTTTTAAATATTTTATCTATAATTTTATAATGTTTCTTTCCTTCGCTCATAGGAATGCGCATATTCATATCATTATAATATTTTAAACCTATCTTTTGTTTTTCATTGAGCAATTCGGGATGTTCATATAATTCTTCAAATGTACTAATCTTATTCATGAGTTCATTAATTTTAACAGGACCTACGCCATATAAATTACCTAATTTTTTCTGTAATGAAAATCGCGGATCATTTAAAGCGTTTTCGACGGCCATCATTTTACCTGTTTCTATTAGTTCTTTTATTTTAGCATTTATCTTGTCACCAATTCCATTTATATTTTTAAGATCATCCATATTATTTATATAACCCGGAAACAATTCTATAGAATCTATTACTTTACTATATGCTCTCGCCTTAAAAGGTTCCTTGTTAAGTTTCTCATAATCCTCCAATATTTTTAGATTCTCTATAATAGATTGCTTATAATCAATCGCCTTGACCCCCTTTTTAGGTTTATCTTTTGCCACTTTAGGTACATCAGGCACTTTAGGTACTTCAGGAATGGTAGGCGCAGTGGGAACTTCGGGAACTTCGGGAACTTCGACAATGTCATTTATTTGTTCCTTAAGTACCGCTTTTTTATTATTTAATTTTTTTAAATATGCCGCACCGACACATTTTCCGGTACGAGGGTTTAAGACTTTTGGAGGAGGACAATTATTATTCATTCTTATTTATTTTACATAAAATAATATTCAATTTTTATTATTTTATATAGATTTTCTTATAAATAATAAATTTTTATATAAGATTGTTGTATATAAAAGAATGTATATATTATTACGATAATAAAAGAATAAAAATAGTAATACAATATGCTTATAGTACCAATTGGAGTAGATTGTAAAGTTGCCGATTTTTGCGTAAAGTACAATCTACGGAAAATGTCGCTACCATTTGATTGGTGCGTATCATACAATGGTGTTTCAAGGTGTCTAGCAGATGATTTTAGACAATTCATAAACCCATTGAATAATAGAATAAATGTATATGATATATATTTTCATCACGATTTTGATAATGCTAATCTAATACAAAATGATATAGATAAATATATAAGAAGATGTAATAGATTGTTAGATATTTTACAGAAGGGCGAAGAAGAGATAATTTTCTTAAGAAATGGTCATTGCTGTCATCATCATTCTGAACAAGATGGTAAATATAATAAAATTGTAAGCGATATAGAAGATGCCGAAAATCTCGATAATGTAATTTCAGAAAAATACCCAAAATTAAAATATAAAATAATAATTATATTATCATGTGATAAATGCTTCGAACCTAATGTAGAGTATAAAAGTATTAAAAACAACATAGACATTTATAATATAGCGTCCGCAGAGTTTAATTTAGAAAGATTCAATGGTAAATGTTTTGAAATTTGTAAAAATCTCAAATTACTATAGTAATATCCTATGATATGCTATGATATGCTATGATATGCTATGATATGATATGCTATGATATGATATGATATGATATGCTATGATTATATAATTAATATCTTGTATTTATAAATTTAAAAATATATTATTATATTAGTAAGTATTTTTGAAAAAATAATGAATGACAAAATTGAGTTAGACCAAATATTTGCCGAATGCGTAGGCACTTATGTTTTCTTCATGTGTATATTACAATCATCCGACCCTCTCCCTATTGCTATTGGTTTGTTAGCAGCAGTTTATATGTTTGGTAAAGTTTCAGGAGGTTTCTTCAACTCAACATTGAGTTTCATCATGTACCTTAAAGGAACAATTGGTTTTGTTAAATTATTAGTTTATATTTTAGCACAGACTATTGGAGGCATCCTTGCGCTAGTAACATGGAACGTAATTAATAACAAGTACTAACTAGTACTAACTCGAATATAAAAAATAGTATATATCTCTAGATAGAATATAGATAATATAAAGAGTCTAGAGAATATAGACAGATTCAACTATCTATGGTTTTTCTAGATACTATACATAATATAGTATTTACAATTCTTTGATTCCGGTACATCACTATCATATATAGGCAATACTATATATTTATGGTTCTTATTTTGTTTAGTAATATGCGACGAATTAATATTCTTCAAATTATCACTAGTAATTCTGTCTGACGCTTTAAGTTCCTTGTGTTTTTTATGGTAATATTTCTTGAGATACTTGGATATATAGTATCCGTCAATATTTAAGAAATATCCGGATTCGTTTAATTCTATTTTAGTATTAAATATGTCAGTTAATGTTTTAGAAACTTCTGGAATAGTATCGATTAATTTCGATAACTCAAAATATTCCACGTCTTTTAATTCGAAGTTATGTTTTAACTGATGTACGCCCGGGGTTCTATCTTTTAGACTAAAAGGCGCCAAATATTTATTGCTTTCTAATTCCTCGCCATTATGCTTATCAATGATATTTTTAGCACATTTTTCCATAACAGAACATATATTTTTACACATTTGTGTAGAATATACAGTGGTTGAATTATACGTCGCCCATTTTTTAAATCTTCCTGTAATTCTTCCAAACAATTGGTACATTGTATCATTCAGTATATTATTATACCCAAATATTGCCGATGTAAAATTTCCCAATTTCTCTGTTATAAGTGTCTGTCCCATCCCAACACAATTAAACCCAACATATACAATAGGTCTGTTTGTAATTTTATTAGATTCTATATAATACGCAATTAAATCTCCTAGTTCGCCGTTTTTTAATATTAATGGTATAGTTATAGTTTCGGCAGACGCATTTTTATATTGAATATTCTTCTCTATACCATTTAGCATAATAACAATACAAGAACTATCGCAATTAAACAGATGCTCCCTAATATAATTATGAGATATCCTCCTAATATTTACAGGTATAAATACTCTAGCGGATTTAGATAATATATTAGGATATTTATCGAGCACATTTTTGATAAAATTTATAGTAAATATTTCAGTATTATTAAATCCCTGTTTTATATACTCTTGTTTCATAGTTTTCTTATCACCGCATTTATTAGATTCGGCAATATCACATATAAAATTGATATCCTCGTATCCCATATAATCCGTATCATAATAATTGTCTATATGTAATATTTTAATTTTAGACCAATATCCCACTTTATTATCACTCCATATATTATTAGGCGATGCCGACATCCCATATAATCCAGCAACAATATTTAGATTATTGATACTCTCTATCTTTTTGCGCATATTATTGGCGGCAGAATTTTTTATATATTTATGAAGTTCGTCAAAATATACGAATACTCTCTTAACTTCATACTGTCCCTCATTCAATTTTTTTATAATATCAAAACAGTCGTTAAACCTCTTGTTATTACTACACGCTATTATAATTCTAGGCAGTTCTGGTGTTATCTTGTCATTCTTTGGATCCGTAAATATCTTTTCCGCACTATTTATATGTCTATATTCGCCCTTATATACCGAAGCAAATATACAAACTGCGCTATCTCCATATATATCATTTACACGCGCCAATCTATTAGAGAATTGCTTATTATTCAATAGAGTATTCATCGTAAATACTATATGAATACTTCTTCCACATTCTTTATCTTTTTCTAGGCTTTCCATTATTTTATTAACTATTACAAATGTCTTTCCCATTTGTGTAGGAAGAACGCATAGACTGAATTTATTCTCTTTTATACCACGTTCGCATCCGGGACACCCGTCTCCTTCCATCGCCGAGGCAATCTATAACAATATACGCAGGTCGCTGGATAGACTAGTAATATATCAAGATATATTACGAGGGGACACATATCAATTTTTAACTTTTATGCTTAAATTATAACATATTTAGATGGAAAAATAAATATATTTGTTATAATTTAGCACTTATAATATAAAAAATGACACGATAGTATATCTAAAATATTACTATCACACTCAAGGTCCCTATACACACTAGTGTCTAACGCGTATCTTTTGGTATCAGAAGCATCACTCTATCAAAAGTCTTACCAAAGTTTAATCTACAACAGAACCAGAAGAATGGCGACTACTAATGTTCTTACTGATTATCAGAAGTATCTCATTGATAATAAGAAGGATATTATTATCAATGAGATTCTTATTATCAATGATAATAAGAACGAGATTCGCGAAGAAGTTATGAAGCGTATTGAATTTAGGCTACGCGAAGAGATTAGGATTCTTGAAGAGTTTCCAGAAATTTAAACTATTGATAAATATCGCATATTGTATGTGAGAGGGTTCGCAAATTTTAATAAACACATGTAAATCGGCTTCTAGTTTGTGAGAAAAATATATGGATATTATATATATGTATTTTTATATTTCTGTATTTTATATTTCTTTTTTTTATATTTCTGTATTTTTTAATATTAAATTGAGAAATTGAAAAATCTTATTATATAAATAAAAAAATGATATTATATTAATAGATTATAAAGAACATAATGGCGATTACATATAAGACGAATGTTGTAGAGGATGTTCTAAAAGTTGTCGAACACTTAAATGATACTAAAATTTCAAAACCAATTATGACAATTTATGAGTTTGACAAAATTATCGCTTTGAGGACGCAACAAATTGCCTCCGGAGCACCTCTATTTATTGACAATATTACTACAGATGTTAAAAGTAATATGGAATTGCGTCAAATTGCGTTGAAAGAACTTACTGAAGGACGCCTACCATTTATGATTGAGAGAAAATTGCCAAATAATAAGAAAGAATATTATAGAGTTCGCGATCTAGATTTAGTAGCGGTTCGAGATAGAATCAGATAAATTACTTTTTCATTAGAATTGCTTGGGAAAATATCTTTGAGAGTATAAAAATTGATATTTTATATTTTGTAATATAGTTTATATTATATAGCACATATCATCGTATATTAATAATGTCGTTATTATTAAACGATGATATATTGGATTATTTAAAAGGTCATTTAGATATTAATGATTACGATAAGATGAAAAATGTCTCTGTAAAACACAGATATCTATTTGATTTGAAACCCTTGCTTCTCAATAAATATTATGATAAACTGCTGAATATACAAGGGTCGTCCGTTGAGATGATTCTAAAAATTATTGATTATAGTGTTAGAAAGAAATATAAATTTAAGAAAAACAAGACAATTATTAAAAAACTATTGAAATATTCTAATTATATAGAGATATCTATCAATAACAATAATATATTTATTATAGAATATCTTATTGATATTTTATACAATACTTCAAAGAAGAAATATGAGAATCTTAAGAATATTATTATGGAGTTATATAATTATGATAAATTATATTATGGAGATATTGGCGAGTTCTGTGCTTCTTTAACAATTATTACTAAATATTTTAAAAATGATATAGACTATTATTATAATGAAAATTTAGAGTTGTTATATAAATTGAATGTAGGTATATTGCTATTTATTATCGTAAAGAAATTTAGCGGATGCGCAGATAATATAATTAATACATATAGACCAAGTTGTATTAATTTATTCAAAACGCAAAATATGAAATTAGATGAATATTTAGAAATTATATATCAGGGCGTATATGCTGATGAAAAATATTTCAAAAAGTATTATATAAATATGATAGTTTATTTAATGAATGAACTCTATATACCACAAATTAACGAGTAATTGCTATACGAGAGCCCCCCGATATTAGTATTTTATTTTTGTAAAAAATGATTTATATTGTATTTTATTTTTGTAAAAAATGATTTATATTGTATTTTATTTTTTTACAATGAATAGTATCTTTTTACAAGAGGATATATTAGATTGCTTTAAGAATCATGTTGATATAAGGGATTATGATAAACTGAAAAAGGTATCATCGAAATACAGAAGATACTTTGATTTGAAGCATTTGATAGATTCTAAAAATTATGAAGAAATTATGGTAATTAAAGGGTGTTCTGTAGATATTCTCGCTATTATCATGACCCAACATATGATTAAAAAATATAATTGCGAAGAGAATAAAGAAATTACTGCACAAATCTTACAGCATAAAAATACATTTAGTTTATCTCCAACTAATAAATCGCATTACATATTGAAATCATTACTTAATCTGTATTACAATTGCTATAATAGTAATTATCAAGGTATTATAATGTGCTTGTGGGTTTTTCAAGATATTTGTAATAAAAAACTACGACCCAATAATTTTGAATATTTCATTCAACCGGTTTTATCATACGTCGAAGATATACAAACTGAAAAAATGTCTCAAAATAATGATATTGATAATGATATTGATATTGATATTGGCGAATATGATGAAAATTTAAGTGTTAAAATGCTAATTCGTATGAACTTGTATATATATTTATCAATTATAATGAAGAGATTCAAAAATATAATTTCAGATAATTTACAAATTAAATTAAATGCTCTTATTATTGAAGGTCTAAATACTAATCTACAAGAAAATGTTTTAGATTACGTTGATTTTAATATAAATGCCCTCTCCTTCCCAAACTATTACATCAACTATGTTAAATATGTTTGCGATAATCTTTTGTTATAATGAGCATGCTATGTGCTATAATGTATTGTAATCTTCTATATCCCAATAGTATTTTTTTATTATTTTTATAAGAATCTCGGTATTATAATAACAGTATAGGTCGAACCGAGATTTTTATAAAAATATAAAAATAGAATTTGAGTACATAACTTTTATTTTTCTAATATTTCAAAAGTTTTCTAGAAATTTCAAAATAAAAAAGTTATGTACTCAAATTTTAAAAATAAAAAATTATTAAGTTTTTGGTTTGCTTATACCATCATTTTAACGCTACGTAATATCTGTATTTCCATAACTTCTTTTTGTTTTTCTTAATAAAATCTCTGTATTTATTATTCCATATTTCACACCACTTGTCCTTCGAATAATTGCTCATATTTAAAATATAATTAGATGATGATATATAAGGACGGCGCATAGTTTTTCCTCCAGTAGTAAAGAATACCATATCATATACATTCTGATACATGACCCACTCATAGGAATCGCAAGAAAACTCCATAAACCATCTAAACCCTTCGCGTGGTCTTATATTACATAAATTCATATAATTTCCAATAACCATTAATCTTTTAATATGATGAAGATATCCGGTTTCAAATGCTTCTCGAATACTATCATCAACCGGGAGGACTCCTGTATTTCCAGAATACCACTCTTTAGTTAATAATCTATTATTTCCAAAATAATTCCCGGAAAAATCTACATATAAATAGCAGTAATGTTGATATTCGCGCCAAAAAAGTTGTCTTATAAATCCTTCATAACTATTCATAGGAATATCTCGCGTCTTGCGCTCTTTCTCTAATATATTTATTATATCTATAGGATTTATAAGACCTATATTTATTAATGCTGATAAAAGAGAATGGCATAAATGCCTATTGTTTTTGTCTATGTAATCTTGATAGTTTCCATAATTTTTAATTTTATTTTTAATGAAATGCTCTAACCATTTTAGAGAATCCGCTCGTGTTATCGGATATATAAAATGGTTCTCTTTACCTAAATTTCCACAATTATTTTTAAAATGTTTCTCAATATATTTTTTAGCATCTTCAATATACTTTGATATTTCTTTTTTTACAACCATATCTTCGTAAGGTTGAGCGATACATACAATATTTTTCGGTTTCTGTCTATTTAATTTATCCTGTGATTTAATATTAGATATTATATCAAGTTCCTTTTTAGACCACATATAGAATGCGTTAAAGAAAAACTTGTCAGTTTTATCACGGTATCTTTTAATATGTTCAAGGGATAATAATAAATTAGGCGTATCCCTATCATATATTATAGTGTTCCTAGGTAGTTTTAATATATCTAATTTATTTATAGGATAATATAATGTATATTGTTCAGTGTCGGCAAGTTTTTTATTAAACTCGCAATATGTTATACTATACCCGCTCTTTTTCATCAAATCATATTGGTATTTCATTGACGCGCGATGTAATAGCAATTTCTTTTTATTATAATTATAATCTGTAAAAAAATGAGGACATTCCCATAGTATATACTTGTATGACTTGTCAAAATATTTAATATCAAATAATTGATTAGGCAGAATTAAGAATATCATACGGTTTTTATTATATATCCTTATTATCCTATAATTTTTTTAATAATACATTATCTATTTTACTCGCAATAGCATCTATAGTATAATTATTGTTATAATAAGTAGTATCTACGTTAAATGCGGGACGATTAATAAACTCTAGATATTTTTCATCATCATTATCTAATTCAATAATCTCATTAATTAAATTAACGTGAGATTCTCTGTCTTCTCCTTTCAAGAATAACATAGAGTTTGGATTAAGTACTTTGTGTATGTGGTCCGAACTCCAATATATAGGAATACTCCCAGACATATAAGGATTTATTATTTTCTCCGTCGAATATGTGCCTATCTTGTTATTTTCAAAACATATGATAAATTTATAATTGCTAATAAATGCCCTAAATGTTTCAGTCCATTCAGGTCTCGGAATTATATAACCTATATTATTAGCGTATGCTCCTCCAGAATCAACCTTTTTATATTGTTTTAAATAATGAAACATTCTATTGCGCGTATCGCAAGTATCATTAGATACAATAAAACAACAGAATTTTTCTGGTATTTTTGTTATCATCGGTTTATTAATTATTCTATCTAAATAATTACTATTTTGTAAATATACAATATATAATGGTAGGTCTACAATATTATCTCGCGTTTCACTTGAATACAATAATAAATCATATTTTTCAGGATTTGTTATATATGGTTCTCCTGAAAAAAAGATTTTATACTTCCACACCTTAACATCTACTAGTGTAGAACCAAACACCGATTCAAACAATACATTCGCTATATTTAAATCATTTGTAATTTTGAAATTTCGTATAATAGTTTTTGAAAATATATTTTCAAATATTCCTATATTATTCGCGTGTGTTTTATCCATGAATCCATACCAAAAAGCATTGATATATATGTAATATTCCGTAGTATCTGTAGTATCTGTAGTATTCGTAGTATCTGTAGTATCTGTAGTATCTGTAGTATCTGTAGTATTCGTAGTATCTGTAGTATTAGACATCTGTATTATTTATTTCAATATAATTTAATATATATTATGTGTTTATATAATGTATATGTTCTAAATTATATAGTATATTCTAAAAATTGACTGTGTATCGTATAGTTTATTATTATCAAATACCATGAACTCTTATGCGCCAAACGCTGCTCTCTCTACGCCTAGAGATACTAACTCGAAAATCAAAGTAGATATTCCGAATGCTCCAAAGAAACCCGCGAAGAAAAAATTGGTAATGGATATGTCGCAAGAACTTATGTGTCCGTGCGGCGGAGGTCAATCGTGTATTGTTGATAGACGATGGGTCGGCGATTGGGTACATGAAGACGATGTATTCGCAAGTGCTGGATTGCCTATTCGAAAAAACTGCTTTGCGGATTTTACGAGGGAGCAGAAAACCATTCTTGCTAAAAATATTTAATTATCGAATTACTGTTGCGGTAATGTATTGTATGTATTATATATTTTTTATTTTGTAATATTTTCGTAAAAAATGATGTCTTTCTAATATAATAGAAATTATATGAAAAAAAATATTATGAACAAAAGTATAATACGCAGTGATATAAAATATCCGGATGTTAAAGATTTTGATAATATCTTTCGCATTGAAAATATTATATTTACAGATTTCAATATAATAGCGTCTAAAAATTATAACAGAATAGATAATATCTGGAGGAATAATAATATTACCGGATTTAACAGAAAAAAATATAAAATATCATCTAATATTCCTAAAATACATGATACATTGAGTTATTATCAAATAAATAAGGATTTCAATTACAAAACAACATATAATACTTATTGGGATACTTTAGATTTGACGCTAATTCGCCAAAAGATTGATAAGAAACAGAGATATGATAGTTTAGATTACAAAGATGTTAAATATGGAAAACAATTATCATCACCTCGTAGATTCATAATATAGATTGTACATTTCATATATTTCATACATTTCATATAAAGTATATAGCATATATAGTATTACACTAAATGAATATTGAAAATCTATATGATATTATGGAAAGTATTGATAAAAAGTATATATTCGCATATACTATTTATAATAAAAAGTTAATTAAGAATTACTTCGCTACTTGGAAGAAATAATCTTCTTTGGCAACAATATATCTATAATTATTAATATTTCTAAAGCGTATTCAGTAGCATTTCTAATATACGCGCACTTATTTTTTATTACTCTTAATGCCTTAACATTTTTATTATATACACATGGTATTAAGTGATAAGCGTGATTAATATTTGCGACTAACATAATATAAAATATGTATTTAATTATATTCATAATTTGTTCTAAATTATATTACTATTTATAAAATTTGATTGCTTATATGTTTTATCAATTCGCCACCAAGCCAATACCTAAAGCGACACTTGCCCATCGTAAATCGAAGTACCCCAGAGGCACCTAAAGGCACCTAGAGCATCGAAAAGACATCTAGTTCTTAATCGTAGATATGTCTGCGCAGAAGAACTTTGTTGTATCCTTTCGCAACGACAGCGGAAATATCAATGCTATCATGGAGGGAGGATATGGAAAGCATATTACTGACATTATTATCGCTATTAATTCGTCGAGCGATTTTGAAGAAGCGAAAAAAAACAAAATTCCTTGTATTCAAGACTATATCTACAAAAATATGATGCATATTGATTTCTTAATCTATTTGTATGGACAATCTTTGGTGATTAGTCAGTATATAAATAGATTCGGACCTATCACTGAATCTCCTATTCTCGAAGTTGATTTCGCCACGCTAATCATGGATAATATCATCGTGATTCACGAGGCACTTCATTATCCTGTAAATAAATTTACGAGGTCCGTATCTTCTCAAACATCATTGGTGGATTATTCTACGCCACCGCTGTCTCCTACGACTTCGCTGACGCCAAGCAGTTCTTATAGTTTTGATGACAGCGAAGAGCTGCATTCAACATCGCGACTAATCTACCAACATGATAACGAATTAACCGACGAAGAAATCATGAAGTTGCTTTCGTAATTTAGCAATAATAATAGTTTTGTATCGAGATAAAAATGGATAAAAAATGATATATATTATATATTATTTTTTATTTTACATAATAGATAGATAAATATGAAAAATCAAGGAAATGTTATTATAAACAATATAGAAGAACTATTGATAAAAGAATATTACATGAAATATTTACCAAAGAATAGCGAAATATTGAAAAAACCTCCTAATACTATATATGATAGGGAAATATTAAATATATATAGTAATATTTATTCTAGATAATTCTAGATAATCCTCTAATTTAGATAGTTTGTTGTTAAGATTTTTTTCATACTGTTCAACTCTTTTTTAATTAAGATATTTTCTTCCTTTAATTCTTTTATTTGCGATGTCAACTCTTTAATTGCTTCTACAAATACGGCGCCTAATCTTTCATAGCATATTGTTAGATAGTTTTCTCCGGATGCCGAAGAAATTGTTCCGTTCTCATCTTTAGACATATCGAATGGTGCTATTTTAACAATTTCAGGAAGAACTTTCTGAACTTCTTGGGCACTAAGACCTATTTGTTTTTCATTTTCAAACCCGGCATTTATCGCTTTTTCGCTTGGTGAATAATAATAACCATTTAAATTATTTATAATATCGAGAGAATTATGTATATTTGATGTAAATATTTTGAGTCTTTCGTCAGAATAAGAATGAGTTATTGTTCCGGTGGCAACAATATTTCCAATAACATGAAGTCTTTCTACAGGAAATGCACCTACTCCCAAGTTGCCATTACTTCTCAAAATCATTTGTAAAGAACCATTATTAGAAAGTTCCATAGTATGTCCACCAGGACTCAATTGGTTTACCTTTAATATAGGATTAGTATTGTAACTTTCAATATTAACTGACTGTAAATTCACATAATTGTTTGTTCCTCCTGTATTAATAGTAAATTGACCACTATCTAAAGTAATACCTTTATCAAAAATAACTCTTTCTAAAAATCTAAAACTATTATTAATTGTTGCTGAATTATTATCAATCGAACCTATTTGATATTCTTCACTATTATTATTTGCAGCATTTGCTCTTAATGTAAAACATCTATTTTTATTTCCGCAAAATAACTTATTAATATTATCTAATGTTAGATTTGTTATTCTAGATGTTAAAATATTTGAATTGTATTCATTTATATCAATTCCATTTACTTTATAAACTCCATTTGTTATATTAATATTTCCATCAACAACCAAGCGATTTAAATTATCTCTAGGTTCAGTACCAATCCCAACACAATGATTGTTCGTAACTGTTTCTGTAGGATAATATATATAGTCGCTATTTTCTTTTTTTCCCCATTTTGAAGTGGACTCTTTTGTATATAAAAGTTCATTATTATTATTTAATCTAAAATCAGCACTCAATTTTATAATACCAGCGATATTACCCGTTGCCAAAGGATATTCGCCTAATATGTTATAATTTAGTTGTTGATTACCAATTATTAAATTGCTATATGCCGGAACTCTAATATTTCCATTAACTTCAAATGTATTTGAACTATTATTCCATCTTAAATCACTAGATTGATTAATTGTTGTTTTATCAACTACATCAATATTATTTAAATTTGCTAATAAAAGACCACCTTTGATATTATATATATGATTTCCCGTTCCTCCTCTAGCAGGGACTAAAATACCTTGTGTAATGTTATCAGCATTGATATTTCTTAATTTAGAACCATCACCTTCAAAACCCCCGGTTTTTAATATATTATTAATATATGTTAAGTTAGAATCCTGTTTTATTTTATCATTATCACCAAATAATAAATGATTTGGTATAATACTATTAATACCTGTGCCTCCATAAATAACATTTAATACTCCTGAATCTATGTTTGCCGCATTTATTTTTGTAATATTGCTCCCGAGACCTATAAACTGCGTAGCGGTTATATTTCCATTTACATCCAATCTAGTTTGTGGTTGTAATGTTCCTATACCTACATTTCCTCTAAATAATGATGTTCCATAAACTTCTAAAATATTACTTTGAGATGCGCTTAAATTATCATTATAATTAATTTGTAAATAATTGCTTGTATTCATTAGATTTCCGAGAATATTTGAACTTATTATAATACCATTATTAAATATATCTCCGATGACATCTAATTTTCTTTTAGGTTCACTGCTATTAATACCTATATTACCGCTTTCAGTTATAGTAAAATAGTCTGAAAACACTGACATCCCAGATGAACCATATGTAGTACTATTAGTAGTACTATTAGTAGCATTGTTTAGTATTTTATAATCATTTCCAATTAATCCAATATTCCATACCATTATTTATATATATAATTGTTCTCTTATTATTTTTAAATAATATAATTAATATATTCTAGGATATATTCTAGGATATATTGTAGGATATACAATGAAAGATAACTGTGACAATGTTATTACGTTGAAACAGTATGGTCCGACATGTTGGTTTAATAGTATTCTAATGGCGGTTTTATATAGCGAAGAGAGTCGAAAACTTCTTTTGAAAAAATCCAAGAAATGGAATAATAAAATATTAATATTTAAGACCTTGAAATATATTTTAGAAAATAAGTATCTGCGTTCTAGTAATATATATAATGATTACGAATATTTTGATAAAATAAGACCAGAATATATATTAGAAAAACTATATAAATATAATAAAAAGAAGTTTTCATTTAATCCTAAAGTAAAAAAAGGAGGTTATGCGCCATCATTATATATAAGGAAAATCTATAAATTGCTAGGTGTAAAAGTATTATATCTTGATTTAAAAGACGAATTATTATATTACTCTAAATATAATAATACATATGTTGATAATAAGATTACAAAGGACCATAAAATAAAGATTTTTTTTAAATATGTTTCTAAAGAAAAAGTTTTAGAGAAGTTTGAAAATCCTGACGTAATTATTATTAATTGTACTAAATCTTTTAATAATGATGTACCCGAATATTACAAAGTTCCGAAAGATTCGCCATTTTATAAAATTGCTAAATTAGATGATAATGTTATTATTAAAGGGATGAACTATCAGCAAGATTCTGTACTATTATCAAATTGGAATCGCACAGGAATAGGAGGACATTCAATAACCGGGATTAAATGTAAGGGTAATAGATACGTATATAATGGATGGACGCGTGGTACAATTGATATACATTTACAAGATTTAAATTTTACCAAAGAGGATTATGTCAATGAAAGAATATGGGTATCGCAAGTAATTGATAAAAAGGTTTTTTATATCAATGTTAAAAATGATAAGGTAGTTTATAAACTGCCGGCAGATGGTATAGTAGTTTCAGATAATATACATATTCCATGCGAATTAATGAAATATGATTGGAATGTTAAGAAAAATAGTCAGTTTTGTATAAATAAAAAAGAGTGTTTATTAGATGCTCATACAGATAAAAGTATTAAAGATATCCTAAAAAAAGATAAGGACGAATTATGTTTTACATTTAATAGAGGCCCTAGGAATATTATATATATTAATAAAAATAGTGTTAATGAACCGGACGCAAAGAAGGATAAAAAAGAGTGTCCTGAAGGTAAAGTATTGAATCCATTGACTAATAGATGTATTAAAATAAAATCAATTAATAAATTGCCTAAAGTATCATTGAGCAAAATAGATAAGAAGTGTCCTGAAGGTAAAGTATTGAATCCGAAGACGGGACGCTGTATAAAAAAGGAGAATCTAATAAAGATGAATGCCAAGAATGATAAGAATGATAAGAATGATAAGAATGATAAGAATGATAAGAATGCCAAGGTCGCCAAAGAATGTCCTGAAGGGAAAGTATTGAATCCGAAGACAGGACGCTGTATAAAAAAAGAGAATCTAATAAAGATGAATGCCAAGAATGATAAGAATAATAAGGTTGTCAAAGAATGTCCTGAAGGGAAAGTATTGAATCCGAAGACAGGACGCTGTATTAAAATTAAATAATTTATGAACAATTATAAGCATATAAGTATGTAAAATAGTATTTACTATTATCTATTTCCTTTAATTTATCAACATTTAATGAATATTTATTTTCAATACAAAAACCCAATATATTTTCAAATAACAATGTATCATCTTCTAAACCATTATTGGGATTCGCAAAAATATTTAATATTTTAAAGCGTCCATTGGACAATTTTCTCAATAAACAGATATAATTTAAATCCGAATCACTATTATAAATGCCGAGAACTATGTTAGGAGTCGAGAATCTGTTTTTATTTAACCATATAGTATCATTAATTATTTTTTCTTGAGATTCCTTATTATCTTTAGACCATTTATAAAAAGATGTATAAACATTATTATAATTTAATAGGCACACATTTTTACTATTATAATTACCGTATTTGTGTATATTATGCGGTCCTATATTAATAGGATATGAATTAGTAATTGAAATACTTATGATATTTATAAAAGCCAGATATATAGCCAAGAAATATCTTTTCATATATTTTATTATATATTATATTATATACTTATATAAAATATATTTTCATTTATTGCCACCTTATATATAATACTATATTCTGGATATCCAGATATCTGAATAATCCTAATTTTTGATATTTATAATTTGAGTACATAACTTTTTTTTATTTAGAATTTCTAGAAAACTTTTGAAATATTAGAAAATAAAAGGTTATGTACTCAAATTATATTCTCATATTTTTAGAAAATTCTAGATACCTCTACGATATCTATGATTAGCGTATCTTTTTAAAGACTTAAAGATTAACTATTATATTAATAATAAATGAAAAAGTCATTACGACAATCTTGTTTTATATCTATTGAAAATAACAAAAATATAGGTTGTCAATTATTCAATATAGCGTATTTGATAAATATATTGAATAAATCTAATGAAAAAAATATTAAGAGGAAGATTGTATTCAGAAAAGGTAATAATATCTATGCCAATAGTTTATTCAATGGTTTATTTACAGTTATCGAAGATGATAAATATGACAAAATAAATTTTGAGAGAATGTCTATTAATGATATTGATATCGAAGAATTAAGCGCAACTTATAAAAATATCGAGATATGTGATACAGATACTAGTATTATTGCTAAAACATTTAAGCACATAGATGAATCTATTAAGAATAAAATACTCGATTTAGTTTATTCTAACGAAGATTTGATGTATGAGGCATATTATAAATATCGAGATATCCAAGATTTTTTTGGAAATAATGTTCAAGATAAGGATTTAGTAGTTTTACACATTCTAAAAGATACTAACGTAGATTATGATTATTACTTTAATGCCTTAAGTATTATGGAAGTCGCGAAAATTAAAAATTGCGCAGTTATAACTGATGATATAGAATGGGCAAAAACAATTCTATCAGATATCAATGACTCCTCTACACATATCTTTAATTATGTTGACAACGACGACAATAATAATAATAATTATGAAATTAATTTTATTTTGATGTCAATGTTTAAAAATATCATAGTATCAGACAATAAGGATGATATGGATGGTATATGGGCATCATATATTAGCCATTATGATATTAAAAAGGTAATAACACCTGATAAAAATGTTATACATAAATATATAACAGATATATTATAATAAATACTATGATTAATAATGACTTGTATTTTACCTTTATAAAAATATCAAGTAATTATACAAATTTAATGGTATGTAAATATTGGTATAAAAATATTATTAAAGATATTAAGAAAAAGAAACTAGAGTTTTATGATACACAATTATATTACGCAATAAATAATAAACACATGTATTTATCTTACAGCAAATTTGATAAAATACTATTGAGCGCTTATGATAACATAATATTAAATATTATAAAAAATGTAATAAATGACGAAGATATTAAGGATAATTTTATGAATAAAATGATAGAAAATTATAAACAATTAAGTATTATTATAGCGATATTCTATAATTATAATACTAATACTAATACAAGTACTAATATAACAAATAGAAATGATGACGATAAATTTGATAATATAGAGAAATATATCGCAGAAGACTATTCAAAATTATTGAGTCAATATTATAATTATAATATCATATTAGCATAATCATAGCGTAATCATAGCGTAATGTAAATGCTATATCTAACATTTAACATTTATTGTCATTACAGGACTTAAGAAACCACTATCTTTAAATATTATTCTATAATGGAAATGTCTTTCTAATATTTTATTAAACATTTTTTTAACCTTGTATTTATCAGGACAATATAAGCGTACTTCTGCTTGTCCATTTTTAACTACAGATACACCTATATTATTGAAACTTTTATACGCTTCAAAAGGGTCTTCTATTATTTTTGAATTATCTGTGCTATTTGCTGCCCAATAAATTATTTTTGTTCCATCTTCATATTCTCTCATGTCTATGGTATATTTTAGATTTGCCCCAGAAGGATATTTAGGGTCGCATAGTAAAGTATTGGGCAAATATGTTAATCCTAAAAAGGGCAAGAAAGTCTCCTTCTTTAATGATAAAAATATTATTATAGATATTATTATAATTGATAATATACGAATAAATATATTATAATCATCATTAAATAGTATATATATACTTGTCGTTAATGCGTAAAGCATTAAAATAAAAACAATTATCATATGTATATATATTTCGGTCTTAAATAGGTCATTCATATTTTTTAGAAATCTATTATATAAAAAGAATATTATTATCCTACGTAAATACTATCAGCGACACCCATATTAATAGATTCTTCAGCGTTAAACTGTAGGTCTTTAATAAGAAGGTCTTTTAGCATTTTCTTATTAATTTTCGTTTTTGTTAGATAAAAGTGATTAATATGTTCCTGAATCTTAATACAATTTTTATACGTATCGTCAATATACGCCAATTTACCCCAGCATCCAGAGCGCAATTCGTGAATCAATACATAAGAATTTTTACACACATATCTCTTTTTACCATGAATACTAATAAGAGTTCCCGCCGAAGAAACACTTCCGTCAATTACAGTATTTATAGGAATCCGCGAATTTTCCATACAATCAATAATAGAAAATGCCGAGGAAATACAACCGCCATCCGTAGTAATATGTAAAAACATCTCGATTTTAGTATTCTTTTCTACTTCTTCAATTTTAAGTTCATTTTCAAGCGCCCTAATATTTTTACAAAGAAGAAAAGCAGATTTCGCCGTGATATATCCCGAAAAATAGATATGGTTGTTATTAATATAGATATCATTGTTATTTTCATTATCACCGCCATTTTCATCTCCGGATTCTTCGTTTTTAGTCATCAGTTTCCTCTTCTTGCTTCTTTTAGCGAACTCCATAATATTATATATTATACACGTCTAAATCTTATATGATAAATTCATAATATCGCACCATAATAGGATGCGCTAGGTGGCGCTACGTAGTTATAAATATTTGAGTCCGTAATATGTAAATAATGCTTGTAATATTGAAAATACGCACATAATAAATATTATTTTTATAATATCATATATTTCAGGTATCTCTATCTTTATATTCGCGGTATTTTTAGCATCAATATTTCTTCCTATGCTAAAATGAATAATATTTTCAATAGTATTTAGAAATAAAAACACTATTGCAGATATGAGTATAAGATTATTATGAATGCGTATTTTCATATTTTCTATATCTTTTCTATTATATAAAATTATATTTTAGATATATAAGCGGGTTTTTTATTTCTAGTTATTATAGATATAGAGATGGAATTATTTAATTATCTAATATTAATATTAATAATTTCTTTAATTATTCTAATAATATATTTTAATGGCAAAATAAAGAGTATATTATTCGACTATTACATGGAACCATTTGCGGTTAATGAAAAAATAGGATTAAAATGGTTATATTTGGGAAATTCCGAACCAAATGGTGATAAAATTAGCAACGAAAAACTCTATATTTTATTGAATTATAAATGGGTCTCGCCTATAATTATTAATAATGACGAGTTTGATTCAATAGGAATTAAAAATATAACCTATGACAGTTTCATTGATATAGATGGAAGATTTTTCAAACCCTATAATATTTCAACAGATAATAAAGACATCGGGTTAATGTGGAGAGATTTAGGAATAAAAACCGAAAGATATGTAACAGATTTCTATAGAGAAATTAAGAATGATAAAATTAAAACCGCAATTGAACTTAAGCATAAAAATAATTCACACGAAACTATAGATGGTGAAAAAGTTATAACTTTTACGCAAAAAGAATACGATGATATTAAATCGGCAACTCAACTTACATACGATTCATATATTATAATAGGAGATGACAAGCGCATCTATCAACCATATTATAAACATAAAATAGTTAAGACCGACGAACTTTTTTCGGATATAAATATAGATAAAATATTAACAAGAGGTTTCGATAATTCTTTCTTGAAATCCACGCCGATTAAAACGCATAATATGAAAAACGATGATTATTTTAATACAGACATCTATAATAATAAAGGGGTATCAAATAATGAACTACAATTTAATACCGAAGCGTTAAATTATAGACAGAGTAATGATAATAATTATAAATCTATTTTGGAACCAATAGAAGATAATTATCTGCCTTATATTCCAGAAAAATACAATGACGACCCTAATTATTTAACAGAAAAGACAATAAATCAGTTTGTAATTATTGACCTTTATAAAAATATATTAGGCAGACAACCCAAGCAGAAGGAAATTATATTAAATCTTCAAGAATTTTATGAAAAAAATAGCGACGAAGAAAAATTGAAAATGAGACTCTATAATACTACCGAATATAAAATGAATGTTAAAATGCAGTCGAATGAAATAGACCCGGGTCTCGTATCAAAAATATCTGAAAAAAACATTATTGACGAATTAATAGTAATCTACAAAAATCACTTTAATAAAGCGCCACATGATAAGATGAAAATACCTTTAAAGCAGGCATATATTCATCTACAGTTTAATGACTATTTATTTAAAGCGATGTTAATGCACGATAATTATCATAAATTTGAAAACGAGATTCTGCGGGAATACATAATAAACGATGAAAAATTATTAGAAATATTTGATAACAATTTTATATTATATGAATTACGCTTAATAGCAAACGAATTAAAAAGGCGCGATATATTAAAAAGAAAGGCACTCGCTACTCCTATTGGATTATCGACTGATGCGGAAAAAAATAATGCCGAATCGGCAAATAGTCCTGATACTGATTTAAATAGTTTGAAACATATTTCTGATATTATGAAAAATAGCGAACCAGTATTTAATATTAACATTACATTACAAGATAAAAATACTTCTATGCCCTATAATAATTCGGAGAATACTGGAATAGACCAAGACAATTATAACTCATTAGAAGATGATTATTCGTCGATGTCATTTAATCCAGCAGACCCTAGTATTTCACTAGATATTCCCGAAGATACAACACAAGGAACCACGCAAGGAACCGCGCAAGGAACCGCGCAAGGAACCACGCAAGGAACCACGCAAGGAACCACACAAGGAACCACGCAAGGAACCACACAAGGAACTACACAAGGAACCACTCAAGGAACCGCGCAAGGAACCACGCAAGGAACCACGCAAGGAACCACGCAAGGAACCACACAAGGAACCACGCAAGGAACCCAAATAATATCATCATCTATATCAAATTCATCAAATATTCAGATAAACGACCAGAATCGTGTAAATACTGCTATTTCACAAAATAACACAGGAACATCTAATATTAATAATATAAGGGCTTCTCCAAAACCAGTTTATAAGAATTTAGATAATATCGTATATAATAATAATATGATTAATAATATTAGACAACAAAATAGAAGGAAAGAGAAAGAACTTCCGAGAAGAATATATGAACCAATAAATTATAAACAACATTATAGAGGACCCTCGGAATATAGACCTAACGTATGTTCTTATGGTACTAAACAAATAGTTAACCCAGTATATTTAAATGGCGATGGTACAGATTTGCGAGAAGCAATTCAAAATACGCAAATCGGTAGCATTATGCCAAAATTTGTATATAGAGAATATGAAGATGTAAAATAAAATATTTCTTATATATAGAATATTGAGATGTATATTAATTTAGAGGGAGGAAGCACAAAAGTTTACACTGGTCCCAAAAAGGGCAAATTTTATATTAATAAAAAAGGTAAAAAGGTTTATCTAAATCGTAAGATGTTGGAAGACGAAGTTCCATATAAAAAAAATAAGAAACCTGCGGCGAAACAGAAAAAAATGTAAGAAATTCGCAACAATTATTATTGATTTAATTTTTTAATATATTTATTAAAAATAGATTATGTCTTCTATAACTATTAATAAAATTATTAAAGATATTGAAATCAAAAAACTCAAGGATTTATATAGCGAATATAATAATGTTATTAAACTGATATCGAAATTTATTATAAAGAAAAATCTCATACTTTATGGCGGATTAGTTATTAATTTATTATTACCAAAGAAACATCGTTTTTATAAAGAATATACTATAAATGATTATGATTGTTTTTCTAAAAATCCTATTAAAGATGCTTATGAACTCGCGAAATTAATTAAGAAGTCCGGATATAAATATATTAAGATTAAACGCGCGGTTCATAATAATACCTATAAAATTTCTGTATATGGTAAGCAATTCTTTGATATCACATTTTTAGAACCTAGTATCTATGATATTTTATTGGATTATATTAAAAACAACAAAAATTCTTTAAAATATTACAAAGATAAGTACAAAATTATACCGATAGAACTTGTCAAACAGAATTTGTATTTTGAATTAGCGCGCCCTATTCAATCTGGATTTAGATGGGAAAAATTATATAATAGATTAGAACTTATAAATAAGTTTTATCCTACAGAAAAAAGCAATGAAATATTAAAATGTATTCCTATTAAAAGCGAGTATTCTAGTATTGTTAAGAAATTGTTAGAATATATTAAAGATAAAAAAATACCTATAATAGATAGTTATTCTATTAAAATATATAATAATTGTTCCTTCTGTTGTTATCGTTTGACAGAAAATTCTATATATATAACAATTTTAGTTAAAAATATTATAGAATCTTTCAATGATATCAAAAATCTATTACATTTTAATAACAGCGAATATGATTTAAAGGTTTTAAAGAAAACTATAAATAATTATAATTTATATAGAGAATATGATATTAAAATTATAAATAAAAAAACTAAACAGCATTTTAATATCGTGCGCATTATAGAAGTTAAAAATCAATGTTTCTCTACAACTGTTAAAAATAATTTTACATTAGGAAGCATAGACACGTGCCTATATTTCTTGTATTACAATTATATTAGAAACAAAATTTACTATAATAATAACTCTGAAGCGAGCGAGAATATCTATTATATTAATCAATATGAAAATAATATAATAGTTGATAAAATTAAAATAAATGAGCGACTTATGAAAAATTGCTACGGTGATATAGATTACGAAGATGAATTAAAAAATATCTGGAATAAAAGATTGACAATCAAATATTTATAATCCCTAATCATCCTTAATCTTATCACGTTCCATTTTTTGAAATATATATCTAATACTCTCATCTATATCAGTATCATTTCCGCTATCTTCGCTTTCTTCACTATCCATTTCAGAGTCATTATCGTCGTATATATATTCTTTTTCTGTATCGGGTTCACGAGGTGCTTCTGTAGAGCAAGGGGTATCGGGGGCATCAGCGGTATCGGTTGCGTCAGTAGCGTCTGTTGATACTTCGTCTTTTATATCATTATAATACGCTGTATTTGCCGAATTAACATCGCAATCTTTAATGGGACCCTCTGGTTTTTCAATATAATCATCATTTTGTATATTTTTATTTTTAGAAATTTCATAAGGGTCTTTATCGGGATTACTGCTATCGCCGTCGCTAATACTATTGCTACTTTCATGACATTCGTAAATACAATAATCGACTATAATAATATCCTTCTCATTATCTAGAATAATCTTATCACTTCTATCAAGAGTATCAATGAACTCAATCATTCTTATTTTTTTAATCTTTTTCATATTTAATTTATCATTATCTATAAGAAGTTTTATAGCATTACTTTGCAAACTAATAATAACATCATCGTAATAAGGCAGAATACAATTTAAGCATAGATAAAAAGATACAAGAAAATTATAATAAACTGTTTTATAATTGTTTAAAATATTTAATCGCATTCTTAATTTATTGTAATTAGTGATAATGTTATATTAACACCTTTTATCCATATATATTTTTTTTGATAGTATAAACACATATAGTTAGTTTAAAAGATTCTTCGACTAGTTTATTCAATATATTAAAATTCTTATCACGTATTCTTATGGTAAATCTTGTACAATTTTGTTCTATAGGGTTTAATGTATATATAGTAGGGTCAGTCCAATTAGAACTTGCTAAAGAATAAAATATTTTAAATTTACTTAAATTGTTTGTATTATGGTCAGCATGATTATATTGTATTGCGTCAAAATATTTATAAGTATTAAATGTAGTCGCCGTATTTTTATAAGAAATAACTCTATCATAATTATTCAATTCAATATAATATATATCATTAAAACTTAAAGTAGTTCTATTACCAATTTTAGTATTTAATACTATAGACGCTTCTAGTATTTTAACACTTGATATATTTTTAATAGGATTTTCGAATTTTATGTAAAAATCAAAAGCATCGGCCGAATTATATATTCCATTTGCCGAATCTAAATGTATTATTTGTTTATCATATTCAGAAGTATTATTTAAATCTACTATCATCCCTTATAAAACAAAAGACTCTTTATATTATTATTTTATTTTTATTTATATAATTATACCCTAGATATCTTTGTCATTCACAAAGTATAAATATTTATTATCATATACTATATTTATTTTCTAAAAATATATAAAGATTTTACATATAATATATGTATAAGAAAAAAGAATAACAGGTATAATGACAGATTGCAAAGACATTGCCGCAGGTTTTGATATTGGTACCACTACTAGTTGTGCTGCTATTTGGATTAACGATAGAGTAGAAATTATTCCAGATACTCAAACCGGTTCTCGCATCATCCCATCATATGTTTCATTTAGTGATGAAGAAAAACTCGTAGGAGATGCGGCAAAAAATCAATCAACTATGAATCCCAAAAATACTGTATATGATACTAAACGTCTTATTGGTAGAAAGTTTAGTGATGATGTGGTTCAAGAAGACATTAAACTATGGTCTTTTAATGTTTCTGGAGATTCTAATAATAAACCCCTAATCAATGTTAAATATAAGAAAGAAGATAAATGTTTTCATCCCGAAGAAATTTCTGCGATGGTTATCCAGCGTCTTAAAGAGACTACTGAATCTTTCCTTGGACATCCTCTAAAAAAAGTAGTTATTACAGTACCTGCTTATTTTAATGATTCGCAAAGGCAGGCAACGAAGGATGCGGGAACAATTGCTGGTCTTGAGGTTCTTCGCATCATCAACGAACCTACTGCGGCAGCAATCGCATATGGTTTGGACAAGACAGGAGATAAAAACGAGCGTAATATCCTAGTATTTGATTGTGGAGGTGGTACTCATGACGTTTCTATTCTTACACTTGATGGTGGTATTTTTGAAGTAAAAGCGACAGGCGGAGATACTCATCTGGGTGGTTCTGATATTGACAATATCATCGTAGATTATCTATGTGATGAAATCAATAAGAAATATAAAAAGAATGTTCGCGAAAATGCTCGCGCTCTAAAACGTCTAAATATTGCCGCCGAAAAGGCTAAAAAGAATTTGTCGTCTTCAACTACTACTACAATTGAAGTAGATTCTCTTATTGACGGCGTTGATTATAACACTACGCTAACTCGCGCTAAATTTGAATCTCTTGCTGATAAAGTATTCCAACGAACTCTAGAACCTCTTGATCGTCTCCTAAAAGATGCTAAAATGGGCAAGGGTGATATTGATGAAATTGTATTGGTTGGAGGTACGACGCGTATTCCGCGAGTACAAGAACTGCTATCGGGATATTTTCACGGAAAGCAACTAAATAAATCTCTAAATCCTGATGAAGCGATTGCTTATGGGGCGGCGGTACAAGCGTCAATTCTTACTGGACAGGGAAATAGCAAAACTAGCGAACTTCTACTTCTTGATGTAGCGCCACTATCTCTAGGTATTGAAACCGCGGGAGGAGTTATGACTAAAATTATCGAACGTAATACAACTATTCCTACTAAAAAATCGCAAGTATTTTCTACTTATTCCGATAATCAACCTGGTGTAGATATTAAAATCTATGAAGGCGAGCGAGGTTTTACTAAAGACAATAATCTCCTTGGAAGTTTCCATCTTAATGGAATTCCTCCTATGCCTCGTGGTCAAGCGCAAATCGAAGTATCGTTTGATATTGACGCGAATGGCATTATGAATATTACTGCGGAAGAAAAATCAACAAAGAAGACTAATAATATTACTATTAGTAATGATAAGGGTCGCTTGTCCAAGGAACAAATTGAAGAAATGATTAAGAAAGCGGAAGAATATAAAAACGAAGATAATAAACAAAAGGAACTAATTGAAGCAAAGAATGGTCTTGAAAATTATCTATATAATCTACGTAATTCTATGACAAAGCGCGCAGATTCTCCCCCAATTCTAGATGAAGTCAAAAAGGAAATTGACCCGATTGTTGATGAAGGTCTAAAATGGTTTGAAGAAAACAGCAATTCTGATGTTGAAGAATACAAAAAGAAACAAAAAGAACTTGAAGAAAAGGTTAATCCTTTGATGCAGAAATTGTATAGCCAAGGAGGTCCTCCTGGTGGAATGCCCGGTGGAATGCCTGGTGGAATGCCGGGTGGAATGCCGGGTGGAATGCCGGGTGGAATGCCGGGTGGAATGCCTGGTGGAATGCCTGGCGTCGATGAAGAAGATGAAGACTCTGGTGAACCAACAGAATCTGTAGATAAATTATCAGATGAACTAGACTAGATATTATTATCTTCGGGTAGATAATAACATAATGAAACCTGCGAAGGCGAATAAAAATACAATGCCAATATAGCACGCTAATATAATATTATAAATCCAATAAATCTCGCGTCTTATATCTTCGCTACATTCGCAATTTAATTCTTTTAATTTATTGATAAATATTATAACAATAACAATATTAATTATAGAAAATATCGAGAATATCAATTTAAACGAAGTATATATGTTATATAGCGAATTGCTAGTTAATTCGAGCAATGATATATTATTCGTGTATAAATACATAAACAATATTATATCTATAGAATTTATTACAATTATAAAATATAAATAATATTTAATGTAAGAGCGCATATAACTTTCGCTACACGCGCAATTCATTGTATCAAGTTTATTAATCCATAACAAAGCATTTACATTAATTATTAATACTATTATGCTAATCATTATTGACAATATAATCATATTTGAAGCAATTTGGTTAACCCTCATAACATTCTTATTTTCTATTTTATCAACTGCTTGCATTAAAGGTGATTTGATTATGTTTAATTCAGAAGATTTTCTGTTAGACTTTGTTCTAGATTTTGATTTATTTCCTGATTTTTTTGCCATATCTATTAATATAAGATATAAATATTTAATTACATATATAATAATGTAATGCAAGGATTGGCGAATTTAGGTTTTACTTGTGCTATCAATAGTTTAATACAGATAATATGTCGCAATGATTTAATGAGAGATACTATATTAAATTATGAAATAAATGATAATTCGCTATTAAATAATTTAAAGGAAATTCTCATTTTAATGCATGTAGAAAAAAAGTCTGTAGCGCCTAAAAAATTTGTAGCGAAATTGTATAGTACTTTTAGTAATATATTTAATTACGGAGAACAGATTGATATAACGGAGTTGTGGATATTTATTAACCAAAAAATTATTAGTGAAATTAATGAAGACCCTAACTATTATAAATTAATATTAGATTTTGATAATATTAAGATTAATAATAATAATATTATAAACGGAACTAGATATGATACGGAACTAGATTATAAAAATGCTCTTAAAAATAGCAATTCATTAAATGAGAAATTCGCATTTAATTTCATTCAACATAATCAAAATAAGATATCTATATGGCAGCAAATAACTCAAGGTTTTATTCTTAATATAACTACTTGTAAAAAATGTAATGATTCGCTATTTAATTTTGAACCATTTTGCGCACTTTATTTAAATATTCCAGACATTCTGGGAGACGCCGAAAATATAAGTATCGCTAGCGTACCCAATGTCGTCGAAATGATTACTAATCTATTTAAAGAGAATCATAATACAAATGATTGGACTTGCGAAAAATGCAAGTGTAAAACGGAATATGTAAAATCTACAAAAATATGGAGTTTACCCAATATACTATTTGTTATCATAAATAGATTTATTAATCCAGATATTAAAAATAATTCTCCGATTAACATTAATGCGGATATATTTTTTAGTAAAGGAACCGTTTTATCTGATTCCTTAAATGAAAAAAAATATAAATTATCTTCGTTGGCGCTACATATTGGCGGCGTGTCTTCGGGACATTATACGGCAATATGTAATACAGACGACGCATTCATATTATACGATGATATCCATATATCGAAAATAGATAATTTTTTAGAAAATAATAAGAACGCCTATATGTTATCTTATTCGCTATTATCATAATTCGCTATTTAATTTATTAGGAATTCCATGACCAAATAATATCATGTATATTAGTATTACCGAAGTTATCAATATACTTCTGTTTTCAGCAACTGTTTCTTTTTGCTTAAATACAAAAACCATCAAAATATAAAGTATTAAACCTATTATACAAGAATGTAGAAGCATCATTAGACCTCTCTCCATTTTTAAATATTATAATCTATTATCTATTATAAGATGCTAAAATAAAAGACGACAAAATATAATATTATTATAAATAATAAAAATATATCTTTTCCATATATTCCTCGTCGTATCTTGTATTTTCTCATGACATCTGGATATAACTCGCGTCCCAATGCTATCCCGTTAGATACCGCGCTTTCGATACTATTAAAAGGAATATAACTTTTTCCATTATGCGTACCCAGATTATATAAATTTTCTATATTTACACTCTTAAAATCTATATAATTTTCACCATACATATTATAATAAGCATTATCTTTACATTTCCATTTTTTACAATTATTATCATAATAATTATTAGGATTTATAATCGCATAATATTCAGCATCAACATTATTTATATAAGATATCTTTAATTGTCTATATACCTCTATTATCAATTCATCTTCGCAACATTCGTTCGCTGTCTTATTATTATGCAGACTTATAGTATTACAAAGTGTTATCATTGTGCTCAACACAGGATACTCGCTGTTCTCTATCTTTTCGCAATGTTCCGATAAATTTAAAACAGTAATTCCCCATTCTGTACTTAATGTCAGTCCATTATGATAAATAATTTCGACATAATCTTTAAAATGATATGTAATACAAATTACATTCTTATATTTGGTTTTATCTACCCATTTTTCGAAATCATTATAATCACCAAACGCATTTTTCAATATTTCATTGTTTTTTAGGATATTTATTAGAGACTTCGGAGGAATCGCGATAACTAAATTTACACATCCATAATTTTCACCATTCAATAATTCTACACACGATACGCTATTATCTATTATATTGATATCTTTAATTCTGTTTGAAAGAACGAAATCGACACCGCGGTTTTCCAAATATTTTTTCCATATATTAAATAAAAAATAATCTAATGGTTTAGATGGCACGAGAATTTCGCTTCTAAATAATACATCATATAATTTTATAAATTTATTTAAACTATATGTTTTAATATTACCTTCGTCTATATATACACAGATATTGTCAATTATATTTATCGTTACTGTTGAAAATTTATAAAATATTAGATAATCATAGAGATTCGTCGTTTTTCCATAATTGTCATTAAACACATACTTACAATAAGCGCATAGTAGAATATATTTTTCATAAATACTCAATGTGTTTCTAAATAATAAATTCGATATATAATTATATCTAAATTTAGAAAAAAGCACCTTGTAATCTATTCCTATATCTTTAATTATATCTAAAAAATTATAAAACGCTGTCATATATATACGCGGACCGTATTCAGAATATGTTCCATAATAATCTCTTATAACGCGATGAATACCTCCAATTTCTTGTTCTCTATCAATTATTAATATATTTCTATAAATACTGCTCGATACATGTGCTAGCGCTAATCCGGATGGTCCTGCGCCCAATATAATTAGGTCATAATATTTCATATTATATTCATCGGTTATCATATAAATATAAATATATATTTATATATATTAAAATGGAATATATAAATAGCGAAATAGTCAATTTAGAAATAGTAATTGAAGCGAATGATATAGATAATACGGAAATAAAAAAAATCATTATTTCATATGATAACGAACAGAAAGAAGAATTGATAGTATCTAACGAATTGTATAATAATATTAGAAAAACGTGGTTAATTGAGCAACCTCCATTTATTTCTGACAGTTTTAAAAGTATTATGAATAATATTATTTTGGCATGTATCCATAAAAATGAAAGATGTATCTATGATTTAAACGCATATTTCTCGGTCGGCAATGAAGAAAATGTTAAATTATTCTTCGATTATATGCGTAAGAGAGATTTAACTGAAGAGAAAAAGAAATGGAGAGTAATAACGTAAATTGTTATAGTTATAGTTATAGTACTAGTAGTATTATTATTTTTTAATCATTATAATAGTTATTATAGTTATTATAGTTATTTTCTTATTGACTAATAATATAATGCGTATATATATTATTTTGATGTCGTTGATGTTATGTAATTTAAGTCATTTACATGCTTTTGTAAATATAAATGTATATGGGACTGGATTGTATTTACCCTATAGTATAGGAGTTGTAGGATATATTAAAAAAAATATACCCATAAAAAATTATAATATTACAGGAATATCTGGTGGCGCTTGGTGTTCATTATTATATACACAAGAAGATGATATGTCAAATCATGATACTATATGGGATTATTCAATCGGTAAAGATGTCTCGCGTATATGTATTCATAATGATATGCGTGTTTTTCAAAATAACGTTGAAAAAAATATGAAATTAAGATATACTAATAAAGACCCTTTGAATCTTGATAAAATATCTATAATCTCAACAAATGTAAATAAACTCTATAATATGAAAAATGAAAAGCATAGCGCATTTGATAATATTAATGATTTAATTGATTTTTGCTTATGTAGTTCTTATATACCATATATTTCGGGTAGCACATTTTCGAAAAAATACAAGGATAGTTATTACATCGATGGCGAAATTAAGAATGATAAATATGCCAAACTAAATAAAAATAATCTAAATACATTAAATATAGATAGATTTATGTGGGGGAGACAATTCACGCGCAAAGAATTATTATATTTAGACAAAGATAAATCGCGCGAACTCTTTATTAATGGCTGGGAAGATACTGAAAAACACAAAGACAAAATTATGAATATCATAGAAAATAATGAATAATATGATATAGATATGATATAGATATGAGATACGATAGAGTACGTCATTGTTTATCGAAGAAATAATCTATTGGCTTTTTCATAGGATAGTTCTATATTCTTATCATATTTATTCAATCGCTCTAATCGCATTTGCTCTTCTTTTTCTTCACGTATTTTTTTAATTTCTTGTCGCTTAAGTTCTTTTGCGGATAGTTCAGTATTTGCCTTATTATCTCTATATACTTCGTATTCTTCTACGCTCTTAAACTCTTTCATATCTTTGATAATACTCGGGTCTACTAAACGCCCGCCTTCGTGCGCTTTCATATAGTCAGAATATGATAATGAATTATTTTTTTTAACACTACTGCTACTATAATCGTCCGGCCTTTTGTTTCCCAATTCTGTAAATTGAAGACTTTTCGCCAATAATAATGGTTCGGGCTCTTTATATTTTACTAATTGCTTATTTATAGGTACGCGGCTATTAAAAATATCATTAAAACTTTTATTATCTATTTTTTTCTTATTAATAACCTTTTCTATTTTAATATCTTCGCGTATCTTTGATGATTCTTCCATATTATTTCCGTATCCAAACTCTATCTCGTCGTCATATACTTTACATTTCTCAAAATTTCTATTGAATTTTTGCGAAAATAATTCGGCACTATCTCCACCATCTCTATTAATATTTACAATACTCGGATGCGGCATTTTATCATTTACTATTTTATCAAAATAATCCATTGACTGTTTTTTTAACTCTATATGCGATAAATCACTCTCTCTCTTTTTATATTCGCGCGCCAGTTTTTCAAAACAGTATGTTATTATATTAAATACTTCTTTATTTCCTCCGGGTTTATCTGGGTGCGTATTTATCGCCAGTTTTCTATATGTTTCTTTCAATTCATTCCACGTAAAATTTTTAGATATACTAAAAACTTCGTAAGGATCTATATTTTCCATATTTATATTTTTCAAATCAATATTCGCTGTATTGCCGCTCTTTTTCATCGCTTCATAATATTGCTGATATGTATATTGTCTTGAAGATTTTGCGCCCATAGCATTTATAAATATTTATAGACTGTTATTTTATATATATTTTTTTATTATATTGTATGATACGCGAAAGTTAAATATAATTATTATATATATAAAATATAAAATATTATAATTACTAACAAATGAATAATATAGTAATTGTTGGGTGTAATTTTTCAGGCTTATATTCCGCAATGAAGTGCGTCGACAATGGTATTTCAGTTATTATAATTGAAAAAAATAGCGCCTGCTCTGAAGAAATTATTAACTATAAAATATTTAATAAACATCATACATATTATATAAATTTATTAAACCGTCTATCAATTAAATATCACAAGTATAATCTTAATTTTAATGATAAAATAATCTATATCATCAATAATATCCTACATAAAGCAAAGCATATTCCTTCCAAATTTTTATATATGCAGACATTTGATAAACTATGTTATACATTATTATCACAATCCGATTATAGTTATCTAAAAAAACATATTAATAAATATGATAATATATACTGTAATATTTCCGCATTATATGGTATATCTATGTTTAGCGGCGAACTTAATAATAATAATGAATTTTATATCGTTTATGATGATAGCAATTTAATAATAGACAAGATGCTAGAATATCTATATATAAAAAATGTATCTATTAAATTTAATACAGATGTTAAAGATATATCAATAGATTCTGATAATAATATAACGGTGTTATCGAAATATTTTTCATATACTACAAAGGCCGTTATTTTAAATTTATCAAAAGATAATTTATTGAGATTTAAATTTATTAGCAGAGATAATCGCAGAATATTAAATAGTATTACTAAATATAATATCGATTGTAATAATATATATAATGATAATGATATTATTAACGAACATAATATACAAAATCATCTAATAAATAATTTAAATATTGTATATCCTATCAAAAAATCGTCGCTATATCTGTGGAATGTAGGGATTAACAACATAATTGTTAAAGAAAAAATTAGGAATCTCTATAATAATATTTTCATATGTAATGAAGCATATTCTAAAAATATTTTCTTCGCAAATTATACTCTCGAACTATACGAAGAAATACATAATAAAATTACTAATATATCTAAAAATATCTAAATAAAAAAATGATATATATATATTTCATTATAATGCTGTAAAATTATTTTACGCGATTATGATGTCTTTTATAGCGGATGAATTGAAAAATATTATTGCTATATTTCTAAACTATTGTAATAATAACTATCTTCGGAATCTATGGTTTAAATACATAGATTATTATAATATTAATAGCATATGTGATAATAATTATATATTAATTAATCATATTATGTTAGTTATTATAGTTTTCACATTTTTCATTGTTAAAATGTATTACATATATAAAGATACATTTATAAACGCTTAATTGGAGGGCCGCTATATCGCTTTATTCGCATCAGTACTACCGAAACCACCAGAACCTCTTGATGTTGAAAGAATATTATCTTTACGTTCTTCGGTTAAATCTTCAGTTATAATTTTAGGATATATTTGTTTTTTCATAATAATTTGGCAGCATTTATAAGGAAGCACTAAATTTTCACAGTCATTATTAACTTTTCTCAAAGCAACATATAAATTTCCTGTATATCCTTGATCTATTATTCCTATACTATTTGCTAGCGCATATCCCGAGCGACTTATTGAACTCCGCGGCACAATTTCTACATAATATCCATTAGGTATTTCTAGTTTAATACCTGTATCATACAAAACAGTATCTGTATTTAATACCTTGTGTTCTCTAATAATTGTTAAATCTAATCCAGCATCTGAATAATTATTTTTTGAAGGAACAACGGCATCTGCATCGGTCTTATAGATTTTTAGTACAGGTCGATTTTCGTTATCGTTATCGTTGCTGTTCAAAAAATTATAAATACTGTTATTAATATATAGTTCATCTATATCGGCACTATTAGTATATATTTGCCCCAAAAAATCTATCATATTCGAATTTTTATACTCTATAACATATTGTTCTTTTTTCTCTCCATTTACAGTATCTTCTTTGATATCTACTTCTTCTTTTAGAACCTTGTGCGGAGTATTATAAATTTCAGTTATTTGTTTCAATGTATTATAATTATATATTTTAATATATAGACAATTATTATAAATTCTGGCATTTTTCTCTATGTACGCTTTGATAAAATTATTTAATAGTTTTTTATCAGTATTACATATCGTATTCATAAATAAAGATAAATCATAGTATTTTATATTAACCAAATATAGATCTAGATGTTTAACAAAGATATCTTTAATTATATATAGAGACGCTATAGTTATCTGTAATATATTGAAATTATCACATTGTACTTTTCCTATTTTCTTAAAAATCTCAATTATTTTATCGACGTTCTTATAATAACTATAATTTTTCTTATCAATCTCATTTAGTTTATTGTACATATTATATGAAAGTGCTGTATCAGTATCCTTTATTTTATCCATTTTTAATTCAATTTCAACGATGATTTTATCAGAACTATTCTCTTTAATATTAAAAATAATTAAACCTAGCATATACGCTTTCTCATAACTATTAATTGAAGTAAAATATGTATGCTCGTATTTCGTCATAAATACTTGTCTTACCTATTAATATTCTTATTATCTTAATATCAAAATAACTTTATATATTTTATGCGGTAATTATTCCTTATTATTTCTTAATATAAAATGTTCGAATTTAAAATATTTTAGATAAAAATTGACACCAAAAACATACATATAATATTACCATCACAGTCAAAAGTCAAACTATCGTCAAACCGCACAACAGCATCTACAAAGTTTTACACAGAACAGTATTAGAATAATGTCCGCAGAATATGTCAAGTATCTTATTGATAATAAGGAAAGGATTAACCAAGAGGCCAAGATATATGCAGAGTTTTGGATGCGTGAAAATGTTAGGATTAACGAAGAGTTCTCTGAACTTTCAAGCATTGAAAAAGTTTCCAAATTGGCAGATGAGTGGAGGTCTTACACTGAAACTCGTGAATACAAGGAACGACTTGAAGTCATGCTTGTCAATACCGATTAAATAGGATAGATTAGATTTAGTGTATATTGATATGTATAGTGTATATATATTTTTATATTTTTATATTTTTATATTTTTATAGATAGAATCAATAGATAATAGATTAATAAGGGATGGCCGGGAGGCATATTAATCTTGATAAGTTCTATACAAACAAAGATATTGTCGATAAGTGTCATGACGCTATTAAGAAGCATGTAGATATAGACAAAAATGATTTAATAATTGAACCAAGTGCCGGTTCTGGGTCTTTCATAAATATTATAAAAAAACTCTCAAATAATTATAAATTTTATGATATAAAACCTGAAAATAATGAGATTATTAAGAAGGATTTTTTAGAATTGCGTATCGAAGATTCTAAAAAAACTACGACTCATATAATAGGTAATCCCCCGTTTGGCATCAAATCTTCGCAGGCGATAGCATTTATAAAACATGCCACTAATATATTAGAAGCGAAGAGCGTATCATTTATACTACCTATTAGTTTTAAAAAATCTAGTCAGCAAAAATCTTTTCCACCAAACTATCATCTAATACATCAAATTACACTTCCGGAAAATTCTTTCACATATTTTGGTGTAAGTAAAAATATTAAAACCGTTTTTCAAATATGGGTTCGCAAAGATAAATTAAGAAAAATTCCTAAAAAATTAATACCCGCTCCATGGTATTCATTTGTTAAAAAAGAAGATTCTGATATATCTATTAGACGCGTAGGTTCTAATATTGGTCATGTTAAAATACGCGAAGATACAGATAATATTAATACACATTGGTTTATTAAAACTAAAAATATCAAAAATATTTCAGAATTACTAATTAAATTAAATAGCATTAATTATAATAAAGATAACAACGTAGGCGCTTTAAGCATTTCAAAGCAAGATATAATTAAAAACTATAATAGATATAAGGAGCGAGGGATATAAGGAAAGAGTGATTTTAAGCGTCTATTATGCGCGGAGGTTCTTTAAAATAATTACATTTGTTGTCTTTTGTCGCCACGCTATCTACTTCTGGTATATAATTCATTATATATTCGAGCCCGTCTGTTTCCTTATTTTTATCTTCAAGCCCTTGTTTAATAGTTTTTTCATATAAATCCGGATTTTTACTAATTAAATCTTTTCGTATTTCATTATATAATTTTATAGATATTTCGTCTATTTTATCTATAACATTCTGTTCTTTACTCGTCCATCCTTTTGATATATCTTGTTTATGGACGTATATACACAATAATCCTAGCGTATATAATAACCCCTGTCTTTTAATCTTGTATTTTTTTTTATATTCGTGATTATACAATTTGAAAGCATTATCAAAAATCTTCTCCTTATATAGTACGCTATAAACCCCCCATAAAAACCACGAAATATCATCGTCATTACTATAAAACTTTGTTTCAATTCTCAATTTTTTTCGCAACACGTAATCTATAATTAATCGCAAATTATTAGAAATATCTATTAGTTTATTTATATCGTCGCACGATAAATCGTCGGTAGATTTAATAGTTTTTATAATTATCGCTATAATTCCAAGAGCGGTATTGTAATTTTCGTGATTATGCGGCGGCAAAATACCATCAAATCGCATAATCCCATTTTGCGATAATTTCATATCATTTTCATTTAAAATATGGGATATCTTGTTTTTTAAAGTAGTAATAGACATATTACCACATTTAGCGACTGGGTGCTTATTGTAAATATCGCATAAAATACATAATTTAGTTATAATTATATAAATACTTTTAATTATTATCTTATCACTATCTATCATATTCACTATATCTTCATATATATCAATTAGTTTTCCAACATCTGTTATATATATAAAAGTACCTATATATGCGCATACATCTATATATATTAATTCTAATATATCAAAAGAGTCGTCTACGAATATAATTTGCGTACTTAATAATATGCTATTTTGTATATCCCCATTACATATTGATGTAAATAAATCATCTTTTGTCATAGCATTTACAATATAAAAGGATTATATATAATCTAATATTTACGAATATATAACGAATATTATATAGAATCGCAATGAGCACTAGAAATTATAAAAAATATATTAGAATCCTCCGCGGTCGCAGCATAATATCTAAACAGGCAAAAATACACACAACAGACCTATAAATATTATGAAAAAACCGAATAAAACTCTTATTGGTAATATTTCTTGTAATATTAGATATGAAGATATGAGGGTTATAACAGGCGCCAAAGATACTATTAGAGACATTATATTTACACTCGCTTTATTATCTAGAGCGTAAATATACAATATATTAGCAATATATACGGAGAAGAATGATATTGTCGCCAAAAATGGTATATATTCTATATTTTCTCGCAAGTCTTCATAAATGTTATTATTTTCATATAGAATAATATATATTATACTTGAAAATATATAAACAGACGCTTGAATAAAAATTATTATATAAGGCGGTATATTTTTTTGGAGAACAAACTTAAATAATACGGGGGAAATTCCCCAAAGAAAAGCAATTATAAATGCTAAATAAGTATAATAATTCATCTATTATAACATAATAAATCTTTAAGAGAATATATTGCTTTTATGGGTTGTAATGAAACTATGATATATGTTGATTAATTTATAACATTTAATTATTGTTACTTCTGATACATTACACGCTTTGGCAAAGGTTTTTTTAGAATATCCTAGACCCTTGACGCTCGAATAATAATATAATATTCCCGCCGCAGAAGATGTAGGAGAATTATCATTCATTATCTCGTTTTCTTCTATTAATTTTACTAGTTCTTTACATTTATTAATATCATTTATAGACATGTTTAAATTGTTTCCATATTGAGATATGAAATCAATTGGATTTGGCGAAGATACGTTGAGTTGTAATAGTGTCTGAAATCGTGTATTGCCCTTATTTAAAGTAACATGCGATATATTGAACATTGCCGCAATATCCTTTGAACTTTTAGGAATTTTATTGATTAAACACGCATGATATATACACGACGCTATAAGACCTTCTTTATTGTCGCCGCGAGATATTTTTTTTTCAGACGCTTGTTTATAGAGATTTTTAGCGTCATCTATAACTTTTTGTGGTATCCCATTGTTAATACTATTGGCAGTCATTTTATCAAAAACATTCCATAAAGTTCTTTCGTCATAGGGCATACTATTCCACATTTGAAACTTGCGAATTATACGCATATCTATATTATCCTTGTATCCACTACCTATCATAGAACCTATAGAGGATTTTGGGAGCAGATTATTAGTAGGCATTCCGCAACGCGAAGGGTCGCCGTCGCGATTATCTTCGTTGCCATAATACCTCCACTCCGCAGTATTCTCAATAACCTTCGAGATAATTGAACTACACTTCTTACAAATATGCATATTATCTTCTATTAAATATTCAATAGAACCACAATCGCATTTTATTATTTCCTCGCCATTTTCATTGTCTTCAATACCATTACTTATTTTAATCTGTTTATCTTCTTCATTTTTAACTTCTTTAAACAATTCCCACATTTCATCGTCCATAAGTAATATTGGTATTAATGACAACTAAATATATAAGGTTTATCAATTTTTATATATATTTTATATTTATAAAAATTGATATATATTATTTATATCATATAATTATTCCTAATCAGAATATGAGTACAGCGATAACGATAAGATATATTTCAGTATTACTTATTTTACTATCTGTAATAGTCTCAATTACAGACTGTTATATAAATTCTATCGTTTCTATGAGTGTCGCCAATTCTCGTAAAAAGAATATTGTTAAAAATAAAAAAGATATTCCTTATCGCAAATTTGCCAACGAAAATGAAAAGTATTTATATGGAAACTATTTAGTAACATTAAGGAAATTTAAAAGAACTATCAATTATAGTAAATTATTAAACAATATCACAAATAGTATTGTTGATAATATTAATTCGTCTATCGCAAATTATAGTAAGACGGCAAGCGACGCCACTAGCGATGTCTATTTAAATATCAAAAATAATACTATTATTAATAATGACCAATTTATCGCCAAAAATATTATTTTAGCAAATATTAAAATTGATGTTTCGACTGTGAAATATATTCAAATTACTACAAAGAATGATACTATAACTATAGAATTAGATAAAAATAATGATAATACGAAAAGTACCGATGTCGCGCATACAGCAGATACTAACGGATTTATTAATTATGATTTAGGAAAGATAGATTCTCTTATAAGCGCTATTTCTATCTTAATGAATCTACTAAATATTCACTAAATTATCCTAAATATTTAGTAAATATTCCTATTTAGAATTATGTTTTTTATGCTTTATCGCGAAGTTCGCGCACTTCCTTGCGTAGTTCGCGCACCTCTTGGCGAAGCACATTAAGTTCGTTGCGGATATCATTATTAATATTGCGCGCTTCCGGTTGAATATAAGGTTTTGAATCGTCCTTATAACGATTCGGGCGTCTTCTAGAACTTACTTTGGTAAAATATTCATCACGTTTGACTTTAAATTCTTTGAGATCATCCAAACTAACATCATATTTGGCAACGAGTTCATCTTCGCTAGCATTTTCTTGTTCTACAAGGCGGCAAATGTATTGATAAATGCGCGTTTGAATGCTTCTGGCAGTTCGCTTAAGTTCAGAAGCAATATCTTCATATGATGATTTCTCAAGACGCATCGCGAGAAGACGGTCTTCCTCTCCTTCTTCCCATCCAAATCCCGCTCTTGATGTCTGCTCGTTCTTTCTCAATTCGTCAAAATGTGATTTCTTGCTATATCTTTTTGACATCGTATTATAGTGTTGTGTTTTGTTTATCGCCCTTCGCTATCTATATATAGCGTCTTCTTTTTATATGATTTTTTATAAAAATTATTAAATAGAAAAATCATGCTCATATGATAACTTAATTCTAAATAAGCGTATTTTTTAGGTACAATATTTTCGTAAAGTAATACTGTAAAGGAATGAATTATACAACAGGCAAACTGTAGTAATTGTAATTGCGTAATATACATCTTAAATGGATTTTTATATCCTAGTGATGTAATCAGATAATGACCATACATTATAAAATGAATTACGCTATTTATAAAACAACCATATGCGGCGGTTCCATTACCTACGCCATTATTTATTAAAAATCCCCATATTAATCCTATACTACTATGATGATATATGTGTAAAAATGATAGTTGTTGCTCATTCTTACATTTCAATATTATAAAATATGTGTCGAAATAGTCTAAATATTTAGATAAATAATGTATATATGTATAATATTCTATTTTTTTCGTAAATTCTTTGTTAATACTAAATGGATTAGTGTATGATATAAATTCTCGCATACCATATATAATATAGAAATTAAGCAATATTTGAAATGTATTATATATGTATAGTATTTTATTAATATTATAAGGTTCCTTTCTTTTTTTCATATGATTTATCAACATTTTGATAACAATAAAATATTTAGAAAAACATAGGGTTAAAAATGTCGGCGCTGTAGTATATTGAATAATATCGTTCATATTTAATTTAATATATTTATCTATTTATATAATTAAAATACCATATTAAAAATGTTTTACAAAACTATACCATATTTTATAGTACTATTCCTCCTAATTATTATATCCTTGATTATATATATAATTGTAGCATCCAATGAACCAAAAGAATCCAAAGAACCCAAAACTGATAATAAAGTTTGTTTATCTATAAATGATTATAATATATTACTTGATAAAGCGAATCATAATAAAAATAAGGGTTCGAGTGATACCGGTGGGAGCGATGATACTGTAGTGCGCGATAGAAAGGTTTTAGAAGACCAGTTATACCCTCCATTAAATCGCTCTGATAATAGAACGCATACAGAACTTGTAAATAATATTACAAATAGAAATATGTATATTAGAACAAATGATATTAATGATACTTATCGTCTTGTAGGATATGTAACAAATAACTCCGATGAAAAAGATACTGGAAATAATAATTGGAAACTATTTGCGAGACAAAAAGACAGAAATATTTCAGAGTTTTATATGAAACCTACAGATAATAATAATGATGTTAAAGTTCCTATAACGGATGATATAGTTGTCGGCGATAGATTGCGCGATATTTATAATATTCCTAATCAATTAACATTTAAATCTCCGATGTTTAATAAAGACCCTTACAATGTTGTAGAAGTACCTAAAGCAGACTTAAGTCGCTCTGCTGATTATTTATAAATTCTTAAAGACACCATATTATGTATTATGTATTATGTATTCTCTTTATTTTTGTTGAATTATAGGATACTACAATGAATATCTTAAGGAACATGGAAGAAACAATAACTATACTTAAAGAAAGTAAGGAAAGTAAGGAAAGTAAATAAACCAAAAATGTTAAAAAATGTAAAATATAATTTGAGTACATAACTTTTTTTATTTAGAAATTTCTAGAAAACTTTTGAAATATTAGAAAATAAAAAGTTATGTACTCAAATTATAAAATAGGATTTTAAGATTTTTTGGTTTGAATTATAATAGGCTTCTTAATCCTTGATATATCTCGTGTCTTCAGATATTTACAATGCCGATTTATAAACTACTAGCAAAGTATTATCATCATTATTAATTGTAGATGGTATTTTCAATAATGTAAATAAACAATCCCTATATTTATCTTCCCAGTGTTTAATCTTATTCTCAAATAAATAATATTCACCTATAGTTATATCCTCTATAATAAAATATCCGTCCGGTTTTAATTTATGTATGCTATTTTCAAAAAAACAAACATTCGCGTTGAATGTATGTAATCCATCTTCGATAATAATATCAAAATTTTCTTGTAATTCAGGTTCTTCCCACATTTTTTTTATAATTTCGGGGTTTGTTTGGTCGCAATAAAACGTTCTTATTTTATCAGTATTAAACAATATATTACTATCAATATCTGCGCCAAAAATATAAGAATTATGAAAAAACTCTGACCATCCATAAAGAGATGCTCCTGGTATTCCACAAGGACCCATATTTGATGGAATATTTGTATTATTTGTTCCTAAGCCCAATTCAAAAACTCTCAATTGCTTATTGCGTAAATTCTTAAAAATACTATAATAAAATGTTGTATAGTTATGTTTACAATTCTGGATATTTATAGACCCTTTATCGCTCCCAGTTCTTCCCATTATTTCGCACAATATAGTACTATTTTTTTCATCAAACAAATAGTTCATATTATATATAATATTATAAATATAATAATAATATTTATATTATCGCATTAATAATAAGCATTTATATTATCGCATTAATAATAAGCATTTATATTATCGCATTAATAATAAGCATTTATATTATCGCATTAATAATAAGCATTTTACACAATTCAAAGATTTAAGATGAAACATTATTCGCAACTATTACACAATGATATTATATATTATACTAGAAAAAATGATATACTTTATTATTATTTAATATAATAAATAATATATTATATCCAATATTATATAATGACAGATGATAACATAGATTCTGATATTTCGTATTCTTCTCATTCGGCGCATTCGGCAATCTCTACTTCGTCATCTCTTTATATAGAAATGGTTCCATTTAATCTGCGCGGTCGTGCTGAATGGTGGGAATTGCGACGCGATGAGATTAAAATAAATGAGAAACTCGCCGAAGGTTCTAATGGAATTATTAATAAAGTTAAATGGAGGGGAATTGAATGCGTTGTTAAATATTTAAGGCATAATAATAACGAAGTAGAATATGATGATTTAATTAACGAAATATCAGTAATATCGCATTTAAGACATCCGCGATTAGTGTTATTTATGGGCGCTTGTACCTTAAGCGAACCTCTTATGCTCTTGTATGAATATATGCCCAACGGGTCTCTCGATAACTACTATTATAAAATGTCTCGTAAATTTGCCAAACAATGGAAACCTCCGCCGAAATATATGTATAGATGGATTAAAGAACTTACGCAAGCCATCTATTTTCTTCATAACTGCTATTATCCAATTATGCATCGCGACATCAAACCATCTAATATTTTATTAGACGAAGATTTACATATTAAACTTACCGATTTCGGATTATCGCGAACTATAAAAAAAAGACATGATGTATATAAAATGAGCGGTTGTACTGGCACATTAAGATACATGGCGCCTGAAATATTATTTAATAACGGAGAAGATTATAATCTCAAAATTGATATATATTCTATGGCTCTAAATTATTGGTTCATTAATACCGGAAAAGTACCCTTGAAAGAAATAGATAAAAACCCGCATATTATTCATTTAATTAAAGAGGGATATCGTCCTAATATTAAAGATGTTGATGATACTCGATTAAAAGATTTGATAGGCCGCATGTGGGATACTTGTCCCGAAATGAGACCAGATATAAAAGAAGTACTCGATGATATTAATACAATCACAGAAGCATACGAAAAAAATAAGGGTAATGAAAATAAATATGGAAAAAAATGCGCTATTATGTAATATACGATATGATATATGATATATGATATATGATATATGATATATGATATATGATATATGATATATGATATATGATATATGATATGATATGATATGATACCATATTATAATGCCTTGTCTATTTTTGCGGCGATTGCCTCGACAGTATAATTTTCATTATAATATGTTAAATCTGTTATTACTGGGCGATTTACGAATTCTAAATATTTATCATCATTATTATCTAATTCTATAATTTCATTAATTATTTTTTGATATGATTCTATACTATCATCTTCTAAATATAACATAGAGTTTCGTGATATTACTTTGTGTATGTGATTAGCACCCCAATATATAGGAATAATTCGCGATATATATGGGTTTATTATTTTTTCCGTAGAATACGTATTGCTATCTCCCTCTTTCTTGCTATTTTCAAAACATATTATAAACTTATAATTACTAATATAATCTCTGAATTCTTCCGTCCACCATTTATGTTCTAATAAAAAATTCATGTTATTACAATATCTCCCTAGAGATTCTACTTTTTTATATTTGTTTAAATAATGAAACATATTGTTTCTTACAGCACAGTCTCCATTAGATACTATAAAACAACAGAATTTCTCTGGTATTTTCGTTATTATTGGGCGCTCGATCAATCTATTTAATATATTATATTTATCATCATACATATGTATATAATATACATAAAATGGATAATCTACTATATTTTTCTCCGTCTTTTTTGAAAATAATATTAAATCATAATTTTCTGTATCATTTATCCAAGGTTCCGCAGACCACAATATTTTATATCTCCATTTTTTATTGTTATACATCTTGCTATTAAATACTGACTCTAGCAAAACATTCGCTTTATCATAATCATTCGTAAATTCAAAATTTTTTAATTTAGCAGTTTTCTCAAATATTTTTTTAAATATTATTGGATCATCGCAAGCACCCGGAGCATTTAAATAAATATAATATTCTGTCATCTCCCCCGGATTAATATATATAATAAAATATATATTATTGTTTATATGTGTATTTATATGCGTATTTATATATAAAAATATAAGAAATATATTATTAAATAAATGCCAATTACCGATACCGAGGTAATTTTAGAAGATGCCATATATGATTTGAAAGCCTTTTCTAAAGTTCATCCAGGAGGTAGTTATATGCTCAATATTTTTGGAGGAAAAAATGCTACAATTCATTATTATATGCTACATCCTCATCTTAAATTGCGAAATACTATTTTGGATAAATATAAATTACGAACGATTAAAGACGAAGATAAAGACGAGGATAATCGTATTAGCACGTATATTATAAATACCGATAAGTATGTAGAACTCAAAAAGAGAGTTTATAATCATATTAAATATCCTTATGCTACGGCAGAATGGTATATTAAAGCATTTGTAATACTAACATCTCTCTTATATATCGAATATCATAACATATATTATGGCTTCTCTATAATTAAATCAATAATTCATGGTATTCTTATGGCATTTGTAGGATTATGTATTCAACATGACGCTAACCATGGCGCCATTTCGCCCAATAAATATGTTAATATTTTCTGGGGTTTTACACAGGATTGGATTGGCGGCAGTTCTTTGTTATGGAAGCATCATCATGTATTATTACATCACGCGCATACAAATGTATATAATAAAGACCCTGATATAACTACAGATATTTTGAGACTTCACAAATCTGTTAAATGGAATAGTATATACAAAAAGCAAAAAATATATGCTTGGGTTTTATTGTCATTACTACCAATTAATTGGCATTTTAAAGAAATTGCCGATTTATATTATATGAATCACATGGGTCACAATATATCTAGCGCGGCATTATATGAAATGCGGTTAGGTATCATGTTTCGCATTATGTTTATATTGCGTTTCTATGCGATTCCCTTATATCTTTATCCTTTTTTAAACACTGTTTTATATATCACATTAACCTTATTTGTTGGAGGCGTATACTTGGGTATTAATTTTATAATATCACACAATTTTGAAGGGGTTAAAAATATATCATTGGATGAAAATAAAAAATATGATTGGGCATTTACGCAAGTCGAAACATCTTCAACGGTTGGTGGAAGAATTTTGGGATATTTTCACGGTGGTCTAAATTATCAAATAGAACATCATTTATTTCCTAGGATATCACACGTTCATTATTATAAAATTAAACCAATCGTACAAGAATGGTGTAAAGAAAATAAAATAAAATACAATTATTACAATAATATTTTTAGTAATATAAGGGCGTGTTATAGGCATTTACAGAATTACGGAGATGACAAAGAATTATAAATAGATTACGCTGAATATAAAATGTCGTAGCAGATTACTACAAGCGGTTCGCCATCATATTTGTTATTTATCTTCTCTAAAATATTCCTATTATAATAGTCAAATTCAATAATATTAAATGATTTCATTATATTATCCTTCTCAATATTACTCATATTATTTATATAATCATATACAAATAGACGCAAGGTATTACATTCGTCATCTGAAGTTTTTTTTCTGAACTCTTCCATAATATTATTACAGAGATTCCTAATCACAGGAATATTTTCAATATTGCTATTTCTAAATAACATTGTAAATTGTAGTTATACTAGAATATTCTTTAGTACTCTAATCAATTTTTATATTTTCGTCAAAACTAATATAAAACTATATATATTATAAGTATATAAAACATTTTAACTATATTCGTATTTATAAACATAATTACTATATTAGGCGCTATATCAGTTATATTTATAATTATCGCATTGCTCTTATGTTGTATGAATGCTCTGCCCCTATCAATCTACAATGAAGATGATAAAAATATCTGTAAATGCTGTAAATGCCTTAAAAAAGATATAAAACTATCTCGGATTCGATAGGAAGAAATTTTCTTTATTTTTCTAAAAATGATTTTGATATATAATGCCGAACCAGAGTTTTTACAAAAATGACTAGAATTATATTTTCAAGAATTCTATATTTTTTGGTTTCAATGCTAAAAATGAATTTATTATAATTATTAAAATATATTTTATATGATTATAAAGAATAATTATAGAACATATAAATGGATTATAATATAACTAATTATGATTCTATAGATGTTAGAATATCCAATGATATTTATTTTGGCAGAAATTTAAATAAAAGTATTGATGATGTTAATTATACTGTTGAAACTGTTAAAAGCGAATTGTATTTAAAGGACGCTGTAGGCACCGCTAGCAACTTGACAATAGAACCTTATATTGAAACAACCGATAGGATATATCCTCCTGTTAGATATTTTAAAACAAATAATTTATCCGTAGATTTTCCTCCTCTAAATATAAATATAATTGGCACCAATATATTATCTTCGGCAGGAGAAGCGCATACTATATTTTTATCTGATACTGGGCAGCAAAATAATAGGTTTGTAGTTTCAACGTGCGGCGACAATCTATACGGACAATTAGGTCTCGGCGATAATGACAGTAGAACTATACCTACGCCTATAACAAGTACAACCAATAATTTTCATTTAAATAAAATAATATCTGTTGTAGCAGGAGATAATCATACACTATTTTTAACTGATACAGGAAAAGTTTGGGCATGCGGTAAAAACAGCGATGGACAATTAGGTCTCGGGGATAACAACTATAGAAATATACCCACCGAAATAACAAGTGCTATTGCGCCTCTATTTTATCCTAATAAAATAGTATATATTGGCGCCGGAAACTCTCATACTATATTTTTAACCGACGAAGGCAAAGTGTGGGTTTGTGGTAAAAACAGCGAGGGACAATTAGGTCTAGGTGATAATACTTCGAGAAATATACCGACGGCATTAATAAGTCCTAGTGAAAATTTCTATCTTAATAAAATTGTGTCTGTCGCTTGCGGTTTTAGTCATAATGTATTTTTAACTGACACGGGTCAAATTTGGGTATGCGGAGATAATAGCGAAGGCCAATTAGGTCTCGGAGATAATTTACCACGAAATATACCAATAAATATTCTAACTATATCAGAACTATTTCCTTATTATAAAATTATATCTATCGCCTGCGGCAAATATCACACCGTTCTTTTATCAGATACTCGCGTAGTTTGGACGTTTGGTAAAAACAGTAATGGACAATTGGGTAATAATAGCACTACGCCATATATACCTGTTGCGATAACCAGCGCTATAGCACCAGCATTTTATACTAATAAAATAATATCTATTATTGCTGGCGATAATCATACTGCGTTTATGAGTGATAATGGGAAGATTTGGATGTGTGGTAATAATTTATATGGACAATTGGCCCTAGGTAATTCAGGGATAGGCACAGATAGATATACTCCTACAGAACTATCAAGTGATATATCACAGTCATTTTATCCAAATCAAATATTATCTATCATTATCGGCAATAATCATACATTATTTACAAATATCTCGGGCAAGGTTTGGATATGCGGAAATCCTGCGAATGGAAGATTAGGGTTAGGTTCTAGTGATCTAACAACAAACATAACTATACCACAAATGCTACCTTATTTTGGTTGTTTTAGTTTATACGGAAACGGTCTATATAATATATCATATAGTTCTTATACTTCGAATTTTGAACCATTCAGATGCTTTAATGAAAATTCTATATTAAATAATCAAAGCACTTGGAGAGCAAATAATTACTATTCATCATCTGGTATATTTAATAAAATGACATATAGTACTTCTAATCTAGTTAATGATTATAATGGCGACTGGATTGTCCTTAAACTGCCCGTTTCTATTAAAATTAAAAGTTTTGTAATAAAACAAATTAGCGGATTTTTAAATAGAGCACCACGACACTTCAGATTATATGGTTCTACCAATGGTACATCATGGAATCTTTTAGTTAATAAAGAAAATGCCAAATATACAGACCTATTATATACTCACACTGATATGTCTCAATATTTTTCTAATACAAATCAATATTATAATCACTTTGGGTTAGTTGTTAATGTTCTTATTGGCAAAGAAAATGTCTTGAGTTTTGACGAATTCTTTATATATGGCGTCGAATCTGTTATAAAAGCGCCAGATATAACGAATTATAATACAAAAACTTTATCAATTACGTCAAATTCTTTCCCATTTTTAGACGCATATAATATAACATTTCCAGTTCCTACATTAACTGATATTAATAATTATAGCAATATAATATTAAAAGGCGAGTATAGTATTAATTTAACGAGCACTAATAGTCAAATAATTCCTAAATTTGGAAAATATATTCCAGTAGAAGCGAGATATAATTTATCACCTACTCTAAAATTAAAATATCATCTACTAAATCCTATAAAAATAAATGAAGGTGCCCAATGGACTTATAATACTTCCAATACTCATGTATATTATTTAAGAAATGTTGGTATTGGGAAAACTGACCCAGTATGCGAATTGGATATTTATGGTCGCGTAAAATTTACAGAAAGTATTAATGGAATAACTTCAAACGAATTTGATAAATTAGAAAATATTAATTACAATATTAAACAGCGCATAGATAGCAACGATTATTACCAATCTAATTATTTAGAGCATACTAGCAATATAATTTCAAAGAGAATAACTGATTTAACACTCGATTACATAGCGCAAGGTGGGGAAAATAAATTTATTATCAATGATGTATATGATGGTAATTTAATTGTTAATTCTAATTTAATTGTTAATTGTAATTTAACAATACATGGTTCTACAACAACTTTAAATACTGATGTATATACTACGGAAAGATTAGATGTTATGTATGGAGGTACTACAAATTCCACTTTAACTATAATGCAAACTCAACCAGAAAATACTAACAATATATTTAATGTAATAAACTCGACGGGTTCTACTGTTTTTAATATAACAAATGTTGGAAACGTAGGAGTAGGAACAACTACGAATATTACTGATAAAATAGTAGTTTCTGGTAATATTAGAGTATCGGGGACTATAACAGGCGACGGAGACCCTATTACAAATATGAATGCTAATAATATAGCAAGTGGAACACTAATCGTTAGCCGAGGCGGTACAGGTGTAGAGACTTTAACACCGGATCAATTATTGATAGGTGATGGAATAAATCCAATAAAAAGTTTTCCAGGATTAATTTGGAATAGTTCTACAAGTACTTTAGCAGCGACTAATATAACTGGCGCAGGCTCTAATATAACTCATATAGGTACAGATAATATCACCACAGGCATCCTACCTGTAATAAGAGGCGGCACGGGATTAAATATATTAGCGGATTCGCAATTACTTGTTGGAAATGGTACAAACCCTCCAATATTATCACCGAATTTAACTTGGAATAATACTACAAATACTTTAGCGGCGACTAATATAACTGGCGCAGGCTCTAATATAACTCATATAGGTACTGATAATATCACAACAGGCATTCTACCTGTCGTAAGAGGTGGTACGGGATTAAATATATTAGCAGAAACGCGATTACTTGTAGGCAATGGTACAAACCCTCCAATATTATCACCGAATTTAACTTGGAATAATACTACAAATACTTTAGCGGCGACTAATATAACTGGCGCAGGCTCTAATATAACTCATATAGGTACTGATAATATCACCACAGGCATTTTGCCGGTCGTAAGAGGCGGCACGGGATTAAATATATTAGCAGAAACGCGATTACTTGTAGGCAATGGTACAAACCCTCCAATATTATCACCGAATTTAACTTGGAATAATACTACAAATACTTTAGCGGCGACTAATATAACTGGCGCAGGCTCTAATATAACTCATATAGGTACTGATAATATCACCACAGGCATTTTGCCGGTCGTAAGAGGCGGCACGGGATTAAATATATTAGCAGAAACGCGATTACTTGTAGGCAATGGTACAAACCCTCCAATATTATCACCGAATTTAACTTGGAATAATACTACAAATACTTTAGCGGCGACTAATATAACTGGCGCAGGCTCTAATATAACTCATATAGGTACTGATAATATCACCACAGGCATTTTGCCGGTCGTAAGAGGCGGTACTGGTAGGAGCAGTTTTACATCAGGGAGAATATTAATAGGAGGGAATGGTACCGCGGCAATTACAGATGCTGCTACTTTAACTTGGAATGGGTCTGCTTTAGTGTCTTCTTTTATCGGAAATTTAACCGGTAATGTAACCGGTAATGCTACTGGTCTTTCGGGAAATCCTAGTATTTCTGTAACTAGCATTAATACGAATAATAATAGTATTAGCGCTGGTTCAGGCACAATAACCGCAGCAACTTTTATCGGCGCTTTAACCGGTAATGTAACCGGTAATGCTACTGGTCTTTCGGGAAATCCTAGTATTTCTGTAACTAGCATTAATACGAATAATAATAGTATTAGCGCTGGTTCAGGCACAATAACCGCAGCAACTTTTATCGGCGCTTTAACCGGTAATGTAACCGGTAATGTAACCGGTAATGTAACCGGTAATGTAACCGGTAATGTAACCGGTAATGCTACTGGTCTTTCGGGAAATCCTAGTATTTCTGTAACTAGCATTAATACGAATAATAATAGTATTAGCGCTGGTTCAGGCACAATAACCGCAGCAACTTTTATCGGCGCTTTAACCGGTAATGTAACCGGTAATGTAACCGGTAATGTAACCGGTAATGCTACTGGTCTTTCGGGAAATCCTACTATTTCTGTAACTAGTATAACAACAAGTGGAGTAATTAAATTAGCAAATAATACTTGGCATTCATGTGCTAATAATAATGCTAGAATATATTTTGCACCTAATGCTACAACCTATTTAAGAGGACATGGTGCTACACCTATTGAATTTAGGAATGGCAGCGACGGTGTTATTGCGAGTATTAATAGTACAGGTACAATAACAGCGGCAACTTTTAGCGGAAATTTAAGCGGTAATGCTACTACCGCTACTACCGCTACTAATGCTACAAATGCTACAAATGCCACAAATGCTACAAATGCTACTAATGCCGGAAATCTAACAGGAAATCCTCATATATCAGTAAGAAGCATTAATACGAATAATAATAATATTGATGCTGGAACAGGTACAATAACCGCAGCAACTTTTAGCGGTGCTTTTAGCGGTGCTTTTAACGCAACTGGTCTTTCTGGTAATCCTCCTATATCAGTAAGTAGTATAAATACGAATAATAATAATATTAATGCTGGAACAGGTACAATAACCGCAGCAACTTTTAGCGCTAACGCAAGTGGTCTTCCTGCTCACCCATATATATATCTTAAAAATATGACAGCAGACTATGGTAATGTGGGAATAGGTAGGACTAATCCAACCGAATTATTACATGTAAATGGTAATACTAAAATAGAAGGTTCTCTAACTTCTGGTCAAATTATATCTAGTAGTAGTATAACAGCAACGTCTTTTATTGGAAACGCAACTGGTCTAACAGAAAATCCTAATATATCAGTAAATAGCATAACCTCCTCTTCTTTTGTACGAGGTTATGGTTTTAGTTTAAGGTGGGATGGAGCCTGGTTTAGAATTAGAGATGGTGGAGACAATGGTCATTTGAATGTTGCTGTTAATGAATTATATGCACATGCTACTATACACGGAAGCATAACAGGCAATGCTAATTATGCCAATAGTGCTGGTAGTGCTAATAATGCTATAAGTAGATTTACTGGAGATCCAAGAGGCATGAATTTAAATGAAGGACAGCATTTACCTACATATTTAGGATTTGGTGCCACATATTGGCATAATCAAAATTATGCTTACATTCAAACACTTCATATACATGGTGATCAACCAGCGTTTAGTCTGTATATAGCTAGTGGTAATGCGTGGGTTAGAATGTATTACAATGGCGGTTTAGCAATGAATACAGGATGGACACAAGGTAGTGATATGCGAATCAAATTTGATATTAATAAAATTGAAGATATTGAATGTTTATCTATAATACGTAATATTAGCATGTATAAATATAAATTAAAAGAGTCAAGACAACAAAAAAAATATGGAAACTTTATGAATTATGGTTTTATTGCACAGGATGTATTAAATTATTTACCACAATCAGTTTCAGCATATAAATCAAGTATCCCTTCTATACATAAATCGTGTACTATTATAGATGACATTCTCGAATTGGATGATATTGATGATTATACTGATAAGCACGGTAATATCTTTAAATACGAATATGAAGCAAAAATAGATGATATATTAGAATTGGTATTGTACGGCGATTTACCTAGAGATGATAAAGAAGGTCTTAAATTACGAATAACACAGGTTATTACAAATAAAAAATTCAGAATAGCAAAATTGGATAAAGAAATAGATTATACGAAGAAATGGTTTGTATATGGAAATATTGTGGACGATTTGTTATCATTAGAACATAGTATGATTCATAATGTGGGAATAGGCGCGATTAAATGTATTGACAAAGAAGTTACCAATCTTAAAAATGAAATTGATTTACTAAAAGAAGAAAATCAAATATTAAAAAATAAATTGAATATATTATCAAATCATATAGGAATTGGAAATCTATTTTAGAATTATTTTAGGAAAATATTCAAATAATTCTTCTAAATTTGTATAAACTATATTAATTTCTTCATTATTTATATGTAATATTTCGCCATTTATTTTATCAGGAAAATCTCTTAATTCTTTTCTATATTTTAATATTCTAGCCTTCTTTTCGTCGTCTATATTTACATCAGGAACGCTGAAATAAAAGTCTGTTTTTAATAAAAGTTCATCTCTTTTTTTTCTAATACCATTTATTTTTTCAATCAATAAATTTTTTCTATTATTTAATATAGATTCTTGATATTATTGGATTACTTTGTTTCGTTTTTCTTCAGTTAATCCATCTAAATATTTTTGATATTCTTCGCTATATACTATTTTGCTAAAATCAATACTCATTTTATATATAGATATATTTTTAATTAATAAATATTAACATTAAGATAATCAGGTGGGTTGCCAATATTAACATCAATTATGCATCTATTCACCCCCACGGATCCCAGTTTTGATAAACGCTAATATTACCACCGCCAGAAATAGTATGTGTTGAAAATGTGTTACTATTCTGATCGTACATAGCACAAAAAAATCCCCAAACAAAAGATTTATTATCTCCCGAACTAACACCAAACATCCAGCGCCATTGTAGTCCCGGTCGATAATATTCACTTATTACAAGATTAGTCTGTATCATAAATCTAGAACCAGAACCCCAATTGCTTTCTCTATACACATGTAATACAGAGTAACTTTTTCTCCATGTATCAGAATAAATATTTGCTGCGGTTATTGTACCTGTTCCAGCATTAATATTATTATTATTCGTATTTATGCTATTTACTGATATATTAGGATTACCAGAAAGACCAGTTGCGTTTCCAATAAAAGACGTTGCTGTTATTGTACCATTTCCAGAATTAATATTATTATTATTCGTATTTATACTACTTACTGATATGCTCGGATTTCCTGTTAGACCTTGTGCTCTGTAATTTATCATGTATTTTCATAGTAATAATATATAAATATAATAGAATATTTTTAGATTATATTATGGCAGCGGGTAAAGATAAATTATGGAGCACGCATTTTATAAAAATGAGAAATATATATATGAATAGATTAATAACATTGAGTACCGTAGCGAATCGTTCAATAATCAAAAATTCTAAATAAATATTATATATATTGTGTTAAAAAATGATTGTATTATTATAGTAGGATATATTATGAATTTTGACTTTGCATCTATTAATTCGGATCCACAAGGGTTTATAAATAATAATAAAAAAAAAGATATTATAGCATTACTTATTAAAGCGGACGATGCCTTCTTTAATGGTGATAAATCTATCTTAAAAGATGATATATATGATATAATTAAAGATTATATTCGCAAAAAATATCCAAAAGACCCTTATTTGAAACGCGTAGGCGCCGATGTTGATAACAAGGTTGTTCTTCCTTATTATATGGGGTCTCAAAATAAAATTAAGGATAGCGAAGAAGAAATAACAAAATATAAAAAACAATACGCTGGCCCTTATGTAATCAGCGACAAACTCGATGGGGTTAGTTGTCTTATAGTATATAATAAAATTGGTAAAAAAAATTTCGATATTAAATTATATACGCGCGGTAATGGTACAGAAGGACAAGATATCACTCATTTGCTTACATATATAAATGGATTTCCCAGCGTCAATAACATATCTTACGATTACCTCGCAATTAGAGGCGAACTAATTATTTCAAAAGATAATTGGGAAAAACTTAAATTAGAAGGAAATAATGGCGCAAATCCGCGAAATACTGTATCTGGCGCAATTAATTCAAAAAATCTTAATAAAAATGTATTAAACGCTATCGATTTTGTATGTTATACCTTAATTGAACCGAAACTTAAAAATGGTTTAGATATCCTTAAAAAAATGAACTTTTTAATAGTAAATCATACTATAAATGATAATATTAATCTAAATATTTTATCAGAAAATCTTCAAAAATCTAGAAACAATAAGTATATTATAGATGGTATTGTAATTAATGATATCAGCAAAAATTATGAAATTGAAAAGGGGAAGAACCCGACACATTCATTCGCCTTCAAATCTATTCATACACTAGAACAAGTTGAAGTAATAGTTCGCGAAGTTGAATGGAATGTATCAAAAGATAAGTACATGAAACCTATTGTTAAGTTTGATGAAATTACTTTAGATGATGTGAAAATTAAACAGGCGACCGGATTTAATGCCGGATTTATAGAGAAAAATGTGATAGGCCCTGGTTCTCGCATTATAATTATTCGTTCTGGTAATGTTATACCTCATATTAATTCAGTATTATCTAAATCCGCTTCTGGAAAACCTAGTCTGCCCGGAATTGTTGATGTTAATTATAAATGGAATGATACGCATGTAGATATTATTATGATAGATGATGGTAATAAAAATAGTAAATATGATATTAAAAACATAATATATTTTATGAAAACTATAGAAATAGATTATATGGGTCCAGGAAATATAGCGAAAATATATAATGCTGGCTATGATACTATAAATAAAATAATTAATATTACAAAAGAAGAACTGCTAAATATTGAAGGGTTTAAGAATAAAAGTGCTGATAATATTCTTAATGCGTTAAAGAAAATTAAGGACGTCGATTGTAATGTTCTTATGGACGCCTCCAATATTATGGGACGCGGTTTCGGTTTAAAAAAAATTAAAAGTATTACTGATATACATCCAGAAATACTAGATAATACAAAGGCCGCTCGAAACAAGGCGCTTAAATTAAAAGCGTCTGACCTTATAAAAATCAATGGAATTGCTAAAACAAGCGCGGAACTATTTATAGAAAATCTCCCGAAATACTACGAGTTTTATGATAATCTAGGGTTTAAATGTAAGGGTGATAAAAAATTGCCGGCAAATGCCGTTGTCGCAGATATTAATACTAATTTTAAAGATAAAACATTTATATTTTCAGGATTTAGAAACAAAGACTATGAAAAAAAGATAACTGATAATGGTGGAAAAATAACTACCAGCGTATCTAAAAATACTAGTTATTTAATTGTCAAAGATAAAAATGAAAATACTGGCAAAATAATTAAAGCGAGAGAATTAGGAGTCATTATACTAAGTTTAGAAGAATTTGAAAAAATGCTCTAGATGTCTCCGCGGTATTTAAGGGAATATTTTTAAACTGAACTTTTTAATTTTTATAAAATAAAATTTGAGTACATAACTTTTATTTTTCTAAAGTTTCAAAAGTTTTCTAGAAATTTCTAAAATAAAAAAGTTATGTACTCAAATTTTAAAAGTATATTTTAAGATTTTTTGGTTTGATATATATTGGATATATAATGGATATATATATTAGATAATAATTATGACATCTTCTTATAGATATAGATATAATGCGTTTCCTTATGGTACTTATGAAATAGCCGCTGCAATATTACTACAGTATAATAACAACCGCATATATCCAGATATCATAAATATTATCAAAGAGTATTCGGAGTTTTTAGAAGAGCATATTAAATATTGTAATGATTTTTATACTGCTCGCAATAACAATAGTTATAATAGGATTATAATAGAATGTATGGCGAATTCAGAACATATGGATTTATTAAGTAGTAATTCAGAATCTATTACAGATATGAAAAATAAATTAAAAAATATAGAAACCGCGCTAGATATTTATTATCCTGATAATTTAAAAAATATAGTCAGAGATATATTATGGCGACGCTATAAAATCTATAAAAATGAAATAAATCTGTTTTTATCCTAGGGAATTATCTGCCACTCCAGCATTTTATTATAGGAAGATGTTTTAACTTACATATATCATGATAAGGAATACCCCATTCGCAGTATTTATGTATATTTCCCAATAATGATGCGTTTACCTGCTCCTTTTGTAATATACACGCTATTACACGTTCAAAACTACAGCGATTATAACGGTCTAATACGTAATCTAGCAGTATGCTAATTTTATACTTGCTGTTTATAAATGTTAAATAATCGTGAGTAATTACCGACATACATCCGAAGCAACCTTTCCACAAATGCTTATTTTCATAAAATATTCTTAGTTCTAAATTATTAAAAGCATTAATCATCCTCCTTTCATCATATATCTGATCCCAGTCATGTTCAAATTCCCATATTATTTTATATTTATCTACCGTAAAATCTATATAGGAATTTATAAATATAGAATCGTGAATTATTACTGCTACATCAAATAATTTATTATTTAAATAGTAATAGTAAGGTAATAATTCGCCTCTTTTAGGATATTCGCTCTTAATAATCGTCGTATTATTATACGTTTCATTTGTTAAAAAATTAGGGTCGCTATTGTCATCTATTATAAGAATCTTATTTTCCGGATAAAATTTTCTTATACATTCTATACAATGCCTCCAATAATTATTTGATAATTCGTTATTTACATGTCTCAATATAATAAATCCTAGTTCAGACATTTTATATAGAATATCTTATTTACTTATATATATTATATATACGCGATTAAATACATATTATATAAGAATATGTATTATTATAATACTTATATATTTAATAATATCTCCATTTTATGCTCAAAATAACGCATAATTATGGTTTCTTTTCTTGCGCCTCTGTGAGATTACATTTGATATCAAAGTATATAGTATCATATAAAAAATTACCAGATATAATAGATTCTTCCCAACAATTCTTATGGTATAAACCACGAAATAAATTACATAGTGATATTACATTTGATTATTTTGAAAACTATGAAAATATGGGTGTTAATATTGATATACCGAATGTAGAAGAATATGACCATAATTTACAATTTGAAAATTATACAACTCTAGATTATTACAAAATAATTCCATTAATTAAAAAATATTTTTATCCTTCTACTAACATATTTAATATCATGGCACATATTGAATCTAAATACAATTTAAATTATGAAAATATATGCGTTCTATTTTATAGAGGAAATGATAAAATTACTGAAACGAAATTAAGTCCTTACGACGAATACTTAAAATATTCTAGCGAAATATTAAAAAGAAATCCTAATACATTATTTTTAATACAAAGCGACGAAACAGAATTTATAGAGTTTATGACATCAGTATATCCAAATAATTCCTTTTATTTTAAAGATGAAATAAGACATATGAAAAATACTTGTAATACTGTAGACCGCCTAATTAGTTCAAATAATTATGAATATTCAATGTATTATCTCGCGATAACCATAATTATGTCAAAATCAAAATATGTTATATGTGGTTCCGGAAATTGTTCAATATGGATAATGTTATATCGTGGTAATAATAAAAACTGCGTACAATACCTAAACGGCGAATGGATAAATACATTAGAATAGAAAAAAATATAAAATTTTTGAATATAAAAATATATATACCCTCATTAACATATACATATCATAATATCATAATATATCATCTCTAAAAGCAACTCAACATATATGCGATTGATAGGAATGGTATGATAAATTCTAGTTCGCGGCGATTATTGCCAATAGCGGCAACGCCAATATTCGCCGAATAAGCCAAGGGTTTCAATAGCGTATCCATATTAACGAGATTTTTCTTAACATATTCAGTTAAATCATAGAACACGCTATTATCGCATGTATATGCGCCAATAGAAGATTCAGCCAACGCATATTCATTATTACAAACCTTACATTCGGCGCTACCGCTCTTATCAGCATACGTACCAATATCGCACTGGATACATTTATTATCCTTCTCATAATATCCCATAGGACATTCCGAGCACGTGCGCCCCTTATCATCGACAATACTTCCCGCCGGACACTTAAAACATTCGTCGTGATTATTATCATACGGCATATACTCTTTTTTATCTGGATTACAATCGAAACAACTGTCCTTATATTCGGCGAATTTATCATTTCCTACGATATGTCCCTTTTTACACAATGTATGAATATCACTAGTATTAGATTTCGCCTTTGTACATTCAGCGTCTCCTTCGCGCGAATAGAAACCTACGGGACATCTGATACACGACGTGTTAAGAGCAGTTCTGTAATAATTCGCCGAACACTTCACGCAATCTATTTTGTAATTATTGATTTCATTATCATAATTATCATACTTGAACTCGCTGCCGGGAAGGCAATTATTCATAGTTATGATATTTTCTGAAACACTAACCGCGTCATTAAATTTTCTATACGCAGCATCTCTTTCTCTAGATACTGTTTTAGCACAACCACAAGTAGTAGCAAATTTCATTTTGTGAATGCGAGCATCGGCATAACCAATGTTCGCACTAACAATGATGGTAGAGAAAGCGATGATAACAACTGAAGAATACATCTTTGTCATTAGTGTAAAAAATAATACTAACTATATAATCAATTTTTTAAAAATATTACAAAAAATATAACAATTCTATCTCTCTTATCATGCGAATAAAAAATATAAAAATATATATAGTTGTTATCATTAACATATATTTTAGATTTTTGGTTTTGTTTTTGTTTTTCCTAGTAATTTAGCAATTAAACCATAGGCTTCCTACTACAACTGCTATCATTAATAGCGGCGTACTCCCTTTAATAACTTTTTCATTATTAAAGAGAAACGCGGTACCACCATGAGCAATTGCTACAACAGGTTTCAATATACCATCAATGTTGATAATATTGTTATTAAATGACTTTGCGATATCATGAAAGATGCTATCCTCACAATTATTTCCACCAATTGAAGAGTACGCCAGAGCATTCTTATTATTACATACCTTACACTCTGTCATCCCTTCCTTATCACTGTATGTTCCAATATCACACTGTAGGCATTCATTATCCTTCTCAAAATATCCTACGGGGCACATATTACAACGAGTTCCCTGAACATTTACAACACCACCTCTAGGGCATGTCATACACGTATCGTGATTATTGGGATAAGGCATATAACCGCGTTTATTCAACGATTGGCACGAAATACAACTTGCGAGATGATAACCAAACTTATTATTCCCTACAATACTTCCCTGATTACAAAGCGTATGAACATCACTGGTATTAGTCTTCGCCTTCTTACATTCGGAGGAACCAGGAGTCGAATAGAAACCTTCGGGGCAATGATAACAAGTAGTATTTGTTGCGGTCCTGTAATGATTCGCCGGACAAGGAATACATTTGATATTATATCCATTCTCCTTATTATACCTGAACATATGCCCGGCATCGCAATTATTACGCGTAAGAATAATTTCCAAATCTGTATTACTATTCTTCGTGTACTCAAGGCGACTCTTCAACTCATCTCTATCTTTTTCGAGATTCCTGACCCAGTTATAATCACAGTGAGTACGACTACCCCTGCTACTAGTGCGATGAATGCGCGCCTCTGTATTAACGGCAGCGACATTCAAGAAAATTACTAGGAAGGCGACGTTGGCGAAGTTGGCGACGGCAGGAACGATGTACATCTTTGACATAGTTGTATAAATTATATCATATACAATCGTCAATTTTTTTCCATATAACTAAATATTAGAACAATTCTAATAATAATATCTTATATTATTAGAATATGTCTTCCAGTTCTAAAATATTGGCATTTAAAAAAGATAAAAATAATAATTTGTCAGAGAAACAATGCGAGGCATTTATTAAAGATTATAAGGAATATAGAAATGGCAAGATATCAAAGATAAATAATCCGAAAACCAACAAACCTCTTAATGACGCCGATAGAATTAAATTTATATATGATAAATGTAAGCATAACTATGAGTTCGAAGGGTTATCATATTCTTCTAAATCTTCTAAATCTAAATCTTCGTCGAATTCAGGTGATAACGAAATCCTTTTAGATTCTTATACAAAGGTCCAAGACATTATATACATGCCTCTAAATACTCTCGCGCAAAATAGACAATTGATTGCGTCTCTTTTCGCTAAACCAATAATATTCGAAAAGGGATTATATAAGTTGAAAGAATATCTTGAAGTTAATCGCACGGCTTCTGTAGAACAAAATAAATATGTTAATGCGTATTATAAGATTTTGGAAGAAATTAACACTATTATTAGCGATATATATACTAATAATACTTTTTCTGCGGATATTTTATCAAGACAATATAGATGGGAACATGGTTATACTTACAACCCTTTTAGAATTGACGAAGTTGCCTCAACAATGCGCCCTAATATAATTAATTCTATGAAAAATACTGGCAAGAAAATAAAAAGTATGTGGATAAATACCCTTTATAGAAATCCTAACGAAATTAGAAAACTTCCCGCAGAATTATCACCATATACCTTATTTACTAATATCATTATGTATTCTGAACATAATAGAAATGGCGAAGATATTATTAGAACATTAGATAATAATATAGAGAAATATTTGGCAGTTCAATTTATTCACGTTATTATCAGAGATAATATTATTAATAATCATGTTGTTATTAACTCCGTAAATAAAAGTATATTTTTATTAGATGCGCTTATCACTAAAAATATACCATTACATTATAGAGATGGTTCAATATCTGTAAGTAAATCGCCGGATTGGTCAGGAACTCCCAGAAGTTCTTCTAGCGGTCATACTCATTACCAATCTAAAGCGAATATTGAAAGATATAAAAAAACAAAAGAAGAATTATTAGCAGATATTTTACAAAACAATATGAATGATACAGACCTCTCCGGCGACGAATGGAAAGATATGTCCGTAAATAAACTTAAAAAAGTTATATCGATACCGTCGGTTATAAATGGTAAAACATATAGGCACGCTTTTTATGCCAGAACTCTTTATCTATTTTGGAGAAATTCCGTAAAAAGTCCTCCACTCGAAAGAAGACCCTTTATAAATCCCTACAATAGAAAACCATTTACAGAGGAAGATAAAGAAAATATAATGAGTGCTATGTTATCTATGTATCCGCGATTACAAAGACCTACATACGGCGAAGGAAGACGCGATATGTCATATCATACATTGCCAGAATACAATCATATTACAATGGTATTCCAATACATCCATATAATACCTGACCAAGAAAATATATTAGTTCCCTTAATATATATTAGAGTACCATTGAGTTTCGCAAATCAAGATATAGATGCCGCGTATATTCCGCAAATATTATTTGAGAATATCAATTATCTCATGCGAAACAAAAAATTATTCGGTAAAAGTATGCCGATAAAACCATTAGATGTATTAGTAGAGTATCATAATAAAACACTCGAAAATCTAGAACAATACATCGATTTCTTCAATAAAATTAAAAACGCTCTATAAACATCATAATCTATCCTTTACACAGAGCGAGAAATTAAGGTGAAAAAGTCCCTGTATTGTGTTTCAGTTGTTATATAGGAATTATAATACTTGGCGAAGGCAGGATGTAATTTAAATGGTATCTTTTTACTTATAATTTTATTCTCATTTTTCAATTTATCTATATTTTCAAATAAAAATGCTAGATGAAATTCAACATCTCTTCCTTCAGCATGATATATAGGTAGGTCCGCAATTATATTTACAGAAAATATTTTAATAAGATTGGTGCGTTCTCGTGTTCCTATATTAAACCATATATTAAGTCTCCAAAAATATATATCATTTATACGAACAGACTCTATGTTTTGATAATGTATATCATATCTCCCAATTGGTCTATCCGTAGGTTTTCTAATAATAGGATATTTTTGTTCCAAAACATTTAATATAGCATTTTCGTCTTCATTAGTAAATGGTATTCTAGTAATAGGATTAATAAAAGGTTTCCTATTTCTTATAGAATTTTTCCAATCCTTATATAAACTTTTCGAATAAAAGGCGTATGTGAATACCTTTCCATTTAATACATTAGATATTTTAACAACCATTTTAAGTTTATTTATTGATAATTTTTCCCATTTAACTCCCAAATAAGGATCCGAATTATTAATCGTTTTAGGATTTTCTCCATTATTCATAATGTATTTAACAAACTCTATTCTACCTAATTGATTATATGCCGTATTCATAGAAGAATCTTTTTTAGTCATATCATCGCTCTTTGAACTACTGCTGCTTGTACTGAATGATAATGAAACATTCGGGTCTTCAATTAAAAAGTTTTTATCTACAAGATTTTTCATCATTAACTTTGTTATAGCGAAATCCCTTATTAATTCAGTGTCAGAATTAATATTCTCTAATATTATTTTAGAACAATAATAGAACGAGTAATAAGTATATTTATTTTGCTCTAATCTTGTGTAGAAACCAGATGCCGTGGTTACAGCAGTATAATTATCATTATACACTAAATTACCCATATTCATATTTCTCGAATCTTGGACTATTGCGGAGAAATGTACTTTTTGGCAATATTCTATAAAATAATACATTCTTTCTCTACTAGTTTCAATATTTGGATTGAAATATTTAAACAAGTATATTTTAAAATCCTTCTTTTTCATAAACGGGTCATATATTGGAATTAATTTTACTATTTCACTAACATATTCTCGATACATCATAATATCGCCGGAATTATTATTCGGGTCATTTAAATATCTTTTTAATACTTCAAGCCCCTTCTTTTCACTTATAGGAACTTTGAATATACTTTTTATTAATGCGCGATTATTTTTATATGTTTCATTCGGCAAATTTAATATATCTCTTATGTCTATGTTAGTTAAAACTCTTATCTCCTTCTCATAATCTATCGATTTCGAGTTTTTTGTCTTCTTGTCAGGCGAAAACGATTTAAAACCGAGTTTAGTAAGTTTAGATACACTCGCTGGAGACATAGATGTCTTTATATCATATTTTTCAACACATTTATTATACAGATATTTCACTTTAGCGGCATCTCTTATTATCTTATTAGTTTTCGGATGTTTAATATGAGATATCTTGCCGTTTATGTAATCCTTATAATCCGATATAAACTTCTTGCACTGTTTTTCATTCAATATATTCGCTTTATCCATTGTTATGCTAGATTTGCGAGTTGATGATATAGATGTCATTCTTATTATAATAGATAAAAAAATAATTTATTCAGTAAATAATAATTTTACAAAATCTTCATACTCATTTAATGTAAAATGCGCAAAACTATATTTCTTAAATGCCGAATGCATACCTAACTTGTAAAATATTCTATTTTTTTCGGCCATTTTTAATATTATTTTTATGACATCCTTTATTTCGTATAAATAAGATGATTTTTTGCTCGAAGAATGTTCGTAAATATGTTTCTCTTTACTAGTACCTTTATTAAATATTTTAGGTATTTTGATATCTACTATTTTAACTCCTAGACCCTTTTTCGCGAAAATTTTAATAGTTATTAAATCATACTCTTTCATATTTTTAGATGATTTTTCATCCTTTATCTCTAATAAATAGTTTTTCCCAAAATACTTTCTTATCTTTCTAATATTAAAAGTTCCGTCCGATAATTCTTTAATAACTAATTCGGATTGTATAGAGGATTCTTTTGATAATTCGGGAATAGGAGATATGGTCGTTTTTGTCAATTTATCATTTTTAGAATTGTTATTATCTTTCTGCTGCGAAGATATAGTATTTTTATTAGATTCGGAAAACAATTTTATAATACAATTTTCATACATATGTAGCAATCGGTTTTTGGTTTGTTTTTCTACCCCTCTTCCTATCTTTTCTCCTGTTTTAGGATTTATAATGTAATCCACTAATCCCTTTTTATATTTTTTATATTCTCTAATATATTTCATACATTCGCCAACATTTAAATACGTATTGCTCTTCTTTCCCCACGCCTTCGAGAAATTGTGAGTTAATTTATTATTTTTAAGTATATTTGATATAGTCCTCTCCTTTTTATCATTATCAATATTTACAACCATATTCTATATAAATAATATATTTTAAGCATACCCTATGTTATATTATCCATCTATCCACCCTAGTTTATCGTAAGTATCTAAACATTGTTTATACATTTCGTAATCAGTAAAGGTAATACATCCATAATCTCCCTTACTGTTTGTCATTATAAAATATGTTTTTTGAGTTTTTGTTGGCATATTTATATATAAATATATAATTTTATTTATATATAATAATGCTAAATATCATATCCCTGATAGTATATATATCTTTCATACACGCTATATATATTGGCGGGTTAAATCCTTATTTTAAAAAACAAACGCGTGGTCTATTATTATCTTCTAATGTTGAGAATATTACCCTGACGAAACCAATCAGAAGTAAATATTGTAATTTTAAATGTAATTGTTTCTTTTCACATACTGTTAAAAATGATAATATTTGTGTTCCTATATGGATTAAACCACTGGGTTTATAATAATCTTTACATTAAGATATCTTATTTTTATGAATTTATAAATTTATGAATATTATTATATTATTATATTATAATAGATAATATATTATGTACGCACGTTCGCATATAGATTATGTTTCTGGTGTTAGGAAATATATATATTTAGACGGAAATAATAAAAAGTATATTAAAGATAAAAATAAATATTATCCTATTAAAAAATATAGAGGTGTTTATTCGCAAAAAAATATACGCGGTGGCGCAAATAAAACTATAGATAACGTTGAATTGCGAATATATGATATTCCTGGTAAAACAGAAGAAGATACTACTCCTTATATAGAATTTGTTATTAATATAGATGTATCAGATTATATTGATGGTGTCGGCGATAATGATGACAACACATATAAATCTATTTTAAATGACGATAAACATATATATGTATTTAATAAATCTAGTAAATATATTGCTAAAGTTTATGAAAAATTAAAAACATTACCTGGAATGAACCATTTTGTAATAGTAAAAACCGATAAATCATTTAAAGTTTATATTAACAAGAATAATTCAATACCAACAGATGTTGATATAACGAGGTTTTCGAATTTTTATAATATTATATACAAAAGAAATAATAAAATAACAAAATATTCTGATGATGAATTAGAATATTTTTTGACAATATTTTCAATTACAGAAGAAGAAGATGATATTGATGATGATATAAAAAATGGATATGATATGATAGATGATGGTACTGGCGAAGAATATAACACATTATATAAATCAGCATTAGATAAATTAAATGAATTATATTAATTATAAATTATAATATTATATTATATTAATGAATGACGCAAAATACAACTGACGCTAAAAAAAAATTTGAAGAAAAATTAATTGAAGGTTTAAGAGCGCAAGGTAATATAGAAGGAAACATAAATATTAAAAATTCGGATATATTATCATATATACTATTATTAAATGCTACTAATAATGAGAGTATTAATAAAAGTATTAATAAAAGTATCCCTCTTGAGTTAAAAAAAACATTAAGATTTAATATTTTTAAATTTATAAAGTTATCTGATTTAAATATTAATATTATGAAAAAATATGATCTATATAAACAAAAATATATATCAAATGATGATATAAATAAGTTAGATACAATTCTTAATGTTTTAAAAAAATCAGAAGAAATTTATAAAAGTTTAAAAAATTTTTTTGATTCAATGGATAATTTTACTACTGAATCAAAAGATAGTAAATTTGTAATAACTGATAAAATAAATGAAATAAATAAAATAAAAGAGTTATCTATAACTGAAATAACTCGAATAACATCGAATTATTTTCATCATGTAAAAGATTCTATGTCTCTAAAAGATTCTCCGTTATTAGTTGTTGAAAAATCAGATGTTGAAAACTTTATTAATTATTTGGCAGATGAATATATAAATGAAATTATAGAAAGAATTTATGTAGGAACTTTTAAATCTGATGTAAAAAATTTAATTGATGAAATTCATAAAGAAGGAGGAGGAGATATAAAAGTAAAAGATTTTATAATAAATAAAATAATATATGATGCGAAAATTAAAGCAGAACTTATAAATAAAGAAAGATTAAAAATAGATGATTCCGATGATAAAAATATAGAAATTTTATTAAGTAATAACAAATCAATATTTTCCTATAAACTTACTAATGAAATTCGCAATAATTTTAATAATGTAAAACAACCTATATTTTTTAATAAAAAAACAGATAATACAACATTTTTCATAATATTCCTTAATAAATTATATAGAGTTTTCATCAATGATAATATAGACCAGGATACAGTTAAAACAAATAATTTTATATCATATATATTATATAGGATTTATTATTATTATTTGAATATAGTTGAAAATATTAAAAAAATTGATGGAAAATATGAAAGTAAAATATTAGATGATTACGACGACATTTTAGGAAATGCTGTTAATATACGCGCAGATAATTTAGTTGATAATGGCCAGGGTACTTCTAAAATTACTGTTTTACAAAAAGTTTTAAATATATATAATACATTTTTTGATAAATTAACAAATAATATTATAAAATTATTAAATTCATACGACAAAGATAATCGTTTTGCTGTAACATATCCGATAGATACAGCAGACGTAAATAAAACACAATTTTTTTTCACAGAATTTAAAACACATATAATTGCTACAATTTCGAGTGCTGAAAGCGAGTTTGGTGAAGACGTTAGTATTGGTAGATTATCAGATTGCATATATAATTATTATAATATTACTTTTAAATACGAGTTATATGATAGCATTTATATTTATAAGGACGAATCTTTATATATTTTATATAAAATATATGAACATAAATATAATATATATTATAATAAATGTTATGAAAACGAATCTCTTCTTATGAAGAGATTCGTAATATCTTCTGAAAATTTGTCTGAAAATTTGAAAGAAATATTTATAGAAAAAAAAACTAAAGAATATTTTAAAGTTAAGATAAATATATTACACGGCGCAGCAAAAGCATTAGAAGAGCGCCAAAGTAGCCCAAGTAGCCGCCCAAGTAGCCCACGTAGCCGCCCAAGTAGCCCATTAAGAAGAAAAAACTCTTCTAATACTAAAGTAGCACACAGTGATATGTTAGGTGATATTGTCGATAGAAACTTAACAGAAGTTTTTGATACTTTTAAATCTGATAATAGTTGGTCTGATAAGAATTTAGATAGAGAAAAGGAATCTTTATTACATATTGTTGAGGAAAACTTAATAGATATTTTTGATACTTTTAAATCTGATAAAACAATACGAGATAAAGTAGATAGTTCTTTATTAGATATTGTTGAGGAAAACTTAAAAGAAGTTTTTGATACTTTTAATACTAGAACAACTAGTGAAGAAACAGATTTAACAACATCAGAATCATCGTCGTCAGAAGCGAGTTCTCTTGATTCTACACCTCTCAACCGAACTGAACAAGAATCTGCTATAACTTCACAAATATACGAAAAAATTATAAATAATTTAGAAAATAATGAGAAGTATATATTTGCTGTGGATAATTTTGCGGATTATATACAAGTACGATATAAAGTCGGTTATAGAATGGAAGACGAAGCAAAAGCAAAAGCAAAAGATATGGACGAAGATATAAGTTTAAGAAGTTTTAATAATTATATAATTTATATAGACAATGCTAACAAAATTATAAAAAAATTTAAAATAAATAGAAAATATAATCTAAAATATATATTGAAAATTATATACAAAAATTATGACGATATAATAATTGTATCTAAACGTGATAATATAAAAAATATATTATATCAATATAAAAAATCTAATTATATTAATATAATTTTTATTTATAAAAAAACTTATGGAGAAACTGAAATAAGTCAGTTAGAAAATTTTGAAAAAATAATAGATAAAAAAAATCAAGATAAAGATGATTCTACAAAACTATATTACAATAAAGATTATGAAATTATTTTAAAATATTTTAATGATAAAAAAGAAGCAGCAAAACAACAAGTAAAAGAAGCATCAGCAGCAGAACTAACAAAACGATTAAAAGAAGGACTAGCAACACAATCAACAGGAGCAATGATAGTAGAAAAAAACACATTTGAAGCAGCACCAACACCAGAAGCACCAGCAGCACCAGAAGCAGCAGCACCAACACCAGAAGCAGCAGCAGAAACAGAAACAGTAGCAGAAACAGAAGCAGTAGCAGAAATAACAAAACGATTAAAAGAAGGACTAGCAACAATATCAACAGGAGCAATGATAGTAGAAAAAAACACATTTGAAGCACCAGCAGCACCAGAAGCAGCAGCACCAACACCAGAAGCAGCAGCACCAACACCAGAAGCAGCAGCAGATACAAAAGCAAGTAGTGTTGCTAATTATCATAGGATAAGCAATGAAATTATCAATAAAATATTTAATATGCTTAAAACGAATAATAAAGCATTAATTATAAGTGAAACTAAATATTCTGATAATAATAAAGATGAAAAAAAAAATATTAATGGTGTATATACATTAAATAAGGATAATGAGACCCCCCTACAATACATTTATAAATCAGCAACATCTCCCAATACTATTATTTATTTAACATACAGGTTAAATAGCATTGAACCAATATATTATATAAGTTTGACAATAAAAAGCGATGAAAACATTGTTGGGTATAATTTAGAATTCAGTTTAGAACATTTTACTACATTGCTATTAAAAGATAATAAACTATATTCCTTTTCAGATGGTAATATAAGTTTTACTATAAATTTTCAAGATAATCCAAATACAGAGACAGAGGATTCTCTATTAGATATTGTCGAGGGAAACTTAAGCAACGTATTTGATACTTTGGATATAAAAGAATCTAAAATTACAATAAATAATCCAAATACAAAGACAGATGATTATCTATTAGATATTGTCGAGGGAAACTTAAGCAACGTATTTGATACTTTGAATGATAATATAGACGATGATGCTTTGAAACTAATACAATTTTTAATTAATTATCATGATATAAATAGTAATGTTTCCGCATTAAATCTAATACAATTTTTAATTAATTATCATGATATAAATAGTAATGTTTCCGCATTAAATCTAATAAAATTTTTAATTAATTCTCATAAAAACTAAAATATTATATGTGATGTAAATAATTTATGATATTTTAGATCTTTTACATATAAATACTGATTATTTCTGTAAAATAGCGACATAAATTCCATTCCACCATGTATCTTGCGCAAGAGGTTGAAGAGTGTGTGAATTATCCCATGTTAATCTAATCTCTTTTTCGCATAATATTTTTAAGTTCAAATTTTTAATTGAGTTAAATGTTCCATCTCTAACATCTTTCCAGTTCCAATCATCTACTATAAAAATAAATACATCATCTAGACAATTATAATAGTGTAATAATGCTTTATAATGACTATCATTTGTATGATTTCCATCATACATATAGATATTAAATTTTGGTAATGATGAAACATCTACGTTAAAGCAGTCGTTTTCAATAAATGTCGCATCATTTTCTCCCTTGAATTTTTCAAAATTAACTAAAAATTCTGATTTAGGGCCTCCAAATTCACTCCAATTATCTATACAGATTATCTTTGCTTTATTTCCACACATCGCGGAACATACAGAACTACCTTTCCATGTACCTATTTCTAAATATCTTGCGTTTTCTAGTGTTAGCAAATTATTATAAAAGTGCCTTGTTTTAGTTCCAGTCATACCTTCCATATCAATAATATCATTTGTAATTTTTGATATATTATTTTCCGCATTTTGAAATGCCGTTTCAACAAGGGTTTTATATATGTTAGTGTCCATTATATATATTCTATTTTAAATCTTCAAGGGTGTAAACGCGCAATAAATAGTTATATAAAGGTCTGTATATGTAAATTCTACATTATTTATCATATTATTTTTCTTAATATAAAAAATTGATATGATATAAAAACCTACTATATTTATAATATAAGGGAATAAGTAGAGTAAGTAGAGTAAGTGTCATGGAAAAGAATATAGCGATATTAGCATTAAAAAAAGCGGAGGAGCAGAGGAAGAGAAGAAACGAAATGGCGAAAAAAATGAGAGAACGGCGCGGCGATGAGTTGAAAGAGAAACAGCGCGAATATGCCAAAATACATCGTGAAAAAAAGAAAAAAGAAATTCAAGACGCCCTAGAAGCAATTAAGAAAGAAGAAGAGAAACCAGAGAAACCAGAGAAACCAGAGAAACAAGATAAACCAGATAAACCAGAGAAACAAGAGAAACAAGAGAAACCAAAAATATTACCACATGTTCCTGTACAAAAAGATGTAATTAAAATCGAGAAGAATGACGGCGAATTAATTAGCAAAGCAGAAAAAACAGGAATAAAAGGTGTATCAGAAAAAACGGCAGATGATTATATTAGTAAGATTAATATAATTCACAAGATAATTTCCAAAAAAGAGTTAGACAAAACAGTTTTGAAAAAAATATTAATGGGGAAATACGATGATTGTGATTCGCGTATTCTAATAAATAATATGGAATATATCGAGGATATTGGGAAAGTAATAAAAGCAATAGAGGATAAATATGATAATTTAAAATCTAGAAAGGCACATATATCATCATTTCTCACGCTCGTTTCATATTTACCCTCAATACATAAGGATAATTATGATAAAATTAGAAATAAATTTGAAGAAATTAATAGCGAAATACATGGTATTATTGGAACTAATGATAACAATGTCAATATAGTAATTAACCCTAATGTCGAAAAATTTATTGATAGTTTTGAAGAAAAAGACATAATCCAAAATACCGCAAATATAGATGCCGATGATGCCTTAATATATTTATTCTATACTTTACAACCTCCTAGAAGGTACGATGATGTTTATTTAATACATATTAAAAAAATCGCGAGTGCCGACGAAGTAGATTACGATAAACTAGATAATGCCAAGAACTATATTATAGTTGATAGCGACAATAATCCTCGCGAGATAGTATATAATAAGTACAAGACAATCAATATATATGGTAAGAAGTCTATAATAATTACTAATAATAATCTTAAAAATGCTATAAGAACATATATTTTAGCGCATTTTTTAAAGGATGGTGATAAACTATTCAATAAATACAATAGTCCCACAACATTTAATGTAGCGATTAAGAGAATATTTAGTAAGATATATAATAAAAGTATAACACTTAATAAGATTCGCGACTCTTATATAATTTGGGAGTTGAGAACCATTAGAACTGTAAACTATATATCTAATCTAGCATCTATGATGGGGCATTCAACAGATGAACAAAAACTATATAAAATCGCATAATACCAGCATAGGTACTAGCATAGAATCTTCTAATAATTATTATATGCGCGCTTATTAAGCATTTTTTATTTTTTGTAATAATTTTCTTAAAGTTATTGAAAGTTCGTATCCATATGAATCTACAGTTCTACGCGAATGCGATGATTTTGTAGAGTATCTCGAGGGAGTCATCCCTATTTTACGCCAAAAAGAAGGTCCTCTGCTATTTCCACTAACATCCGAGTCTATGTAAATTAACATATCTTGATCTAATTCTATATACGGACGCGATGCTCTATTATTATCTGTTAGTATATACATACCTCTGCTATTATTCCAATTATAATATATATATTCGTGAAAATTCTTCAATAAAATACTCGAGTATCTTCTTCCTTGATACTCTTCGCTAACATCAATATATAATTGGTTGGGAAATCCCTTTCCTAAAATGAGCGAAAACTCACCTATAATTTCATCATAATTTTTTATAACAGACGATATTTTCTTTTCGCGACTATCATAATACCAATCATATGTTATATGTTCCGTCATATCTTATATTTATACAATATAAATATATATTTTATTTTATATCATATTTTATATGTGTTTTTATTCTATATGTTTCCTAAATGTTAAAGAATATCTTATATCTTTTATTTTTTTTTCAATGGGAATTCCGTGAGTGAATTCTATTTGAAAATCTCCTCCCATTTGTATCAGACTATAAGAGGTGGTTGGTATATCAATTATCTTATCCTTTGTTATTTTGTTGCGTATGCGAAATTTACGAACAGCACCATAAGATATCGCTATAACACCTATATCATCTAGTGTGTTTTCATTATCGCTATGGTCTGATATATAATTATTACCGTCATTATATCTATTTACTAAAATACCATTATAAGATGCCGTAAATTGCGTATTTACAATTTTCAATAATTCTAGCAAATTACATTTTAATGGTTTTGATTCTGCTAGTTTTCCAGAATAATAATAACCAAATGTTTCGTTAGAAAAAAATCCTACATCCCGTTGCTGATGTACTATTTTACCCATGAATTTTATTGATGGTTTAATATCAAGACAATCTTTAACTTCTTCAATACATCTATCAATAACATCTTTATGATTTTTATACGAGAACATATTCAAAAAAGATTTATCAGTTTTAACAAGACATATCATAATTATAAAGTTATAAAAATTAAGCAGTTATCATCATTTTTTACTATTATATTACTCTAATCGTTTATATAACAGTTGTTCGTTTGTAGAATGTCCCATTAATAACGCAAGATTTTTCAAAAAATTAGCATTATGCGCTGTTCTCATTGTACAAGTAATGTAAGAATGGCGAATATTATTTAGTGTTATTTTTTTGTTATATATCTTACTAAATATTCTCTTAATTGCCTCACAAAACGACGAAGGATTCTTGTATTTTATAAATAGTTTATCACCATCCTCTAAAAAATGTGCTAAAATATATGTTCTAATAATATTTTTTAAATTATTATTTACTATCGTAATTATCTGTCTTCCATATATATGGTCTGTCTTATACTTATTATACACTATCTCGCGAGGATTATTGTCCCCATCAACTATTATATAATTCTTGTCATTATCTAATTTATCATATATGCTGTAAGTGCCTTCGGTGCCTTCGCAATAGTCTTTGTCTTTCAATTTTATTAAGGTTATTAATTGAACATCTTCTATGCGCCGCGGTGGTTGTAATGTGTAAAATACATATATTAATCCTTCGTCAATATTAAGATTCGCATAATTTTTCATGATTTCTTCTTCTTCGAAATTATCAATACTTTCTTCATTAATCGCCTTCCTATTTTTACCTCTCTCTTCGTATATCTCTTCTTGAAGTTCTTCGAATTTTTTTCTAATAATTTCGTAAGACGCTACCCCGTTTTTATTAATATTAGGAGGCAGATATGATATCAATGTCATAAATGACGCTATATGACATTTGCGCGAATATACGTTTGAATATTTTGTATATATAGCGATTATTATCTTATCCACGTCATATATATATTCCATATTTTTTATAAGATTTTCAACATTGTATTCATTTCCTTCATTACATTCATTTCCTTCATTTCCCTCGTTTTCTTTACCAGTTAATATCCTTTTTAAAAGTTCCTTGTCTAATTCATTTTTAGACAATATTTTATGTATAATAGATATTTTGTTAATATAATCTACTGCGGTTTTATCTCTAACTCCCTTAATTCCTATTTTTTCCGCTCTACTAATTAGAATACCCTTATCTTTCTTAATTAATACCTTATTGATTGGTACTTCTTCCAAATATTCTTTAGCAGTTTCCGGAGATACGAGAATTTCTGTATTTTTCTTCATCTTCTCAATATGTACTTTTCTGTATTCTTTCTGTTTTTCTTTTAATTCGTCCCCTCTTCTTTCTCGCATCCTCTTCATTATTTCATTCTTCTTTTTTCGTTTTTCTTCCGCTCTTTTTAATATTAAAAGATTAATATCCATTTCACTTATTAATATATAATTTATATTTTATATACCATTCAGCGCTTTTACTTTATAAATTTATATATTATTTTTCAAATAATATGCGTATTATCAAAATTTAAATAATTATATATATTATATAAGTAGATAATATATATAATGGCGGATTCTTCTATTACTAAAGTACGTACAATAGAATTTACTATTATAACTGATGCTATTAATAGCATAACTAACATTCAAATAGAAAAATCTCCTCCTACTGAAAAACGCGGAAGCAGAATGAAAGTATTAATTAATAAAATTAATTTATATGATAATTCGGATGAAAATAGAGATATAAAGAGCATGTTTGATAAAACAGATGCTGTATTAACATTATTAAAAATCGATGAATCAAAAACCGATAAATCAAAAACCGAAGACTATTCTAAATTCTACTACTCACTTTCTATAAAATTAGATAAAAAGAACAATATCGCATTAAACGGCAAAGAAGATGATATTTATATTATGCCCGACGAAAAAAATAAATCTGGTTTATTAATTAAATATGATAAGGATGATGAAATTGATGTTGACTATATATTAATCACAGGATACATCGAACCTTATGTTAGTGCTCTTACTGCTGCTATGCCTGACCCTGCCACACCAGATCCGGCGAGTAATCTGTCTAAACTAGCGTCAGGAACTAATGTGAAAAATCTAAAAATAGATAAAATGTTTTATATTTTAAATAAAAACCCTTCTGGTGGTGATATCACTATAATAAACAAAGACAAAGGTAAAGACTTATCAATAGAAGAATTTTTAAATTTATACTATATTAATTATTTCTCTTTTGATAATACCAAATTTACAGAACTATATAATAGTTTAAAAAATGATGGTTCAGGCACTGAATCTGCCGGCGGAGGCTCGAAATTAGTAAAAAAGAAAAAAGCAAAATAGTGTAAAATAAGAAGGTGTTTGGAGTTAATTATATATATATTCTTGTGATAAAAAGATAATAATAAATATTACGAGTTTTATTACTCATTATTATCAATATCAATATTTGAAGATATTGTGCTAATATATAATTTTTCTACGCGCATTTCTATATCTTCTATTTTTTCTATTAATTTTTTTACCGCCCCATATAAAGTATATTTTATTTGCGTCGTATTTAATGTCAATATATTTTCTATTGTACCTACATCACTAGTGTATCCTGTATTTAATGTTATATTATTAACTTCTACTGCCTTTGGGTATACTGTTTGTACTTCTTGTGCTATGAATCCTAATTGATGTCTGTCATTTGTACTTACATAATTATCTTTAAAGTTAAAATTGTATAATTCTATGTTTTTCACATTATCCAAGCATTTCTCATATGATGCTTTGACTATATTTTCTTTTATTCGACGGTCTGATAGAACAGTCCATGTCGTTAAACCTGATAGCGTTATTCCGCCAGCAGACGAATAGATATTACCACGAACATCTAATTGATACTCTGGATTTGTAGTTCCAATTCCAACATTTCCCATATGATATACGCTTGTATTAAGTGAATTATAAGTCCATTGTGCTGCTCTTATATCCTTAATTGGATTTATGAGATTATAACGGATAGAAACTGTAGATGTATTAAGAGAAGAAGCAGTTGGAGGAATAAATTGACCTGATTTAGGTACAATAGTATTGCTAGTAGAATTTATTAAATTTATACCATATTCTCCTTGTAAGAATAGATTGCTATTATTGTTAATATTTGCAAATGTAGGAACTGGAAATGTTATATTATAAGAATTTAGTAAAGTATTGTTCAATGTATATCTAGGTATTGTTAGAGTTTTAGTATTAGCGTTAGTAATTGGAGTATATGGTACTGATTCAATACCATAAACATAAAATTCATCAAAACTTAAAGTAGTCGCACTTCCAACAAGAGCATTAACTACTAATCCAAAGTGATTATAGTATTTATTTGTATCAGAAGCATATTGTGACATATCTGTATGATTATATGATAAACTTGTGTATACTGCGTCCTGTTTATCTATTAATAGAGTCCATGATAATGATGTACCAGTAGTAGAACCATATAATCTAAAATTTCTAGGAGCACTAGTTAGCGCCGTACTAAGTTGTTTTATAGCAAATCTTTTAAGTTTAATAGATAAAGGTAATTTAATAACTAACCAATCGCCGTTATATCCACTTACAAGATTAGAAGTACTATATGTTGCGCTGTTAAATAAACCCGTGGAAAGATAATCTCCAGTTCTCCACGATCCTTGGTTATTAGCAGTAGAATTTTGATTAAAACAATAAAACGGTTCAAAAGAAGATGTAAAAGAACTATAAGAGACAGTATATAATCCCGGACCATAAATAGTAGATAAGGGAAACGTATCTACTATAGATGGAGATGTTGTTGATGTTGATTGTCCCAATTGACCTTTACTATTATCACCACAAGAATAAACCTTACCTTCATTGGTAAGAAATAATGTATGATTTCCTCCACCAGCAATAGCAGAAATTGTGAACGAATTTAAAGTTGATATTATCGATGGAGTTGCTGCTGGATTGGTTGTGTCTACTGTTCTACCCAATTGACCTTTACTATTATCACCACAAGAATAAACCTTACCATCATTAGTAAGAAATACAGTATGATAGTTTCCACAATTAATAGCAGAAATTGTGAAAGGACTTAAAGTTGATATTGGTTGTGGTGTTGTTTGTTGTGTTGTATTACCTAAACCCAATTGGCCGGAACTATTATAACCACAAGAGTAAACCTTACCATCGTTGGTAAGAAATACTGTATGATACCATCCACCAGCAATAGCAGAAATTGTGAACAGATCTAAAGTTGATATTGGTTGTGGTGTTGTTTGTGGTGTTGTTGTTGTATTACCTAAACCAAATTGACCGAAATCATTACGACCACAAGAGTAAACCTTACCATCGTTGGTAAGAAATACTGTATGATAACTTCCGCAAACAATAGCAGAAATTGTGAACGAATTTAAAGTTGATATTGGTTGTGGTGTTGTTTGTTGTGTTGTATTACCTATACCCAATTGACCTTTACTATTATCACCACAAGAATAAACCTTACCAACATTGGTAAGAAATACTGTATGACCCCATCCGCAAGCAATAGCAGAAATTGTGAATGGACTTAAAGTTGATATTATCGATGGAGTTGTTTTTGGATTGGCTGTATCTACTGTTCGTCCCAATTTACCGTTAGCATTATCACCACAAGAATAAACCTTACCATCATTGGTAAGAAATACTGTATGACCAAATCCACAAGCAATAGCAGAAATTGTGAACGAATTTAAAGTTGATATTGGTTGTGGTGTTGTTTGTTGTGTTGTATTACCTATACCCAATTGGCCGTTAATATTATAACCACAAGAGTAAACCTTACCATCATTGGTAAGAAATATTGTATGAGTATCTCCGCAAGCAATTGACTCATAATATTGATTCGTTAAACTTAAATTATTTGTTGTAAATAATCTTGATACTGGATATAGTCTTTCTCCTGATTCTAAATATGGTTCGGCAGTTAGATTACTAGTACTAGTAAAAAGGTTTGGTATAAACAAATCGCTTTTAACAGTCTCAATTATATATTTTCCTTTTATATCCTTAATTGGATTTATGAGACTATAAAGAATAGAAACATCAAATGTCAAAATTTCTGCCACAGAAGAAGGAATATATTGACCTGATTTAGGTACAATAGTAGTTCTCCAAGAACTTAATCTATTTATACCATATTCTCCTTCTAATATTAGATTGCTATCATTGCGAATATTCGCATATGTAAGAACTGGAAATGTTATATTATAAGAATTTAGCAAATTGCTTTTTAATATATTTATACTAGGTATTGTTAGCGTTTTAGTATTACCATTAGTTATCAAATTATATGTTAGTAATTCAACACCATAAACATAAAATTCATCAAAACTTAAAGTAGTAGAACTTCCAACAAGAGCATTAACTACTAATCCAAAGTGATTATAGTATTTATCTGTATCATAAGCATATTGTGACATATCTGTATGATTATATAATAAACTTGTGTATACTGCGTCCTGTTTATTTATTAATAGAGTCCATGATGTACCAGTAGTAGAACCGTATAATCTAAAATTTCTAGGAGCACTAGTTAGCGCTGTACTAAGTTGTTTTATAACAAATCTTTTAAGTTTAATAGATACTGGTAATTTAATAACTAACCAATCGCCATTATATCCACTTACAAGATTGGAAGTACTATATGTTGTACTGTCAAATAAACCCGTTGAAAGATAATCTCCAGTCCTCCATGTTCCTGGGTTATTAAAAAAGTTATTAGTTGTATTATCAGTAGGATTGTCATTAAAACATCTATATGGTTCATAAGAAGGTGTAAAAGAACTATAAGATACTGTATATAATCCCGAACCATAAACACTAGATGAGGGAAATGTATTTACGATAGATGGTATTGCTACTTGTGAAGTTTCAATACTTATACCCAATTTACCAGAATCATTGTTCCCACAACAGTAAATCTTACCAATATTGGTAATAAATATTGTATAATCAACCCCACAACTAATAGCAGAAATTGTTAAAGAATTTAAAGTTGGTATTGGTTGCGGTGTGTTATATTGCGGTAATGGTAAACCCAACTGACCTAATGAATTATCACCGCATCCATAAACCTTACCATCATTGGTTAGAAAAATTGAATGGTCTCTGCCACATTTAATAGAAGAAATTGTTAAAGTATTAAAATGAGTTGTAGTATCTCCAATTAATGATGTTATTTGTTGCGGTGTCGATTGTATCGTTGTATTATTTAAACCTAATTGACCCATATGATTATAACCACAAGAATAAACCTTACCATCATAGGTAAGAAATAGTGTATGATATCCTCCACAAGCAATATCAGTAATTGTAAAGTAATCTAAACTCACTATTTTTTGTGGCGTTGATTGTGAAGTTGTATTACCTATACCCAAACTGCCAGTTTCATTAAGACCGCACGAATAAACTTGACCATAATAGTCAAGAAATACTGTATGTGAATCTCCGCAAGCGATAGCAGTAATTGGTAATGTATTAAAAGCAGTTGTAGTACCTCCTACAAATGATGTTATTAATGTTGGATTTTCAGTTGCTGTATATGTTCCTGAATTAGTAGTAATACCCAATTGACCGCTCTCATTATTACCACATACATAAACATTATAAGTATTGGTAAGAAATATTGTATGAGAACTTCCGCAAGCAATCGCAGAAATTGTCAAATTATTAAAAGCGGTTGGAGTTCCTCCAACTGTTGTTGTTGTTATTAACCCTGGAACTGCCGTTTCTGTTCTACCCAATTGGCCGTAATCACCAAGACCACATCCATAAACCTTACCTTCATTGGTAAGAAACATTGTATGATAACCTCCACAAGCAATAGCAGAAATTGTTAAAGTATTAAAAGCGGTTGGAGTACCTCCAACGGTTTCTGTTGTTATTAAACTTGGAACTGTCGTTGGATTGGTTGCGTCTGCTGTTCTACCCAATTGGCCAAGATAATTAGCACCACAAGAATAAACCTTACCTTCATTGGTAAGAAATATTGTATGAAATCCTCCGCAAGCAATTGACACATAATATTGGTTAGTTAAAGTTAAATTATTTGTTGTAAATAATCTTGATGGTGGATATGGTCTTTCTTCTGATTCTAAATATGGTTCGGCAGTTAGATTACTAGTACTAGTAAAAAGGTCTTTGAAAATTATATACTGATTATCAGTATTTTCATATTGAACACTAATATTAGTATCGTTTAATGTAATAGGCATATTATAGAATTTATATAAAGACACTCTATATAAATATTTATAAATATTTATAAGATAAAAAAACAAATAAGAGAAGATTCCTATTTTATGTCTCTTATATCATTTATTTTTAATTTCTTCAATTTTAATTTTAATATTGTCTAATTTTTCTATTAATTTTTTTACTGCTCCGTATAATGTATAATCTATTTGAGTCGTATTTAATGTTAACAAATCATCTATTTTTTCTTCCATATTTAATATCATATTGCCGACTTCTACTGCCTTTGGGTATACTGTTTGTACTTCTTGTGCTATGAATCCTAATTGATGTCTGTCATTTGTACTTACATAATTATCCTTAAAGTTAAAATTGTATAATTCTATGTTTTTCACATTATCCAAGCATTTCTCATATGATGCTTTGACTATATTTTCTTTTATTCGACGGTCTGATAGAACAGTCCATGTCGTTAAACCTGATAGCGTTATTCCGCCAGCAGACGAATAGATATTACCACGAACATCTAATTGATACTCTGGATTTGTAGTTCCAATTCCAACATTTCCCATATGATATACGCTTGTATTAAGTGAATTATAAGTCCATTGTGCTCCTTTTATATCCTTAATAGGATTTATGAGACTATAACGAATAGAAATATCAAATGACACAAGCGATGACGCAGAAGAAGGAATATATTGACCTGATTTAGGTACAATAGAACTTCTAGTATAATTTATTAAATTTATACCATATTCTCCTTGTAAGAATAGATTGCTATTATTGTTAATATTTGCAAATGTAGGAACTGGAAATGTTATATTATAAGAATTTACAAAAGTATCTTTCAATGTATATCTAGGTATTGTTAGCGTTTTAGTATTACCATTAGTTATCAAATTATATGTTAGTAATTCAACGCCATAAACATAAAATTCATCAAAACTTAAAGTAGTAGAATTTCCAACAAGAGCATTAACTACTAATCCAAAATGATTATAGTATTTATTTGTATCTGACGCATATTGTGACATATCAGTATGACTATATAATGAACTAGTGTATATGGCACCCTGTTTATCTATCAAAAGATTCCATGATGTACCATTAGTAGAACCATATAATCTAAAATTTCTAGGAGCACTAGTTAGCGCTGTGCTATGATTTTTTATAGAAAATCTTTTAAGTTTAATAGATAAAGGTAATTTAATAACTAACCAATCGCCGTTATATCCACTTACGAGATTAGAAGTACTATATGTAGCGCTGTTAAATAAACCTGTTGAAAGATAATCACCAGATCTCCATGTTCCTTGGTTATTAGCAGTAGAATTTTCATTAAAACATTTAAACGGTTCAAAAGAAGATGTAAAAGAACTATAAGAGACAGTATATAATCCCGGACCATAAATAGTAGATAAGGGAAACGTATCTACTATAGATGGAGATGGATTTGTTGTGTTTGTTCCTGAATTAGTACTAATTCCCAATTGGCCGTAATAATTACCACCACAACAATAAACTTTGCCATTATTTCTTAGAAACATTGTATGGCTAGCACCACTTCCGCGAGCTATAGCAGAAATTGTCAAAGTATTAAAGGGAGTCGAAGTACCTGCTATATTTGTTGTTATCAATGTAGGATAAGGATGATTTGATACACTATTTCCTAAATTAACATTATGTCCCAATTGACCGTATCTATTATAACCACAAGAGTAAACCTTACCATCATTGGTAAGAAACATTGTGCTATTAATTCCACAAGCGATATCAGAAATTGTCAAAGTATTAAAAAGAGTAGAAGAACCATTAATATTCGTATTTATTAATGCTGGAGATGGATTTGCTGTACTTGTTCCTGAATTAGTAGTAATTCCTAATTGACCGCTATCATTATCACCACAAGAATAAACTTTACCATTATTGGTAAGAAATAGTGTATGACTACCACCACAAGCAATGGCAGAAATTGTCAAAGTATCAAAGGGAGTCGAAGTACCTGCTATATTTGTTGTTATCAATGTGGGACTTGAAGTTGCTGTATCTGTTCCTGAATTAGTAGTAATTCCTAATGCGCCAGAATAATTTCGTCCACATACGTAAACTTTACCATCATTTGTAAGAAATACCGAATTATATAATCCACACGCAATAGCAGAAATTATCAAAGTATTAAAAGGAGTCGAAGTACCTGCTATATTTGTAGTTATTAATGCTGGAGATGGATTTGGTGTAGTTGTTCCTATATTAGTAGTACTTCCCAATTGACCCCATTTATTATAACCACAACTATAAACCTTGCCATTATTTGTAAGAAATAAAGTATGATTATCTCCGCAAGCGATAGCAGAAATTGTCAAAGTATTAAAAGAAGTCGAAGTACCTGCTATATTTGTTGTTATTAATGTAGGATTTGGATTTGCTGTAGTTGATCCTATTGTACTAGTATTTCCTAATTGGCCGTAATAATTATAACCACATCCATAAACTTTACCTTCATTAGAAAGAAATACCGAAAAATCACGACCCGTAGCAATAGCAGAAATTGTTAAACTATTAAAAGGAGTTGTAGTACCTTCTATATTTGTTGTTATTAATATAGGATTTGGATTTGCTGATTGTGTATTTATATTATTAGTATTTCCCAATCCCAACTGACCCCTATAATTATAACCACAAGAGTAAACCCTACCTTTATTGGTAAGAAATAATGTATGAGAATCACAAGCAATTGAAACATAGAATTCATCTGTAAAAGTTAAAGTATTTGTTGTAAATTGTCTTGATGCGGGATATATTCTTTCTGCATGTTCTAAATATGGTTCGGCTGTTAGATTACTAGTTGTACTAACAAGGTCTGGTAAAAACAAATTGCTTTTAACACTTTCAATGATATATTTTCCTTTTATATCCTTAATAGGATTTATGAGACTATAACGAATTGAAACAATAGATGTCGCTAGAGATGACGCTGAAGAAGGAATATATTGACCTGATTTAGGTAAAATAGTACTGCTAGTAGAATTTATTAAATTTATACCATATTCTCCTTCTAATATTAGATTGCTATTATTGTTAATATTCGCAAATATAGGAACAGGAAATGTTATATTATAAGAACTTAGATAAGATGGAGATGGAAGAGGATTTTGTATTATTAGTGTTTTAGTATTACCATTAGTTTTCGAAGTATATATTAAAGATTCAACACCATAAAGATAAAATTCATCAATAGTTAAAATATTTGTCTCACTTCCAACAAGAGCATTAACTACTAATCCAAAGTGATTATAGTATTTATTTGTATCAGAAGCATATTGAGACATATCTGTATGATTATATAATAAATTATTGTATACCGCACCCTTTTTATCTATTAATAGAGTCCATGATGTACCATTCGTAGAACCATATAATCTAAAATTTTTAGGAGCACTATTTAGCGATGTGCTAGTATGCTTTATAACAAATCTTTTAAGTTTAATAGATACAGGTAATTTAATAACTAACCATTCACCATTATATCCACTTACAAGATTGGAAGTATTATATGTTATACTGTCAAATAAACCATCTGTATAATCGCCCATATTATAAGAAACATTTCCCCATATTCCTAGATTATTGGGAGTAGAATTTTCATTAAAACATCTAAATGGTTCAAAAGGAGTTATATAAGAAGAACTATAAGATACAGTATATAATCCCGAACCATAAATACCAGATAAGACCGGCGTATCTACTATAGATGGTAATGGATTTGCTGTATTTGTTCCTGTATTAGTAGTAATTCCTGATTGACCCCAATAATTATTACCGCAGGAAAAAACCTTACCATCACTACTAATAAACATTGAATGACTAGCATAAACACCGCTAGCAATAGCAGTAATCGTTAAAGTATTAAATGCCGTAATAGTATCTGATATATTCGTAGTTATTAATATAGGATATGGATTTGCTGTTTCTATACCTGAATTAGTAGTACTTCCCAATTGACCCCTATTATTATAACCACATGAATAAACATTACCATTGTCGGTAAGAAATAAAGTATGATATTCTCCGCAAGCGATAGCAGAAATTGTCAAAGTATTAAAAGGAGTCAAAGTACCTTCTATATTTGTTGTTATTAATATAGGATTTGGATTTGCCTTATCTGATCCTATTGTACTAGTAGTACTTCCCAATTGACCCACAGTATTAAGACCACAAGAGTAAACCTTACCATTATTTGTAAGAAATATTGTATTATATGCTCCACAATCAATCGCAGAAATTGTCAAAGTATCAAAGGAAGTCGATGTACCTGATATATTTGTGGTTATCAATGTTGGAGTTGGATTTGATGTATTTGTTTCTATATTAGTAGTAATTCCCATTTGACCGTGTTGATTAAAACCACATGAATAAACCTTACCATTGTTGGTAAGAAATACTGTATGAGAATTTCCACAAGCAATGGCAGAAATTGTCAAAGTATTAAAAGGAGTCGAAGTACCTGCTATATTTGTAGTTATTAATACTGGCGTGTTATTTGCTGTTTCTATTCCTAAATTAGTACTATTTCCCAATTCACCGTTTCGATTAAAACCACACGAATAAACATTACCATTGTCGGTAAGAAAGAATGTATTATAAGAACCACACGCAATCGCCGTAATTTCAATATTATTTAAACTTGATATTAATGTAGGACTAGGATTTGGTATATCTGTTCCTGAATTAGTAGTAATTCCTAATTGTCCAAAATAATTATTACCACAAGAGTAAACCTTGCCATCATTAGTAAGAAACACTGTATGAAATCGTCCGCAAGCAATAGCAGAAATTGTCAAATTATTAAAAGCAATTGGAGTACCTCCTACTGTTGTTGTTGTTATTAATGTTAGAATTGTATTTACTTTCTCTATTCCTGAATCAGTTGTAATTCCCAACTGACCGCTCACATTATAACCACAAGAATAAACTTTACCTTTATTGGTAAGAAATACTGTATAATTTTGTCCACAAGATATTGAAACATAATATTCGCCAACATCAAGATTATTTGTTGTAAATAATCTTGATGGTGGATATGATCTTTCTTCTGATTCTAAATATGGTTCGGCAGTTAGATTACTAGTAGTAGTAAAAAGGTCTTCAAAAAAGATATAATTGTTATCAGTATTTTCATATTGAACACTAATATTAGTATCGTTTAATGTAATAGGCATATTATAGAATTTATATAAAGACACTCTATATAAATATTTATAAATATTTATAAGATAAAAAAACAAATAAGAGAATATGTAGATTTTTCTCTTATATCATTTATTTTTAATTTCTTCAATTTTAATTTTAATATTGTCTAATTTTTCTATTAATTTTTTTACCGCCCCGTATAATGTATAATCTATTTGTGTTGTATTTAATGTCAATATATTTTCTATTGTACCGACATCACTAGTGTCTCCTATATTTATTGTCATCTTACCTACTTCTACTGCCTTTGGGAATACTGTTTGTACTTCTTGTGCTATGAATCCTAATTGATGTCTGTCATTTGTACTTACATAATTATCTTTAAAGTTAAAATTGTATAATTCTATGTTTTTCACATTATCCAAGCATTTCTCATATGATGCTTTGACTATATTTTCTTTTATTCGACGGTCTGATAGAACAGTCCATGTCGTTAAACCTGATAGCGTTATTCCGCCAGCAGACGAATAGATATTACCACGAACATCTAATTGATACTCTGGATTTGTAGTTCCAATTCCAACATTTCCCATATGATATACGCTTGTATTAAGTGAATTATAAGTCCATTGTGCTGCTCTTATATCCTTAATTGGATTTATGAGATTATAACGGATAGAAACTGTAGATGTATTAAGAGAAGAAGCAGTTGGAGGAATAAATTGACCTGATTTAGGTACAATAGTATTGCTAGTAGAATTTATTAAATTTATACCATATTCTCCTTGTAAGAATAGATTGCTATTATTGTTAATATTTGCAAATGTAGGAACTGGAAATGTTATATTATAAGAATTTAGTAAAGTATTGTTCAATGTATATCTAGGTATTGTTAGAGTTTTAGTATTAGCGTTAGTAATTGGAGTATATGGTACTGATTCAATACCATAAACATAAAATTCATCAAAACTTAAAGTAGTCGCACTTCCAACAAGAGCATTAACTACTAATCCAAAGTGATTATAGTATTTATTTGTATCAGAAGCATATTGTGACATATCTGTATGATTATATGATAAACTTGTGTATACTGCGTCCTGTTTATCTATTAATAGAGTCCATGATAATGATGTACCAGTAGTAGAACCATATAATCTAAAATTTCTAGGAGCACTAGTTAGCGCCGTACTAAGTTGTTTTATAGCAAATCTTTTAAGTTTAATAGATAAAGGTAATTTAATAACTAACCAATCACCATTATATCCACTTACAAGATTAGAAGTACTATATGTTGCGCTGTTAAATAAACCCGTAGAAAGATAATCACCAGATCTCCACATTCCTTGGTTATCAGCAGTAGAATTTTCATTAAAACATCTATAAGGTTCGAGTGAAGATGTAAAAGAACTATAAGATACAGTATATAATCCCGAACCATAAATACTAGATGAGGGAAATGTATTTACGATAGATGGAACTGCTGTTGATGTTGTATTACCTAAACCCAATTGACCGTTAGTATTAAGACCACAAGAGTAAACCTTGCCTTCATTTGTAATAAACAGTGTATAATTTTGACCGCTAGCAATAGCAGCAATTGTTAAAGTATTAAAAGCGGTACTAGTACCTGCTATATTTTGCGTTACTAACCCTGGAACTGTTGTAGTTCCTGTTCTACCCAATTGGTCGTTAGTATTTTGACCACAAGAATAAACCTTACCATCATTTGTAAGAAATAATGTATGATAATCTCCGCAAGCAATACCAGCAATTGTTAAAGTATTAAAAGCAGTTGAAGTACCATATATATTTGTATTTATTAACCCTGGAACTGTTGTTGTTCCTATTCTACCCAATTGGCCGCTAGCATTACG